GACCTGTCAAGAAAAAGTTTCTACCCGCCTTAATAGAGTCGTACGCATATTGCTGTTTATCATTTAAAATCATACCAATTCACCTATAACGAAAAGGAGGGCTATTCGCCCTCAGGTAACAAAATCATTTTCATTCGATCTACAATAGCACCGAACAAATAATCTTTACTCTTTTGCTCTTGAGGCAGGTCCTTATAAGCACAGATACAAGGATGACGTTTAGTTTCAGGGTCTTTTACTGGACCATGAATCCAACCATCTTTGATTTTTTCCTTCATCCAGTTTTTATGCATATCTTCTGGAGTAGCCGTAGGATTAGTTAGACGGTAGATTACTCCATCATAAGCGGAACGCTTCTGCCATTCTGGTGCATCGTGCCACGGTAGAATAGAATCATCACCAATTGCTTGACAATATGCACGATTATTTTCATGACAAACCGCAGCAATTGATAACACAATACCAGCATATTCCTGTTCAGTCATATCAGACATGATTAATCCCCATTTGATATTTTGTGTTTAAGCGCCAGTTGTCTTTATCTGCAAATTTAACAACTTTGACAATATTAGGATGTCCCATAGGATCCAATTGGCCCTGGTTAACAACTTTTAATAAATTCCAATCAGATAACATCTGAACAATTCGATTTCGACGTGCTAAATCACCTTCACTTAAATCTGTACGGAATCCATCTAACGCTAACATTTCTTTGAAGTGACAAATATAATACTTGCCTTTTTTATGAAGAATGTGAGCTGATTGATTCAAGACTTGTTCTGTTTTACTAGCAACGCCCATTCGAGTTAATGTTTCTTTAATTTTACGGAATCCATTTAGTTCATCTACTGGAACAACTTCAACCATACCTGCAATAATTTCATCTGACGTAATCATTTTTGTTTACCCCCGGTCTGATACTGCGACCTAATGTTTTCAATTTCATTTTTATCCAGAATTTTCAGGTATTCTAATGCTCTGGTTCTGTTCACGCAATAGTGTTTCATAATCAAGTCAATTTCATCTTTCTGAGAATTGTCTTGTTTGGCCCACTTACCATATCGCTTGCGCTTAGGAATTATATAGTAAAGGAAATCGTGAGCCATTTCTTTGTTGATACGACAATGTTTGTTTAATTCATTAGCAATCATTATTGTATCTTGGTTCTGTGAAAGTGCTCTGTTAATCATGAACACATTAAATTCACGTTCGGTTGATTCAGAAAACAGGTATTGTTTATCACTGGTCAAGTCAGAAACAAAATCAAACAAACCAATCTTTTTAACTTTTGGTTCATCTACCTGTTCTACAATTTTACTACCATCCAGTGTAATAGTCACCTTCTACCTCACTTGAAATTAATTTGAAGCATAAGATTAACACACAGAGCAGAAATATGTAATTCTTTATCTGGTACAACACTATCAAAGCGCTGGTAATCTTCAAGAATTAAAATTGCTTCTGGAATCGAATCTGGTACAACGTGGTCTTTTAGATTCCGATACAGTTTTGTATACAGATTGGATAAATCGTTACCAGCATTATCTGCACACCATTGACGAACTTCTTTGAATGATTTGGCTTTCATAGCCTTGATTAGTTGTTCAATACTAACTTCTTGTAAATCTACAAGAATGCCTGCATCGATTTCACCAGCACGAGCATATTGTTGTAATTGACCTAAGATGCGACGATTATCTGGGAAAAACTTTGTGATTAAACCAATAACTGCACGTTGGTCAAATTTAATATTTTCGTGTTTAAGGATTTCTGTAACACGACCAAAGAATTGAGCCTGTAATTTAGGCATTTCTTCTTTTGAAATTTCAAACGGAATATGTACTGACCGACTGAACAGAGCATCAATTAAACGATTCGGATAATTACAGGTCAGAATAAATGTACAAGTCTTACTATATGCTTCAATTGCATGACGAAGGCCACGTTGTAAAGCATCTGACATACCGTCCGCTTCGTCAAGGATAACACATTTACCGCTATCAGAGAATGATACTGTAGATGCAAAATCTTTAATTTTTGTACGAAGTGTATCAATACCAGTTTCATCAGAACAGTTGATAACAATCCAATCAACTTTCATTTCTGAACAAACTGCTTTAGCTACAGTTGTTTTACCTGTACCAGCACCGCCACTGAGAATCATATTTGGGATATGTTCAGTTTTTAAAATATTTGTAAACTGATTTTTAATAGCTTGTGGTAGGATACAATCTTCAATTTTCTGTGGACGGTAACGTTCTACCCAAAGTGGTTCATTTTTATTACAAATCATGTTAATTCACCTTAAATTCATAGAAGAAAAAGGGGTGGAAAGGTTCTTCCACCCAAACAGCGCCCTAATTAAGCGTATGTAGAATTTGCATCCAGACTGATCCAGAACTGTTTTGTACCATTTTGGACTTTTGAAATTTTCTTTGACGAGATTTCAAATTCACAATCGCCATCCAGAACAGACAGAGTATCAGTTTTGTAGAATAAGTCAAACACACTGTCTGATTCACCGACTTCAATTGAGAAACCGTTGGTATCGTCACCAGAGCCATTATTCCGATCAAATGCTGACAGATAGATTTTACCATCATTAACACGGAAACCAACATATTCCAGTTTCAGAGTCTGAGCTGCACCCATAACTGCTTTTAATTGTTGACCTGTGACAGAAACGGTAACATCAGTTGATGGTAATTTAAAATCTTTGTCAAAGTAAGAGTTGATCAGATTTTCTGCACCGTCAACATACTTTAATTTCTGACGACCGTCTGTTGATTTAACAGTAACAAACTTGTCATTGCTAAAATCCAGAACTGGAGATTCAAACAGAGACAGAACACTAATGAACTCACGAAGGTCATAGATACAGAAAGTCCGAGGAAATGCTGTTTCCAATGATGTAATCAGTGCAATAGTTTTTGTCTCATTGACAGTACGGAGTTGAGTATTTCCACCGACCAACTTCAAAGTCTGGTTGATCGGATAAAGAGCTTTTAATGTTTCAACATCAGTTTTACTTAAAGTGATTTCACTTGACATAATTAAATCCTCATTAGGGTTTGTTGTTAAAAATTTCTTTTTCTACTTTGACACTAGATTTAACAGTGAATACAAATTGGTCAAACACTCGCATCGCTGTTAAATGATTTCCATATACACATCCAGAATCTAAATTATACACTCGTTTTCTGAATTTAGATTGTATCACAATTTGTTCTGTGATGTCTATATATTTCCAACTTTGGTGACCATGAATTGACATTATTTTTTCATCGCTGGATTCCAATTTGGATAAATCTGTTGTTGCTCCATTGTGAATAAAGTGGCCTAAATTCCTATGATGAATTTCATCTTTACCTTTCCACTCTTGATTTTCAAAGTCTTTGATAGGACTATGACTAAACAAATAAGTGTATCCAGTTTGCAAGTCTAATACAGAAAGGAACGGAAGTCTAGTCTGTAATAATTTTATTACCTTACATTTTAATTCTGGTGGTAATTTTTTAAATGATTCGTGTGTAACAAATCTTGATTGAGACCTACAAATTCTAACACCGTAAAATTCTTGTAAGAAATAAAATTCATGATTTCCCATTAACTGATAATCTGCAGAATCCATTAATACTGAATTTAGAAAGTCTGGACCACGATCAATAACATCACCTAGTTGTACAATAACTGGAATTTTATTCCTATCTATTGCATCTTGTCTACAAACTTTTAACAAAGATTTATATTCATCGAAACATTGGTGAGTATCTCCAATTGCATAAAATTCATGTGTTTTTGAGTTTGTTGTTTTGAATAAATGATCTAGCATGATGTTATTCCTCTTCACTATTTCTATTCTGTTGTTCCTGAATCAGTCTATCGAGTTTACGTTCATAGTAATAGATATCAGGACTATCTGGTTCATATTCTAACAGATTCTCTAGCTCATCTAAACAAAAATCTATCTGATCTTGAATATACATAGGTTATCAACAATAATTGTAATCTTCTGGTATTTCGTCCAAATACTCGTAACTAAAAATCCCGACACCTTGCAATTTACATTGATTACCGGGTAAAAATGATAACTCAGCTTCCCAACCACCATGAGTACACCTGAATATATTTGACTTCAAGTTTAGAAATCCGTAGGTATGATTTCCGATCATCATCGCTTGGTATTTGTCACTCATTAAGGTATCTCCGGTAAAGGTATCCAGTCTGTAACGTCATAAGTTTCTATACTCAGCATATCTGAAAAGGGTTCATACCAATATTTGAATGGTCTAAATGTTTCTTCATATGTTGGATACTCAATTGCGACTTCCAACACAATCCATTCACCACGATATAAAGCCAAAACTCTTTCACCTTAATCTGGCATAGGTTTTATTTTTGGACATTCATCCAAAGAATCTATACATATAGATTCTTTTAATGTTTTAAATAATGACACCTTATTCTTCCTCTTTCTTAACGAAACGACATCCATTGTCATAAAGGTCTTTGGATAGACCTGCGAAGCTGTTCTTCTTGTCAGAATTGAATAAAATTTCAGACGCTCTTTTGATGAAATCTTTTTCTTCTTGTGACACCACCGGTTTAAATTTGTGTTCTAGGCCGTTAGCTGTGTAATCAAACAACTGACCAATACGGGGACCATCTAACCATCTTCCCACGATAGAACCATCAATATTACTCAGAATTTTTGCATCAAAGTATTCTGAAGTATCACTGTTATAACTAACTGAGTATACCTTACCTACCTCTGGTAGTGGTTGTTGCACATCCACGATAATTCTTGTTGCAATGTGTTGTAGTGTATCTCTACGGGCATTACTAAATTTAGAAAATGCAAATGGTCCCACATCTTCTTTATATTTTCCATCTGCATAAACATAAACATTTTCATTATAAAATACCAGCGATTGTCTATGACTGACGGGTATTGGTGCATCTGTATAAGGAAAATACCCAAAACCAGTCGCCCATTCTGGCCAAACAAAATCAACATGATTGAATAGTTGGTCAAGTTCAACTGGGATGCAGGTAGGATCATCATTTGGAATTAAACTAAAACATATACTTTCATCTATTGAGATAATTAACCCATTGAAGTGTCTCAAAGACTCATATTTTGCAAAACCATTATGTATGATTCCACCGGCCTTCTCTAAAGCATATTTTACAGCTTCCAAAACATACTCATTTTTAATACTTTTGGTTGGTATGAAATGTACTTTGCGATCAAATTTAAACTCACTCATTATTATCACCCTCGCTATCACGACTAATTAATGTGCCATCTACAAACATAATATCAGAAACACGCTTTATTTAAAGTGTTTTTAAAATTCTTGTCCATCGCTCTGCGTCTTCTGTTCTGATGTATTTTCTCACTGTTCTGTATCCAATAATAAAATTACCAATCTCATTGGGCTCGCCGTCTAACAAAAACTTAAGTCTATCAGTAATTTTAACCAACATAGTAGCAGCGGATGAGTACTCTGAAAATAAACAACACCAATCATCCAGTTCGCGAGTCAAAACAACTTGTTTGTTATCTTTATCTTTAAAAACAATTGCATACATTGCCATTTATATTCTCTCCTTGGTTTTGAAGTTGACATGAATGATGTTAGATTTTATACCAGTTTGTTTCCAAACTCCAGAGAAATTACATGTGTAGTACGTTTTGCTGTAGCTAACTCTCATCTTCCACATCACTAACCTCTTCATTTTCTTTTGGTTGTTTCCATCCACAATAACAATCATGACATTCACCGTCACTACCCCATTAGATAATTACCACAATCACCACAATAAAGAATCATGCCCATTGTTTGGGTTCCTCTACTTCAACAACATCATATCTGTCAGTATAGTATGAGAAATTACTACCCAACATTCTGTTTGCTATCTCTTTTGCACAATATTGATCTTGAGCATTTATCTCAATGGATGCAACAATGCCCGTATATTCTGGGCTAATGCCTGAGCCAAAAATCTAATAACAAATTTTTTCATGTTAATCCCCACGATTCTTTAAAGTTCTTTATTTCTTCGTCAGAGATTTTGTCCACTACTTTGATTGGTACTACACTAAATGCTGTATCGGGATCGTTATTCAAAATCTCAAATTCATCTCTAAGTTCTTCCAGTTGTTCTTTGTCCCGACAGTATAAATCAACACTGCCAGCAGACCATGTATACCCGTCCCCATAGGAAACTTCTACTGCGTACAATTCATTATTAACTTCATGGTTTTGTATGGATGAGTGCAGTTTGTTTTGTAATTCCATGTATGGAGTAAAATTATACCATTCTGATGTGCCACAGCCGCAATGTGCAAAAGGTTCCTCAATTTCGTGACTATAGATTTCTCCACACTTTGTACAAATTCCGTGTTTGTCCAACAGAGTACGAAAATAATCTCGTTCTGAGACCAGAGCACGTAAGTCACATGGGAACATCTTCTCTAAACAATCATCCTGTGTTACAAATTCAAAATCAATATGTTTGGCCATTATTCATCTCCATTTATTATCTGCTGTTTATATATTTTGAACGTTCCCAAATACTCAGATTTTGCACTTGCGAATCTACCAACCGATATACAGTCACTTCTTTTATCTTTTACAGCTCCGATTAGTATTTGACCATCATATCTTTTGTAAAGATTAGCCCAGACGACAAGTTCTTTGTCGTCTGATTTTAATACGATGATTACCCATGTCCATAAACATAACAAAAATGTCCATAAAAGCAAAAAGTATTCCACTACTCATCTCCAATGTTTTGTTTACTGTAAAACCTAATTGAAATCAAATACACCACACAAACCATATTAACCAAAGAAGTTAACAATAATTTTTTCTGATATGTGTCATGCAGAAAGAAACAACTGGCTTGGAGTGCAGATACGACAATTACACAAAATGTTACCATCCAAGCCAGCAAAGCTAACATTGTGAAGGTAGTTTTAGTATTCATCACTCCCCCCCCTTAGCCTGCTTCAAATCCAGCAGCATATCCTTAGCAACCAATAGCTGAGCTATTGTTGCATCTATGCTTCTAGGGTCTGTAAACACAATGTATATCTTTTCTTTTTCTGGACATTCATTAACCAAGTATGCTTTTTCACCGTTTTCCCACTTATCAAAAGGATCACCGTCACTTTCTGTAAAGACTATGCCAGTGGAATTTTTAAAACCCACTGATGCGATTAATGTTTTACCGTCACCAAGTTTTACTGTTGGCGATGCAAATCTATCACTTCCGAACTTAACTCCATCAGCATGAACGCCGTATTGAATATCATGCATATCAAAATCCCCCCTTTACCTGTTGACGTAGATGTTCATGTAAATAGCACTTTAAAGTTTGCCTAGTTAGATTGTAATTGCAGCATTCAAAATGGTTAATAACTTCATCTGCGAATTCTGCAACAGCCTGTGCTTTAATTTCTGCAACTCTTACGCTTGAGCCAACTTTCTTACCATATATACTTTCAGCTTCTGCAAGCTCAGACTGCCTGATTGCGTTATCTATAAAATCATCATCGCCACACAACTTAGCGTAATGCAGGTAACCATCGTAAAAACCATCTCCAAAAGCAACTAAGGAATCTTTACGTAACTGCTCAACCTGTGCTTTTAACCCATCAATAACCATATCTCTGTATGCAAGTTCTGCCACAATATCTGATTTGTTATGTAGCCCTTCTTTTGTCATGGCTATAACATGACGAGAGTAGTACCCACCGGCCTTGTCTAGTTCAAAAGCATCACGGTCTTCATCATATAATTTTGTCATATTAACCTACCTTCTTCACTGTTTCATATTGTTGATTTAATTCACGGTACTTTGCACTTGGGTAATATGCTATCAGACTTTCTGGAAATGAATCCACAGTATTTTGATATGTCTGGTAATGGCGCTCTATTACTTCATCTGGGATTAAAATTCCAGTCTCTGCATGTCGCTTAATATTTCTCTGTTTTAATTCTTCCAAACTAGGTGGTTGAATTGAGATAACTTTGACGGGAACAGAATATTTCATAGCAATATCAAGATATTCTTTAATGTCTTTGAATTTTAGACTGGTTGCGTTAACAACAGTGTATAAACAACCATTCTGAATTCTCATTTCTAATGTTCTTCGGAGTTCAGAAAAAACAAGAGCATTCTTTGATTGGTCTTTTACATCACCCAATAACATACCACGGAATTTATCACTAGATAAGATATTATGTTCTGCATAAGATTTGCAAAATGTATCTTTGCCAGAACAAGTTGTACCACGCATAATGATTAACATTTTAAACTCCTGCACCAATACAGATGAAAAACCCGATGATTGTAATGACAACCAAACCAAAAATATTGTAGTTGAATTTTGATAGTTTAGCTGATTTCTTATCGAACAACCACATGAATGTATTCAGAGTGGTTCCAGCTAGGAATATCCAGATTAGAATTGAGAATGATGCTAAAAATAAAATTGAACCTAATTCCATGATATATGTACCTCTTCACTTAACCTAAAAACAATTATAAATTAATTTTTTATCTCTGTCTATAGTTATTTTGAATTTATTTTACCAATTAGTTTCCTAATTAAATTAAAAATCCAAGTACAGAATTTCACTTTCAATTCACTGGGGGTAACGGCATACGCCCAGTATATACACTTCGGAAATCTTGTCAACACTTTTGTGATAAATAATTTAAAATATTTTGGAGACAAGTCATGCATGAACTTAATCTATCGTCTAATCAGACATTCGATGTCTATGACTTGTTCAGTATTCCAATCGGTACAAGTTTGATTATAACTAATAACACAACAAGTATAGTCTATGCTAGTCAAAGTGAAGATTTATCTATTTTTACTGGATTCCCTATATGGCCTGCTCAGACTGTTCTAGTTCATGGAAGAGAAGATGAATCTGTTATGATTAGAGGTTCATCTAATGGTAAAATTCTGATTCAAGAATTGACTCAGACTATTATGCCATTTGCTTCAGTTGAACTTGCTCAAGATATGTACACATCTACAGTAGAAGGATTTAGACGAATTCGAGTGGATGTTGGTCAAACTGGATTTTTCGAAGGACGTGAATTTAGAACATTTAAAGAATTGGATATTCCTACTGGTGGCACTTATACGGTCAAAGTTACGGTGAATAGGAATACAATTTTTTGGAATATGAGTGTCGTTTTAGAATCTGGTGGGATAAGATTACTGACAGTTGCTGGTGGTGCTGATACAGTAGCCCCAACCGGTTCATTACCTAGAATACCTAAAAATAGAATGACTGTTGCTCCTGTTGTGGAACCATTAAACATATTACAGGATGGCGGATCTATGGCAGGTGGAACAATTATCGATGTTAGTAGATTGTCGAAAACAAGTTCAACTGCACAAAGGTCGTCAATAGGCGGAAGTATAGCTGATGAGCGAGGTGTTGCACCAGGTGTTTATTACTTTGTTTTTCAGAATACTTCCAACAACCAAGTTATTGGTACATTTCATGCTTTCTGGGAAGAAAGGTTTTAACACTATAAATAACTAATAAATGAAAGTCTTTGGAGACAACAATGCCTAGCATTATCAACAACCCTTTACGAATTTTAAATGCTGATGCTTTGGTCACTAGATTGGCCAAAGAACCTTCATATCTGTTTATCGGTAAAAATACACCTTGGCAAGATGAAGAAATGCCAGATTTGATTTTGGATTCTACAGAAGAAAAAATCGAACTCTTTGACAATATACTTGCATTGAAGAAAATTGAACCAAGCAATACATCATCTGTCATTCATCGTATTAATTGGATTTCTGGTGATATTTACGACTCATTTGATCATAGACAAAACATGGTTGACGGTCGAGATATTGACGGCCGAAGATTCAGATTTTATGTAATGACCGATGAATTTAATGTATATAAGTGTCTAAGTAATAATGGTGGGGTTCCTTCTACGGTTAGACCAACATCACAACAATTAACGCCATTCTATACACCTGATGGTTATTGTTGGAAATTTATGTACACTATTCGTGCAAGTGATGTATTTAATTTCTTAACTTCAGAATGGATGCCAGTCTATACATTACAACAAAACGATGGTTCATCCCAATGGCTGGTACAGGAAAATGCAATACCTGGTGGTATTCATGATATTAAAATTAATTCCAGGGGTTCTGGATATGACACGGTTAATGTACCTACTGTACAGATTACTGGTAATGGTACTGGTGCAACAGCTATCGTCCAAGTGAGTCCTATAGATGGTGGCATAGATAGAATTTTAATTACAAATCCTGGTTCTGGATATACACAAGCATCGACTACTGTACAAGGTTTAAATATTACACCAGCTCAAGTCATACCAATTTTATCTCCTATTAATGGACATGGTAAAGATAGTGTCCTTGAATTAGGTGGTACACATAAAATGATTAAAACAACACTAAATGGTTCTGAAGGTGGATTATTTCCTATCACTTCATTTAGACAAGCTGGTATTATTTCAAAACCTATAGCATCTGGTCAATATGGTACAAGATTGATTGTAGGAGATACAAACGGGTTCTCTGTTGGTGATACTGTTAACGGAACTCTATCTGGTGCCACAGCAATAATTAGATTAATTGAAATTGATTCCAATATTATTTGGTTATCTAATGTTTTAGGAACATTTAGTCAAGGTGATACTTTAACAAATGGTACAATTTCAACAAATATTCAAACTGTTTTTTCTAACGTGAATATTCCATTAGTTGCACCCGTTGTTGCTGCATCAGAATTACAATATGGTTCTGGTAACATTTTATATCAATCTAACCGTGTTTTAATTAATAGAGCAAATGGACAATCAGAAGAAGTTAGAATGGTCATTACATTCTAAATGAATAAATACGATTATATGCGAATTTTATTAGGAACAAATTAAATGGTCGATACTAACATTGCTCCATACTTTGACGATTACCAAGCGGACAAAAACTTCCATAAGATGTTATTTGTCCCTCGTCGTGCCGTTCAAGTTAGGGAATTAAACCAACTACAAACAATGTTACAGGAACAAGTTAAAAGGTTCGGTAATCATGTATTCAAAGATGGTTCCATGGTTATTCCTGGTGAATTCAACTATGACTTAAATTTTGAATATGTGACAGTTTCTGGAGTTAATTTCTTAGATATTGAACCATTTTTAATTAACAATACTGTTGAACTTGTTGATAATTTGGGACGTGTTGCAAAAGTAATTGAGTATAAAGCAAACACTTTAACAGATCCTATTACGTTCTTTGTTCAATATACAGATACAAATGACAATGATACAACAAAATTTGAATCTGGTTCTACCTTAACTTTAAGAACGTCATTAGGTGTGAATATTGTTACTATGACAACCGTAGGTACAGGCCAAGGTTCTGTTTTTACTGTTGAAAATGGTATCTATTTTATCAAAGGAAATTTTATCCAATCTAATGCTCAAAGATTGGTTATTTCAAAATATACATCTGAACCATCTGTTATTGTAGGTTTTAGATTGAAAGAATCTGTTGTTTCATATACAGATGATCCATCTTTACTTGACAATGCAAGTGGTACAACAAACTTTAATGCTATCGGTGCAGACCGGTTAAAAATGGAACTGGAACTGGAATTTTATCCTTCAGGTTCTACATTCGACCGTGAAAACTTTATTGAGCTTGCTGTATTCGAAACCGGTGAATTAAAACAACAAGCAAGAACACCGGATTATTCAGTACTAGAAGAAACTCTTGCACGTAGAACATTCGATGAATCTGGTGACTATACAGTTTCTGCTTTCGGTTTAACTGTACGTGAGCACTTAAAACAAGGTGACAATAACGGATTATATGAACCACCACAAGGTGATAGTTCAAAATTTGTTGTTGGTGTGGAACCTGGTAAGGCTTATGTCAAAGGTTTTGAAGTCGAAAATATTTCAACTCAATATATTGAAGTCGAAAAGGCAAGAACCACAACAGTAGAAAATAACTCAGCATTTACCGCACCAGTTGGTAATTTTGTAGTTGTTTCTAATGCAAACACGATTCCTAATTTTGTAGAACATCAACAAATCAGTTTTTATTCTGGTACATTTGTTTCTCCTGGTTCTGTACCAACAGGTTCCGTATTAGGTACAGCTAGAGTTAAATATGTTTCTTATAATAATGCAACTGATATGCTTGCAGTGTATCTATTTGATGTAAGAAATTCTGCAGGATTAGCAGACTCTACGTTCATTGCTAGTGCTAATTCAATTTATGCGCCAGGCTCACCTGCATTAACTGCATCTCTTGAATCTGAACTTGTTGAATCTATCAACTACGCAAACGTCTTCAGATTACCTGTGTCTAATGTGAAATCCCTATTAGATGGTTCAGTATCAGATACATCTTTATCAGTTCTGCGTCAATTCCAGACCACTACAGATACAGCTGGTACTGTTATATTAACAGCTGGTACTAATGAAATATTCGCAACACCCACTGCATCTAATTCATGTGCTGCATTAGGTGGAGATATTCAAGATATTTCTGGTATCGCTACACTGGGCGGTATACCATTAGGCAAAACATTGACAATTAATTTTGGAGCTGGTAGTGCTTCTTTACCAGTAAAAATTAGCACCCAAGTTATCAAACAAATTGCTTCTCAGAAAAGTAAAGTATTAACATCTTCAACTATTAGTCGGACTCCAGGTCAGTTTATTGGCAATAGAGTTTTCTTAGGTAAAGCAGATGCTCATAGATTGATTTCTGTAACAGAAAATAGTGTTGATGTTACGAGTAAATATCGTTTGGTGAAAAATGACACACTAGAGTCTTATGGTATTTCATATATTGAATTATTACCGGGACAGGCTTTACCTAGTGCAAATATTTCAATAAATTTCCAGTATTTCTTACACGGAACCGGTGATTTCTTCTCTGTCGATTCGTATTCTGGTATTAACTATGAAGATATTCCAAAAATTAGAATTGGTAATCGAGATGTTAGTTTAAGTGACGTATTAGATTTTAGACCTAGAATCAATGATGCTGGTACAGCTTATACTGGAACAGGCGGTTCGGTTTCTGAATGTCCTGTACCATTTACTGTTATACGTGCAGATATTGAACATTATCTTCCTAGAATTGACAAAGTTTATGTAACATCTAAAGGTACTTTTGGTGTCGCTAAAGGTGTACCTAGTATTGCACCTGTTGAACCTACGACTCCAGATAATGCAATGGTTCTGTATAAGTTAGATGTTCCTGCTTATACTGCTTTAGCTTCAAGTATTCAAGTACAATATATCAATAACCGTAGATACACCATGCGTGATATTGGTAAATTGGAAAATCGTATTTCAAATCTTGAGTATTACACAACTCTGTCAATGTTAGAAACAGAAACAGAAGCTATGCAAATCATCGACCCTTTAACTGGTTTGAATAGATTTAAGAACGGGTTTATTGTTGATAATTTTGTTGATCATAGTGTTGGTTCATTCACTTTACCTGAATACAAATGTTCTGTATCAAGTGAATTGGCAGAATTAAGACCAGAATTTTCTACAGACTATGTGGATTTTCAGTTTAACTCTAATATTTCGTCTAATGTTACTCAGAACGGTAGACTGATTACTCTACCTTATGACCAGGTAACTTATTTAACTCAATTACAGGCTAGTGGTACACTTAATGTAAACCCTTATGCAGTTTATCTGTGGGGAGGCCAAGTAACATTAACACCAGCTAGTGATGTATGGTTTGATACAGTTTATACAGAACCAGAAGTAACATTCCGTGTGTTTAACAATGGTAACTTAACTCAATCATGGAACTCATGGTCAAATAACTGGTTGGGTTCAATAGAACCACAAAATGATATTTCTCTGAGAGAGGAACGAATAGGCGGTTTTGTAGATATGTCACCTATTGTGACTACAACAACCACAACAAATACTTCTGTTGTAGGTGACAGAGTGGTTAACAGGGCTGTTATCCCATTCATGCGCTCAATTGAAGTTAGATTTAAAGGTGAAGGTTTATTACCTAAGAGTCGTGTTTATGCAATATTTGATAATGTGAATGTGAGTGCTTTCTGTAAACAAGATGGTAAATCATACGGACAAGCTATGTTCACTGATGCAGATGGTGAAATTTCTGGAACATTCTTAATACCTAACAATCAATCTGCAAGATTCAGAACTGGTACTAAACAATTTACATTAATTGATAACCCTGCTGGTAATAAAACAACTTCTGTTTCATACGGTGATGCAGACTTTACAGCAAGCGGAACATTGGTTAGTAGAACTCAATCTATTGTTACAACTCAGAATATTGTACAGACCGTTCAACCTAGAATCAGATTTGTTGACCCATTAGCTCAATCATTCTTGGTAGATAAAAATGGTGGTTTGTTTGTAACAAGCATAGATGTATTCTTTGCTTCAAAGGACCAATCTGTTCCTGTTACATTGGAAATCCGCGAAATGGTTAATGGATATCCTGGTAGAACAGTTGTTCCTAATGGTAGAGTATTGTTGAAACCTTCTCAAGTCAATGTTTCATCTAATGCAACATTGAATACTAGATTCACATTTGCAAATCCTGTGTATTTAATGGAAGGCCAAGAGTATTGCTTTGTATTATTATCAAATTGTAACAATTACAATGTCTTTATTGGTACAATGGGTGAGAAAGTTGTTAACTCAAATGCTTATATCACCAAGCAACCTTATGTTGGTGTGTTATTCAAATCACAGAATAACTCTACTTGGACAGCAGATCAAAATTCAGATATGAAGTTTGTGATTAATATTGCAAAATTCCAAACTGGTGTTGCTGGTATAGCTAAATTTGAGAATGGATATCCACAAGCTATTACACTAGGTAATAATCCAATTACTTCTGTATCTGGTAGCAATACACTGACTGTGAATTTTAAAAATCACGGGTTAATTACTGGTGCTCTTGTTTCAGTTAGTGGAATAGGTACAGCTCCTGGTATTCCGGTTGGTGAATTAAATACTCAGAAAGAAGTTACTGTTATTGATAATGATAATTTCACTATTCAGACTACAACTAATGCGAACACCTATGGTACATTCGGTGGTAATACTGTAGTTTGTACTAAGAGTGTTATTATAAACACCATGCAACCAGTCGCAGAGCATCTAGTGTTTGAAGGAACTGATGTGAACTGGACTTACCAAGGTATCACTGGTAAATCATTAGATGGTATTGAAACACCTTATTTGCAGACAGATGCATTTAGTGTACCAGTAAATAGAAATACAGATCTACCGTTCCCATTAATGATTGCTAATCAGATTGATGAACAAGCAAAAATTACAGGTAAATCTGGAACAATTACCGCAAATATGATCACATATAATGAAAATATTTCTCCGGTTATTGACCTAGATAGAATCGGTTTAATTACAGTACACAACAGAATCAATAGTCCAGTTACAGTTTCTGAACTGAATAGTACAGGTGGTAATGCCGAAGCAAGATATATCACTAATGTAGTTGGTTTATCTGAATCTGCAAATTCATTGAAGGTATTCCTAGATGTGAATAAACCACAGAATGCTGACATAAAAGTATTCTATCGTGTAGGTAATAGTACAGAGGAAGTTAACATTAAATCTTGGAATGAACTTACAACTATTAGAGCTTTAACAACTGTTGATTTAACAACATTTGTAGAAGCAGAATATGGAGTTGACAATTTACCAAACTTTGGTTTCTACCAGTTTAAGATTGTTTTATTATCAGAATCTTCATCTGTGATTCCAAGAGTTAAACGGTTACGTGGTCTGGCTTTAGGTACTTAATATGATTACATTACAAAAAGTTGAAGGGTATTCTGGGTTGCGCAGAGATGCGCAATCCGGCGCCATAATTAATACAGACAAAAGTGCTTTAATGATGGCAAGACAAAGGAAACAAGCTATTCTTGCAGAAAAACAGAAAGTGACTCATTTGGAAAATGAGGTTGCAGAATTAAAAGCACTGGTCCAACATCTAATGAAGGAATCCAAATAATGAGTGGTCAAGTATTAACCCCAAGAGATTCATTTAGACAATGGTATGAAAAAATCAATACCATTGTTACAGGTCAAGATTTCGGCAGTACAGGTTTTTATTATGATCCATCACAGGATGATGGTTTAACTGTTACTGTTCTATCTGGTAATGTGAGATCAGGTTCTGTAGTTGAAATGTTACCGGATTCAACATTTACATTACAACCAAGTGTGATTTCTGTTCTTTGTGTATATAAGGGAATTGGTCAACCAGCAGAATTTAGAGTCTATAATGTTGGACAACTTCCTGAATATGATGTAATTCCTTTATGGTCATTCAATACCTCAAACGTTGGAGTTGTTGAATATTCAGATTTGAGAACCGCATTTGTTATGTCTGGTTCTGGTACACAACAACGTGGTATCCTATTCATGGATAAAACCATTGACCAGGATTATGTTGTAGATGGTAATAAAAATGCACTTTCTGTTGGACCTATTACTGTTCTTGAAGGTGTCACGGTTACTGTTGATGGTTCATCTGAATGGGTGGTGGTATAATGAATAGGGTAGGATTTGCAGAATATTGTTTACGTAGATTGGGTAAACCTGTTATTAATATCAATGTGTCCCCCGAACAAGTTGAAGATCGAATAGATGAAGCAATTAAAACTTGGCACGAAAAACACTTTGATGCTACAGAAAAATCATGGGTAGCATACAGATTAACAGAACAAGATGTTCTAAATGGATATATCACCTTACCTAATGATATCCACATAGTTGATCAGATGATTCCTATGTCTACTATCTATAAGGAGTATGGTTCAGATAGTTTGTTCAGTTATCGTTACCAGTTTATGATACAAAATATCTCACCTTTTCAGCCACTCGATATGCTGAATTATTATTTAACAATGTCTAATATAAACGAAGTTAATGACATGGTTAATACGACCGAAAGGTTTGAATTTACAAAACATAAAAATAAATTGTCAATCTATCGTGGTTTGGAAAACATGAGAGAAGGTGATTTAATTTGTTTTCATGTATATAAGAAAATCGACCCAAATGTAGATGAAGCTGCATGGGAAGATAAGTGGTTGAGGCAGTATGCTACAGCTCTGATTAAACAACAATTTGGTCAGAATATGAAGAAACATGGTGAAATTCAGTTGTTAGGTGGCATTACTGTTAATGGTCAACAGATATTTGATGAAGCCACACAAGAAATCCAACAGTTAGAAGAACAATTAAGAGAACAGTACGAGGAGCCAGTGAGCTTTTTCATCGGCTAGAAAAAAGGGGAGTTTAACTCCCCCTTTGTTTTAGAATGTAAAGAATCCCATTTCTGAAGCAATACCCATATAACCACCATATTTGTTTAACCATGGTTTGATGTCGAATGCTACTGTCCAGCGGTTCCACTCTGGAACATAAAACACGATATAATCAACTGTGTTTATATCATTTTCGTTAAAATATTCTTTTAATTTCTTAGAAACTTCTTCTGCAACTTTTTCTGCTCTTGCTTCTGTTGCATAGTTCTTGCATGGGTTTTTGTTATCTTTGCGGTAATCTTCAACACGAGCGATTAAATTTTTGATTAAGTTCATAATATATTTCCTTTCGGTAAATTTCACAAGTTGTGTTTCTATGTGGGTTATTATAACACGACAAATTTACTTGTCTACACTTTTCTTCAAAAAATTTAAAATATTTTTCTGACTAAATAGGTTTAATAAGTCTGTAATCGGAATTGAAAATGGCTCTTAATCCATACCACAACCACTACGTTTCTGTAAATGAACAAAACTTGACAGATTCCTTGATAATTGAAGCTATTCAATTTAAAGGTGTTGAAGTTAAATATATGCCAAGAACTCATAACAACTATAATTCGTTGTTAGGTGAGGATCCAACATCTTCGTTTGAATCTTGTACGGTTATTGAAATGTATCCAGCAGAAGTTAATGGATTCGGTGGCGATGGTGAATTGATGTCAAAATTCGGTCTTGAGATTAAAGATACTGCAACATTTATAGTTAATAAGACAAGATTTAAACAAGAATTTCCTAACATGATTAGGCCACGTGAAGGCGATTTACTGTTTATGCCTTATACGAACGCAATTCTTGAAATTAAATTTGTTAATCATGAAAGTCCTTTCTTCCAACAAGGAAGACAGTATGTATATGAACTTAAGGTGGAGACATTTGAATTGAGTCATGAAAATGTTGCAACTGGTGATGTAGGAATAGATGATTTATTTGACGGAATTTTAAATTTTGACTCTGCAACAGAAACAGAACCATTTGGTGATAATCAAGACATTACAGATGAATATGAACCAAAAACTTCTTTTGACCCTGCTAATCCATTTGGAGTGAATTAATATGTCTGTATTAACTAATCATTTTTATCATAAGACAATCACTCTTTATACTGGCGTGTTTGGTTCAATTTTCAATGAGATTAAAATTAAACGTGAAGAAGGTAAAATAATTCTTGTTCCTATTGCATACTCAGCTAAACAAAAATATGACGTAAGAAATGAACAAAATCCGGATCCAAATAAAGTCAGATACAAGATGCAATTGCCTAGAATGGGATTTAGGTTAATTGGTCTTCGTAAAGATAATGAGCGAATTACAAATAAGATGCACAGAATTCGTGCAAATTATGATTTGTCGCAGGATGGGGTTGAAGCTCAATATAATCGTGTACCATTTACATTTCAATATGAGTTGAACTTAAAAACAAAAACATTAGATGATATGTTTCAACTAATTGAACAAATTCTGGTCTATTTCAATCCAGCCCTACGTGTTAATGTTTTAGATAATCCAGACCTTGGTGCAGATTCAGCTATCCATGTCAAGTTAATTGATTCTGGATTAGATTCTATGTTTGAAGGTAGTTTTGAAATGGAACAAGTTATCGAAACTACAATGCAATTTGAATTAGAGGGTTGGTTATACATGCCAACAAATAATGTAAAAGTAATTAAACAAATTAATCTGAATTATTATGATATGAATAAACCTGATGTTCTATTGGATTCGCAGGTTATCACGGAGTAAATAATGTCAAAAACAAATTTTGAAGCAAGGTTGGATAAAATTATAAGTGCAGAAGGGGATATTTCTGCAGCATTGGATGAACTTGATACAGAAGAGTCTAGACAATTACCAGATACAGTTGAATTTGAATCTGTACCATCTGTCATTGAAGAAAGTGAAACAATAACAAAAGATGCAGTAGATGATTACAAATTCACCAGAAATGTTCTTTATGGTCTAATTAACCGTGGTGCTGTTGCATTGGAAGGTTCTCTAATGATTGCCAGAGAATCTGAACATCCAAGAGCATATGAAGTATCAGCAAATATAATGAAAACATTGGCAGAAATGTCCAAAGATTTGCTAACATTACAAGAATCAATTAAACCTAAAACAAAACTCAATTTTGGTAAACAGATTAATGTACAAAATAATTTTTCTGGTGAACAAAAAGAATTAGCAACATCTAAAGACATTAGTGATATGTTGGATAACTTATAATGAATGATTATCCTTTTGATATAGCAGATTTCATTAGAAACAATAAGGAATTAGTTAAAAAATTCCTGAAAAAGAATACGATGAAATTAAAAGTTCCGGATTTTATTACTGATAAAGAACATTATTATCAGAATAACCCAATGATCATTCGTGCAGGCTGTAACTTTGAATATTCTGATTTACAAAAATTGGAATATATTAAATGTATGAAAGATGTTGTTTATTTCACTAGAAAATATATCCGTATTATTTCTATTGATGATGGTATCATTCCTTTTAATTTGTATCCATTTCAAGAAGAATTACTGGAAATATATCAAAAGAGCAGATTTGTTATATCAATGCAATGCCGACAATCGGGAAAAACACAAACAACTGCTGCATTTATACTTCATTTTATTACATTTGTTCCATCAAAGACTGTTGCAATATTAGCAAACAAAGCTGCACAAGCTAGGGAAATTCTACAACGTATTCAAATGTCTTATGAATCATTGCCTGTTTTTCTTAAACGCGGTGTTAGGACATATAACAAAGGTTCAATGAAATTTGATAATTTGTCAGAAGCATTTTGTGCAGCATCTAGTTCAAGTTCGATTCGTGGTCGTTCAATTTCCTTACTCTATATCGACGAAGCGGCTTTTTTAAAGAATGATATGGAATTCTATGAATCAACATATCCTACTGTTTCATCTGGTAAAGAATCAAGAGTTATTATTACTTCAACTCCAAACGGTTCAAGGGGTTTATTCTATAAATTATGGATTGAATCAATTGCTGGTATTAATATGTTCGCTAGAATGGAAGTACCTTGGTTTAAAGTACCAGGTAGAGATGAAAAGTGGAAACAAGAACAGATAGCAAATACGTCACCAGAACAGTTTAACCAAGAACACGGACTCATTTTCCGTGGTAGTCAAAATTCATTATTGAGTGCTGATACACTAGCTGAACTCGCTGTTCATAAAGTAATAGAAAAACACGGTGATTTAAAAATCTACGCCCAACCACAGAAAGAACATCAATATTTTATCACCGTTGATACATCAAGAGGTTTAGGCAAAGATTATTCTGCTTTTATTGTTTTTGATATTACAAAATCGCCTTATGAAATTGTAGCTGTATACAAAAACAATAGAATATCACCTATGGTTTACCCACAAGTTATTAGGTCTATTGCGGACAAGTACAACAAAGCATATGTTCTTGTAGAGATTAATGATATAGGTGAACAGGTAGCAAATATCCTTTATTATGATTTTGAATACGAAAACCTATTGATGTGTTATACAGACAAGAATTACCAGACTATTGGATTCATTAAAGATGCCAAGATGGGTATCCGTACTACTGTACAGACAAAATCTATTGGTTGTTCTACAGTAAAAACAATGGTAGAAACGGGGAAACTTGTACTAAAAGATGAAGATACAATAGGTGAATTTGGTACTTTTGTTCCTAAAGGAAAATCTTATGAAGCGGATTCAGGCGCAAATGATGACTTGGTTATGTGTTGTGTGATATTTGCATGGGCATCTGTTCAAGATTATTTCATTGATTTGATTAATAGGGATATCAGAAAGGATATCAGAGAACATTTAATGGACGAAGTGATGGAAGACATTTTACCATTTGGATTTATTGATGATGGAATTTATGAATTTACTGGAATTGAAGAACCTAGAACTGATTCATGGGGAGTAATAGGTTAACAGAAAATCTAAATAATCAAGGTATTTTATTTTAACCATAAGAGGAATCAAACATGGCATTATCACCTGGTGTGATTTCAGTTGAAAAAGATTTGACTTTTAATATTCAGAGTATTACTTCAAATGCTGCTGGATATGTAGGTCTATTCAACTGGGGTCCTGCTGAACAGATCGTTCAGATTACCACAAACGAAGGGGAATTAGCTCAGAGATTTGGACAACCAGACTCTGTAACATCTCCATTTTTCCACGCAGCTGCTAACTATTTACTGTACAGTGTACCGTTAAATGTAGTGCGTGCAATTGACCCATTAGCAACGAATGCTATCGCTTCAGATGCTTCTGTAGCAAATATTGATGCTCCATTAGTTAAAAATGAAGCAGAATATGAAAATGGTACTTTTACCGGTATTTCATTCATGGGTAAATATCCTGGTGAATTGGGTAACAGTTTAAAAGTATCTGTAGCAAACTCTGCAGGTTTTACCTCTTGGACTTATGCTAGCTTATTTGATTATGCACCAGCCAATACTTCAACTTTTAACGTTGTTGTTATTGATGAAGATGGTGTGTTGACAGGTACTGCTGGTTCAGTTGTTGAACGATATGAGCTGATGAACCTAACAGAAGGCAGTAAGAAAACTGATGGAACAAGTGCATACTTACCAGAAGTGTTGAAAAACCAATCTCAGTTTATTGTTGTTGGTGATCAATCTGCAATCACTTTAACTTCTGGTACTTATGAAGTGTCATTAGTTGATGGTGTTGATGGAAATGACATCGGTACAGCAGACTTTATTTCATGTTGGGATTTATTTGATGATGTTGATGCAGTAGAGTTAGTTCGTGTATTCACATCGTTTAACCCTACAAATGGTATTGTTCGTGCTATTGATGTATGTGATAACAGATTGGATGCAGTAGCGTTCAATGCTCCTACATTATCTGACGTATATAATAATCCAGATCGTGTAACAGACATTAAAGCATACTTCGAAACAACCATTAATAAACCATCTAGTTATGCATTCAACGTTGATAACTGGAAACTGGTTTATGACAAATATAACGACAAAAACATCTGGATTCCTTGTGATTCTGATGCGGCTGGTTTACATGCACGTGTATTTGTTCAAGCAGAGCCTTGGTTCTCTCCAGCAGGTTTGAATCGCGGACAACTGAAGAATGTTATCAAACTGGCTTGGTCATCTAACAAAGCTCAACGCGATGTTCTATATCCAAGTTCAATCAACAGTATTGTGGCATTTGCTGGCGAAGGTACTGTGTTGTATGGTGATAAAACTGCTCTACGTGCACCTAGTGCATTTAGTCGTATCAACGTGCGTACATTGTTCATTGTAATCAAGAAAGCAATCTCACGTGCTGCCCGGTATCAATTATTTGAGCTGAATGATTTTATCACTCAATCATTATTCCGCAATGCTACAGACCGGTATTTGGAAGATATTAAGGCACGTAGAGGTATCTACGACAAACGTGTTGTTTGTGACAGTACAAATAATACTCCACAGGTAATCGACAGCAATGAATTTGTTGGTGACATTCTGGTTAAACCAGCTCGGTCAATCAATACAATCAGACTGAATTTTGTGGCTGTAGGTACAGGTGTGAGCTTCGAGGAAATCGAGGGAGCATAAGCTCCCTTGTATAAATAATGTTATTGGATTCTTAGAGGATTACATTCATGTCTATTGCTCAATTTAAAGCAGCTCTTAAAGGTGGTGGTGCACGTGCTAACCGCTTTGAAGTGTTGATTAATTTTCCGGCTTTTGCCGCTGGTGCAGAAACAATTAGAAAAACCCCATTTCTTTGTTCATCTGCACAATTACCAGGTTCTACTGTAGGTGTTATTGAACAACCATTCCGTGGTCGTGTTTTAAAACTTGCTGGTGACCGTATCTATGATGAATGGGAAGTTACATTTGTCAACGATACAGACTTTGATATCCGTAACGCTATGGAAAGATGGCATAATGGTATCAATGCTTATAACTCAAACACAGGTTTTACTTCTCCAGATGAATATATGTCAGAAGTGATTGTATATCAATTGGACAGTAATAATAACAGAATCAAGGAATACACTTTACGTATGGCTTGGCCTACTGTTGTTGCTCCGATTGAAGTTGGTCAGGACCAAACTGACCAAATTGAGTTATTCAGTGTTACATTTGCATACAGTGACATTTCTAACGGAAATAGCAACTAAGGAATAAATAATGAAATCATTTTCTACATTTATCAACGAGTCAAATCAACAAAATAATAATCAATTAGATGAATCTTTTAAAGGAAGAAAGGTAGAACTTACTTCAGGTAAAGACAAAGTCAGAATTGGTGTTATGGATTCTATTCTAGTTGTTTATATTAACAATAATATGGTCATTGTTGATAATCCAGAAGAATATAAGAAAGCAATAACTTTCTTTAAGTCGATATAAATAGTTAGGTGGAGAATATTCTCCACCTTCTTTTAGAGGATAATAACTTCAATGGCAATGTTTGACTGGCTAAAAAGTAAAAAAGTAGCAGATGAACCATCTGAGGCTCAACTGACTAACCAAATAGCTACTTCTTTTGATGATGGTGCACTTAATCTTGAGAATGCTGTTAATAACTTCATTTTGAATTTTGACTGGACGGCAAATTCACAAGCTGAGTTACTTGACAAATATCGCGAAATAGCAAATTACAATGAAGTAGACTATGCCATTGAAGATATTATTAATGAGATGGTTTCATTCTCAGAAGATGAAGCTCCTGTGACTTTAAATCTTGATGAATTAGACTTATCCGACTCAGTTAAAGAAAAAATACATGAAAAATGGGAAAAGATATGTGACCTATTAGCTTTAAAGGACACTATCCACACCAGAGCAAGACAATTTTACACTGATGGTCGGTTAGCATATCAAAAAGTTGTTGATAAAAATAAAGCTAAACAAGGTTTATTGGCAATTATTGAATTAGACCCAAGATATGTGACAAAAGTTCGTAATGTACAATATTCTTCTGATAATAAAACTATTGCATCTATTGAAGAATATTATGTATACGATGAAAAGATTAAAACAGAAACAGATAAATCAAAACAGAATAAAGCTCAAGTTAATTATAAACCAGCTTTACAATTAGCAAAAGAATCTATCACTTATGTTACATCTGGATTAATTGACCCTAAAACTGGTTATGCTGTAAGTTGGTTACATAAAGCCGTTAAACCTGCTAACCAATTACGTATGATGGAAAACTCTTTAGTTATCTATCGTATTACTCGTGCACCAGAGCGTCGTGTTTTTTATGTTGATGTTGGTAATTTACCTAAATCAAAAGCAGAAAATTACCTAAATAATCTGAAAAACTCATATAGAAACAGAATGACTTATGACCCTGAAAATGGTTCATTTAAAGATGCTCGTCATTTAATGACTATGCAAGAGGATTTCTGGTTACCTCGTACTAGTGATGGCAAAGGTACGGAAGTGTCTACATTACCAGGTGGTGCCAATTTAGATTCAATTGAAGATGTTATCTATTTCCTGAAACGGCTGTACAAAGCACTGAATATTCCATTATCAAGATTGGAAGATAATTCAATGTTATCATTAGGCCGTAGTCAAGAAATTAACAGAGATGAATTAAAGTTCTCAAAATTCGTTTCAAAAATTCGTAAACGGTTTAACATGATGTTCCGTGATTTACTTCGGACAGAATTGGTATTATCTAATGTTATTAAAGATTACGAATGGGCAGAAGTTGAAAATAATATCAGTTTCAAATATGCCCAGGATATGTATCTTGAAGAAAGGAAATTCTTTGAGATGATGCGAGACCGTCTGGAATTAGCCAAAGATATGGAACAGTATGTAGGCAAATATTTCAGCCACGAATTTATTAGATCAAAAATCTTACAACAAACAGATTTAGATGTCAAGGAACAAGACGAACAGATGAACAAGGAAGCATCGGATCCTAGATTTAAACCAGAAGAACCTGAAAATTAAGAGGAATTAACATGAACTCATTACAAAAATTTATCTCAGAAGCAAAAGAAAGTAACACCATCTCTGCTATTGATTCTGTGAAACATGCACTAGCAGAAAAAGCACGTGAAGTTGTTGCTCGTGTTAATGCAGAAGTTGCTCAAGAATTCGGTCTTTCAGAAAAGAAAGATGAAGAATACGAAGAAAAGGACGACGACGATAAAGAAGATGAAAGGGACGACAAAGACTCTGACGAAGATGCTGAGGACGAGGAGTAATCCATGACCGAGAATAACTCTTTAACAGAGGCTCGGATTATCACCAAAGTCAATTCACGTGGTGAAAAACGTAGACGTCTAAAGTGTCGACCTGGTTACAAACTGAATCCAACAGGTACATCTTGTGTGCCAATTACTGGTTCAGAAAAAGCAACCAAACGTCGTGCTATTAGAAAAGCTCTGCGAACAAAACGTGCTATGGGCAAAGGTTTCCAAATCCGAGTTAAGCGCAAAAGATTAAAAGCGTTACGTAAACGCAAAGCATACGGGTTGAAATAATCATGGCTAAGTTGTTATATGAATCAAGTTTCCAAGTGGAGTCACTTACAGAAAATACTCCACTAGGAAAGCAATTATACATCGAAGGTATTTTTGCACAAGCAGAAGTTAAAAATGGTAACGGTCGAATTTATCCAAAATCTGTAATGGAAAAAGCCGTTGCTCAATATAACGAAAACTACGTGTCTAAACGTCGTGCTTTAGGTGAACTGAATCACCCAGCAAGACCATTTGCTGACCCAGCAGAAGCTGCCATTTTAATTGAATCATTTGAAATGGATGGTAATAATGTTATTGGTAAGGCAAAAGTTTTAAATACTCCTAAAGGTCAAATCATTAAAGGATTACTGGAAGGTGGTTTTAATCTTGGTGTATCTACTCGTGGCTTAGGTTCTCTGTTAGAGAAAAACGGAGCCAAGGTTGTTCAGTCTGATTTTATGATGACCGCTACAGATGCTGTTGATATGCCTTCTGGTCCTGACTGTTATGTTAATTCTTTATATGAATCTACATGGATTAACAAGAATGGTGTTTGGGTACCTGTTAATGAACAAACACAAGAGCCGATCAATGAACAAGTGTTCTTTGATAAGTTTGAACAATTTATTAAAACTCTGAAACAATAGTTTTTAATTGTTAATAAATAAATTTAACCGTAACAAAACCGAGGAAACGTCAATGTCTGAACATATCAAAGCATTATTTGAGGGACAAGACCTTTCAGAAGAATTTAAGACAAAGGCTACTGCTATTGTCCAATCTGCTATTGACGAGAAAGTTGAAACAGTTAAAGCAGAACTTCAGGAAGAGTTTGAAACCCGAGTTGCTACCCGTATCAAAGAACTGGAAGAATTAACTGAACAATATATTCAGGAAGAAATGGTTCCACAATTTGATAAGTATCTGACTGCTGCTGTTACAGAATGGCAAGAAGAAAATAAGATTGCTCTTGTATCAGGTGCAAAAGTTGAATTGGCAGAATCATTCTTATCAGGTATGGTAGGTTTGGTAGAGAGTCACGATTTAACTATGCCACAATCTAAAGTTGATGCTATTGCAGAAATGCAAAGCAAATTGGATGAAATGACCGAATCAATGAATGCTCTAAAAGAACAAAATATTGAATTGGTTGAAGCTAAAAAGACTTTAGTTCGTGCAAATCTGGTTAAAGAAGCCACTGCAGAATTAAGCGATTCACAGAAAGACAAATTAGCACAGGTTGTTGAAAAACTGGAATTCAAAACAGAAGAACAGTTTACCGGTGCGATTAAATCTCTGATTGAATCATATTTCCCAACTGAATCACATATTGAACCTATCGTTGAAAATGTTGAACCAGTTCAGGAAAAAGCACCTATTGTCGCAAAGAGTTATGCTCAGTCATTGATTGAACAAGCAATTCGCGTATAGATTTAACACATTTATAAATAACTTTAACAACTCAAAAATCCTTTAGGAGATTTCAAAATGGCAGAATTGCTAAAAGAAGATATCCAGAAGCTGATTGAAAACGAAAGTTTTCCAAAAATCACTTCTGATTACCGTAAACGTGTTACCGAATCTGTTTTAGAAAATCAGATCAAATATCTGCAAGGTATTAACGAAAGTACCGCTGCTCCTACCAACCAAACTGGTGGTGTTGCTAACTGGGACCCAGTTCTGATCAAAATGGTTCGTCGGTCTATGCCACAACTGATGGCTTTCGACCTGATGGGTGTACAACCTATGTCTGGTCCTACTGGTTCAATCTTTGCAATGCGTGCACGTTATACCAATCAAACTGGTGCAGAAGCTCTGTTTGACGAAGCTAACTCAGCATTCTCTGGTACTGGTACTCAAGGTGGTGATACCTCTGGTTTTGCTGCTGATGCTTTTGGTGTTGGTGACCCAGCTGCTGCTACCACTTACGGTACTGCAATGACCAAAGCTGCAGGTGAAGTATTAGGTTCAACTGGTAATCCAGCTTGGGCGGAAATGGCCTTCAGTATTGAACGTGTTGACGTATCAGCGAAAACCCGTAAACTGAAAGCACACTTCAGCCGTGAACTGCAATACGACATGAAAAATATACATGGTCTGGATGCAGAAACTGAGCTGGCTAACATCCTGTCTACCGAAATTACTGCAGAAATTGACCGTGAATGTTTACGCACGATCAACGTAGCTGCTCAATTAGGTGCACAAACTGCCGCTGTACCAGGTTTGTTTGACGTAGCTGCTGACAGTGATGGTCGTTGGTTAGTAGAACGCTTCAAAGGTCTGTTATTCCAGATCGAAATCGAAGCCAACGCAGTAGCAAAAGCAACCCGTCGTGGTCGTGCTAACCGCATCGTCTGTTCAAGCAACGTTGCATCTGCTCTGAACATGGCTGGTGTGTTAGATTACAACCCAGGTCTGGCTGCCAACTTAACTGTTGACGATGCTGCTCAAACCTACGCTGGTGTGTTACTGGGTAAATACCAAGTATTCATCGACCCGTATGCAACTGTTGACTATGTGACCGTTGGTTACCGTGGTAGCAATGCATGGGATGCCGGTGTTTACTTCTGCCCATACCTGCCGTTAGAAATGTACCGCAGTGTTGGTCAAGATACCTTTAACCCAATCATGGGCTTCGCAACTCGTTACGGCGTAATTGCTAACCCATTCGCTAGCCACACCGCTTCTGGTGCTAAGACTGGATTAGGTTTAGGTCAAGGCGAGAACCAATATTTTAGAAAATTCGCTTGCCGCAATATTACTGGTGTATAATCTAAAATAAAACTAATTAAAATACCAGTTTCGGCTGGTATTTTTTACTAAACAGAAAACCAATACTTTAGGAAGATAAAATGGCTATTGTTTATGCTTTAATTGATATAACAAAACCTGGTATATACAAAACAGACTATGTTACTTATCTATATGAACCATATTATATCGGTAAGGGAGTAAACAATAAAAGACCCGAACAACACCTAAATGAATCATTGAGTGCAAAAGAAAAGGGTGGTAAAAGAACAAGAAAACAAAATAAAATCTTAAAACTATTAAAAAATAATATACCTTTTGAATATGTAATTTATGAAGTAGATAACGAATGTGAGGCATACCAAATAGAATATGAATTAGTTGAATTATTTGGAAGATTATCTGAAGGTGGTATTTTAACAAATGTTCAATCTGGTGGTGGCGGAAATAAAAAAGGTTATGTATATGCCAAAAATGACCACGAAACTATTTATGTTAAAAGAACTGATAAAAGAATATTGTCTGGCGAATTTAAAATAGTTGGTTTTGGTTCTGATAAAATACATTGTTACGATAAAGACGGAAATAAGTTATATGTTAGTTCAGATGAATATTGGAAAAATGGATACACTTCAATTTTTAAAAACAGAAAACGTAGTGAAGAAGCTCGGTCAAATATTTCTAAGGGTAAAAAGAATTATAAATTTACCGAATCACACCTTGCAAATTTAACTAATGCAAATAGAATAATAGCTCAAAATGTACATCTTGGTGCAAAACGTAAACAATCAACAAAAACAAATATATCTAAATCAAGGTTCGGTTCAAAATCCAAAGTTGCTAATATTTGGAGATTAACTTCTCCAAATGGAGATATTTGTATAACATATAAGGGTGGTTTAGCTTTGGTTTCTAATTTTGGTTTATCACCTAACAGATTTAAGAAATTCTTTGGAAATATTGTCCCTTATCCTAGTTATTCTGGCCACATAAACAAAGAAATAATAAACACAACTGGGTGGAAAATTGAAAAGAATCCAATAGATGCAGAAATTAATTATGAATTTATTTTTGACAAGTAATGTTACTGGTGTATAATCTAAAATAACTTAACTAAAAGCCAGCATTTAGTTGGCTTTTTGTTTTCCAATCTATCTTTTAACTTGTGTTTCATGAATTGTTGTCGTGAATATCTAATACCATTCCTAACAGATAAATAGGGTAAACTCTCTAAGGAATTTGTCATGTCTAAACAATTCAACCTAGCTAAATCTACCAGTTTTCTGTTTTCTGTCACAAATCGAAACAACTTAACTTATAAAGTCCAAACCTCGTCTGTTGGTTCAATTAATCTTGGCGCTGCACCATTTCCTATGGCTGCTTTAGATGGAAAGGTTCCAGGCAACAGGTTAGATTTTACACCTTTGACAATTCGTGTTATATTATCAGAAGACCTGACAGAGTGGATTGACATTTATAAATGGATGGTGGAGATTACAAAGACTAATAACAGTCATTTGGAATCAGGTGAATATGGTGAATTAACAGTTTTAAATTCACAGAATATACCTACTGCAAAATTCATCTATAAAAATATATGGCCAACTGTTATTGGTGATTTGCAGTATAGCTTAGTTGACGACGAGATGTCGTTGGTTGTAGATGTTACTTTTGAATATGATACATACGATGTTGAAATCGTGAAAACCGGAGAACGTATTTCTTATGGGTCTGAAATTAGATGAACTCAAACAACTTAAAACAGAAATTTTTGGAAGATACGAAGAAGTAAAAGAACAAATTAAATCCGATATGGAAATTGATGGTTTCAGATTGGATGATGAAGCTATTAGGACTCCTAAGCTCCATGGTATTTGGATGGGAGTCTTAACAGACGAAGCAATTAAACTGAAACAAATTCAAAATTTATTCAAGAAAGCATATCTTGAAAGATGGAAATATTGGTCTGGTACTCAGACTGATAAGTATTATCACGAATATGGAATTGTTCACAATAAAATTTTAAAAACAGATGTTCCAATTTACATGGATGCAGATGATTTTATCTGTGAATTGAAAGAAATTGTAGAAGTGCAGGAGCAGTTTGTTATGTTCCTTGAAAAATGCATCAAAGAAATCTCTGGTAGGACATTTCATATAAAGAATGCAGTAGAGTGGAGACGGTTTGAAGCTGGTAACTAATATCTACATATACCTCTAATAACATCCATTCTCCTAATGAATCCTAGAGATTATTTGACCAACTAAATAGGTTAATATAACTCTAGGATTTTTTAATGCGTAGCTTAAAACAATTCATCAATGATACAGAAGATAAAGTTATCATACCCGGTGGCTATATGGTGCCTAGGTCCCAGATGCCACAGATTGATGATGTTACACATTTCGTAACTTGGTTAGAGTTAAAAGGTGTCCAATCTTATAAAGTGGAATTGGACCCTAAATTAATCAAACCAATACAATCAATGGTCGATAGAAATAAAATCAGAAAATTATCGTCATTAGAAATTACAAAACCGGTCATTGTCTCAGAAGATATGTTTTTATTGGATGGTCACCACAGATTGTTCTCTGTAATTAGACATGATCCTAATAAAAATGTAGTTGCTATAGTTGTTCAACTACCAATTAACAAATTATTTCAACTAACATCGGAATATTTGGAACAAGTCGATGACTGATATTGTTATTTCTCCTATTAATGAATCATTTATCAGAATTACTTGTCGTGAACAGTTCATGGAATTGGAATTATCCGATAGATTTTCATTTAAAGTCGCCAATGCTCAATTTGATCCCAGGGTGAAATCTGGTAGATGGGATGGAATTAAGCGTTTATATAATAGAACACATAAACGAATTCATAAAGGTCTATTGTTAGAAGTTCTAAAATTCTGTAAAAAACATAAATATACCTATTCATTAGATCCAAGTTTGGTACCAACGTCTGGAATCACTTCAGATGAATTGAATGAAATAGTAGATGGGTTTATTAAACCACATGACAAAGGTCGACCAATTAAACCTTATGATTACCAGTATCAAGCTGTCCATCATATGTTAAACTCAGGTAGAAGTATTTGTCTTGCTGCTACATCTGCTGGTAAATCTCTGATTTTGTATCTTGCTACAAGAATCTACCAAATGGCCGATGAAATGCAAGGTAGACAGATGATCATTGTTGTGCCATCTATTATGTTAGTTGAACAACTTTATTCTGATTTTGAAAACTATTCTACATACGAAGGTTCTAATTGGAGTCCAAGAACATTTTGTCAGAAAATCTCTGGTAAATATTCAAAGCAAGTGTCTAAACCTATTATCATAACAACTTGGCAATCATTGAAAAATATGAGCCCAACTGTTGTAACTGATGCCGGTGCAATATTTGTAGATGAAGTTCACACAGTAAATGGTTCTGTTTTAACGAATCTAATGGAAATGGCAGTTAACTGTCCAATTAGACATGGATTAACCGGTACTCTGGATGGTTTTGAATGTAATGAGTTAGCAGCACAAGGATTAATGGGACCAGCGGTTAAAATTGTTTCTGCTAAGGAAATCATTGATGCAGGTAGAGCAACCAAGGTTAATGTTAAATGTATTATTCTTGACTATGATTCAGAAACAAAGAAAGCATACCACAATGACCAATGTAATGTACCACCTCATAGGTCACAATTAAAATACCAATCTGAAGTCAATTTCATCAATAATCTGAAATCGAGGTTTGATTTTATCCAAGGTATTGTTAGAACTCTTAAGGGTAATACGATAGTATTATTTGATCGTGTAGACGATTACGGAGTTCCGCTTTATGAAGATATGAAATCAAAACATGAAAACACATTTCTGATTATAGGTGGAGTTTATGGTGAGGAACGTGAAGAAATCAGATTAAATCTTGAAACATTTAATAATGCGATTGTCTATGCAACAAGTCAGATTATGTCAACAGGTGTGAATATTAAAAATTTGCATAATATTGTTCTAGCTAGTTCAAGTAAATCTAAAATCAGGATTTTACAGACCATTGGACGCCTAATGCGTCTGCATGAAACCAAGACTACTGCCACAATGATAGATTTGGTAGATAAACTGGACTATAATGGTATTCCTAATTTCACTCTGAAACACGTGGAAGAAAGGATTAAACATTATTCAAAAGAGCAACACCCAGTCAAATTCTTGACAGTGAATCTTACAGAAAAATAATTTCACAAAAATTGCAAAAAAGTGTTGACAACTCTGCCAGGGTTGGTATACTGGCGCCAAGCCGTTTGCCAGTGAAATTGTTTTAAGTGAAATTCTGTACTTGGATTTTTAATATATTTAGGACACTAAATGATGCATAAATACGTTCATTAAAGTGTTGACAAAAATTTATTAATAGATTAAAATTAAGTCATATTGGCATTTAATGATATGACTTGATTATGAATTTAGTAGCTTGGACAGACGGGGGATTTAGTTATCATGAATCTATTGGTTCATGGGCTTTTATTCTGTTAAATCAAAAAACAGATTACAGAATAGAAAGATATGCTTTAACTGATCACCATAAACAAACTTCTCAAGTGTCAGAAATCATGGCCATTCTTAAATTATTAGAATGTGTTAAATATGATCTATGCAATTCTAATAATCAAATCACCAAAAAAATAACTCTTGACATCTATTCTGATTCTCAATATTGTGTAAATACCATTAAAACTTGGATGCACGGTTGGGCTAAGAAATCGTGGAATGTGGATAAGCAAAATTTGGATCTATGGAAACAGATTCATTCATTATATCTTGATTTTAAGCAAATTAATATGCACTGGGTCAAGGGTCATGCTGGTATTGACTTGAACGAACAGGTTGATAAATTGACCAACATTCCATTGCAGGTATATAGAAGATGAATCAGATAACCAAAAATATTACGGATCTTGAAATAGACAGTTTAGAGTTTGAATTGGAAGAACAACCAGAACAGGTATTTCAACCAAGAAAAACAGAATATGTTAACAATAAAGAATTACAAGCAGAGTTTGTAAAATATTATGAATTAAAGAAACAATGGATTGCTGACGGTAAACCAGGTAATCCACCTTTAACTCATAAAATAGGTCAAGCAATTCTTGATATAGCAACACGAAGAACATATTCCAGACAGTTTATAGGATATACTTCAAACTGGAAAGAAGAAATGATTGGTGATGCTATAGAATGTTGTGTGAAGTATGCTCATAACTATAATCCAGAAAAATATAACAATCCTTTCGCATATATCACACAGCTTGTTACAAATGCTTTGATTCAAAGAATTAAACGTGAGAAAAAAGAAATTTATACCAAATATAAGTCATTTGACAATATGGGTGGATTCCAAGCATTCTCTGATGAAAATGTAGAGGATTTAGGAGTTGAAAATTTCAATGAAGCATCTGAAATGTATCAAGGTTACCTAGAATATATTGCAGAATATGAAGAAAAACAAGATGTGAAAAAACAGGTAGACAAATCTACAGACGGTCTGTTAGAATTCCTATCTGATAGTGATTAATTTTATCATGGAGAATAATAATGAGTAATGTATGGTTTACGTCAGATTGGCACATTGGCCACAAAAACATTCTGAAATACAGAGATGGATTCCAATCAACAGATGAGCACGATGCTACTCTTATAGAGAATTACCAATCATTAATTTCAAAACGTGACATTGTTTACTTTTTAGGTGATATGGTTTTTTACAACCGAAGGTCTGGAAAAACTTAAGTATTTGAAGGGTTCAAAGATTCTGATTCTTGGTAATCATGATTACCTCAAAGCTAGTGAGTTGTTAACTGTTTTTGATGATATTGTTGGTCCAATGAAATATAAAGGTTTTTGGTTATCTCACCATCCTATCCACCAACAAGAATTATACAATAAACCAAATATTCATGGTCATACTCATAACCAAAGAATTTTGTTGGGTGACGGTAGTCCAGATAAGAGATATTTTCCAGTTTGTCCTGAACATCACAAATATTCACCTGTGTCCTTTGAATCAATTAAGGAATTTTACAAATGCTAGCAATAATTACAGATACACATGTTGGAGCAAGGTCAAGTTCATCAATTTTTCGTGATTACATGAAGTTTTGGTATGATACTGTTTTCTTTCCAAAGTTAATGGAACAAGATTGCAAAACCATTTTACACTTAGGTGATTTCTTCGATAATAGAACTACAATATCAGTTCAAGATATTGATTTTGTTGTGAACTGGTTTGCCAAAAGATTGGTCGATGATGGTATTCAGTTTTATGTCACATTAGGTAATCACGATGTAGCATTTAAAAATACCAACAGAATTCACTCTCTGTCAATCTTAAAAGCAGCTGCACCTAATAATGTAACAGTTATTGAAGAAGCCAATGAATACTTATTTGACGGTAACAGATATCTGCTAGTCCCATGGATTAATGCAGAAAATTACCAAGACACGATGTCAAAAATTTCCAATACTCCGGATAAAGGTGATGTGATTGTAGCTGGACATTTTGAACTGTCTGGATTTTTACATTATAAAAATTCAATTCCTGCTACACACGGATTAGATGCATCTTTATTCAAAGATTTTAAAGAACTTTGGTCGGGTCACTTCCATCATAAGTCAAAAATTGGTAATGCAAGATATATGGGTTCTGCATTCCATCTAAACTGGCAAGATTATAATGATGATAGGGGGTTCCATTTTTATGATGGAACTCTATTAGAATTTGTACCAAACGAACATTGTCTATTCACACATGTCACATTTGAGGAAGATGTTTTCTCAAAGATGTCAGATAAAGAATATTCTGACCTTTTTGAAGGTATGTTTGTTCGGTTGACTGTTACTGGTGATTATAGTAAAGTTGCTTTAATGGACACGATTACAAAAATTAATCGGTCAAAACCACATGATTTACAGGTAATAAATGATAGCCTGGTGAATGGTGAATCAGAGACAGAGGAACAAGTTGAATCAAAAACTGCAAAATCAACTGCAGATTACATCACTTCTTATATTGAAGAAAGGCAAGATTTGAATACCACAGAGATTAAAACACTTGTACAAGATTTGTATGAATCAGCTATGAAAAATATGGCTAAGGGTGAATAAAATGACAGATGATGAAATTGCAGAAAAACTTGGAAAAATAATAGTTTCTACATATCCTAGGGTTGGTGAAAAAGGTGGTATGTCTATTTTTAGAACGGAAGTTGGTGTGCAAATAACTCATATAGGTACAGGTGTATCTGTTATTGTCGATTCTGAAAGAAATCAATACAAAAACAGAAGTATTGCATTACGTCAATTATATGAACGAGTTAAAGACATGCCTTCATATTCAGAATTATATGATATAGTATTAAATTTAAAACTTGCTTGTGAATTAGGTGTTCACATGTTTTTACTTAATGATGTTAATGTACCAAACACAATAGAAACTATGGAAGATGCTATTAATAAAGCAGATAAGGTGAAATATGATTGAATTCCAATATGTAAATTACAAGAATTTCCAATCTGCTGGAAATCAACCAATTCAAATTGACCTTAACAGATCACAATCCACTATGATTTCAGGTCAAAATGGATCTGGTAAATCTCAAGTTTTGGAAGCATTGACTTATGGTCTATTCGGCAAACCTTTAAAGAAGGTTACAATAGGTGGCCTAATCAATACAATAAACAAGAAAAATTTATTGGTAGAAGTTGTATTCAAGAAACAAGGTATCACGTACAAAGTCATACGAGGTCAAAAACCATCTGTATTAGAATTTTGGGTAAATGATCAACTTGTTGACCAATCTGCAAATGCTCGTGATTATCAAGCAAAGATTGAATATGTATTAGGAATGGATTACAAACTGTTCACTCAGATTGTTGTATTGAACAAAGAAAAATATGTTCCATTCATGGAACTTGGTGCTGCAGATCGGAGAAAAATTGTTGAGGATATTCTGGATATTGCAGTATTCTCATATATGTCAGATGAATTAAAATTGCGTACATCTACTCTGAATAATGATATTGAAGATTTGAAGTATGAACGTGCAAAGATTGAAACAAAGATTGTTGGTCAACAACGCCTGATTGCAGAGGCTAACTCCAATGTCGATGCACAAGTGGAATCAATTAAAACCAATATCTCCCTACTACAAACAGACAAAAGTGAAGCAGAATCACTCCTAGAAACTCTGAATAAGGAATTAGATAACCTAGGTGATGTTTCAAATGAAGTATCTGCTACAGAAAAAAGGAAACGTGAATTTGAACAAATTAGTGCCAAATTTGTAGCAAACAGCGATTCAATTAAAAAGACACTAGAGTTTTTCACAAGACATGATAATTGTCCAACATGCGGCCAAGAAATTGAAGAAACTCTTAAACAAGAAAAATCACATGAGTGCAATACAAAAATAGGTGATATTGCTGGTCATGCTAAACTGTTATCTGTAGAATATTCTAAAGTTATTGCAGAGTTAAATGATTTAAAACAAACTGTTAATAAAATCCAAGAGATTAAAAATGATATCCGGGTTCATATGAATACAATTTCAAGAATTGACAGAGACATTTCTGCCAAAGAACGTGAATTGGATTTATTGACTCGTGAATCTAAAGTTGGTGATTATGAAACTGAACTGGAGCAATATCAAGAAGAGTTCAAAGATAGGTCAGATTTATTAGAAAGTCTAATGAAGACAAAAGAAGTCTATGATAAAGTGAAATCAATACTAAAAGATGATGGTATAAAAGTATCTATTGTACGTGATTATATTCAGTTCATCAACCAACGTGTAAATGAATACTTGGCAACAATGGAATTTTATCTGAATATTCAACTAGATGAAAATTTCAATGACTCTATTAAAGCTGTTAACCGAGAAGGATTTGTTTATGACAATTTATCAACCGGTCAGAAAACAAGAGTATCACTTGCAGTTTATCTTGCTTTGTTAGAAGTTGCATCTCTGAAAAATTCAGTGGTGACAAATATAATTTGCATAGATGAAATCCTCGAAAACCTTGACTCTGTGGGTGTTCAGTTGGTTGTTAAGTTGTTCAGAGAGAAATTTGGTCACAAGAATCTGTTTGTTATCACACAGCGTGCTGATGAATTTGCAGATTTGTTCAGGTCAGAAATTAAATTTATCCTAAAGGATGGTTTTACAGAAAAACTGTAGACAAGATTGGAACCGGTTGTTATAATCGGTTCCAACTAAACATCGTGAAGGAATTTATATTATGACTGCAAAGACTCGCCTAATTGAAACTCTTAAACAATTTATTTCTGATAATGAATATTCTCCAAAGGTTTATGAACAGCAGAATGCTATCTTGGCATCAGAAGTGTTAGAACAAATTACTTCTTTGAATCTTGTCCAATGTGAGAAAATCGAGCGGAAGATAAATGAAATTCAAAAACCTGGTAAATTTGGAACAATAAAAGTTAGTCCTACAGATTATCTACAGTTTATATAACAAACTAAATAGACCTATTACTGATTAATAACTTTAATGGGTCTATTTTCTATGAGCGATGTTGAATTTTTAACAGAGATGTTTAACCTTAAAACAGCTAAAGGTTATGATTTTACTATAACAGATCCTTCTGACTGGGTATGGAAGGGTATCACTACATTCGAAGCTACATTTACCAATGAATCTGGTAAAGAATATTTGTTCCGTGTCCGCAGAGCAAAAGAATACGGTATTCATGCACGTCAAATCATGTTTTCATATAAGAAAAGTTCTGTAGGTAAAGCAAGTCAGAACTTAACTATGGATCCATCTACATTCAAAAAAGCTCTTGTTACATTTTTACGAATTTATGAAGCATATAAGTCAACAGAAGATGGTATGAAATCATCTGGTTATGTTGTGGCTTTACAGAAAGGTATCAGCAAATATGCTCCATTAATTGTACGTGCAATGAAACGTGCATTTAAATCTGAACCAAAGAAACGTCTAAGTTTGGTAGGTGTTAATCCTGATGCACCAGGTAATATTGTAGACTTATTCTATGAAATCAAAGCAAGTCCGTATCCAGCATTTAATGGTAAAGATTTTGACTATACTGCTATCACTTCAAATGATATGTTTTATAAGTTATCCGGCCTAGAGAAATCACCAGAAGCGGAAGAATCTGAAACTGTTGAAATTGATACAGAAGTAACTCCAAAAACAGTTGATGAATTACCTGATATCTATGGTTATTATGAAATAACCCATACTGCTTCATTTATAGGTGCACCATACTTGGAGTTAGGCTCAATTATTAGAGTCTATGCAACAAAGGTGAAAATTGAATTCTCTAAAGCATTCAACACAAATAAAATCACTATGGAAGGTGTAAGGTTATATTATCCATCTGGAAAATCCGATGTTGTTGATAATATGATTATTTACCAAGATGATCTTGAATATGGTATGAAACGTGTTGATGTTGAATCTGCAAAAATTAAAATTCAGAATTTCCTTAAACAGAATAATGATGAAGTTAAATCGGAAGAAACTACAACAAGTAGTATAGTTGAACCACAGGATTCTTATGTAGATGTTGAATCCGTTAAAACTAATGTTGGTAAACGGGTTCGAGCTTTAATTAACTCTGGTTCAAGTAGATTTAAAAAAGGATATATTGGTGTCATAGTTGCAGATGTTGCAGAAGTGACCGAAGAACATATTCAGATGTACAATATGAGCGGTTACAGCAAAGGTATGAAAGATGCTTATATCATAGAACCAGACAAACACAAAGGAACTTATGTCACTTTAAGTAAATCTGATCTGAATTATTCATATGATTTTATTGATGAAGTCGAAAAGGAGTTTGAAGCAGCGAAATCGGAATTTAATAAAAAGAATAGTACAGCTAATTTATCAAATAAACCTATTGCAAACTTACCAACTCAAGATCAACTGTTTAAGTCAGAAGTTTTATCTAGTGATTATTATGCAGCAATAACAAAAGTAGAGATTGGACCTCTAACATTGGATGTCGCTTCATATTCTATAGTTGATATTACAGAAAAACTTGAAAGTGTGCGTAAAATGTTGTCTGGTGTTGATAGAGAAACAACTCGTTCATATGTTGTTAAAGCTATTAATAGTGTAGAACGTCTATCAAATAAAATGGGTGAAATTGTTGCAGAGGAAATACAGAAAGCAGGATTAGAGATAAAATCTGGCGTGAAAGGTATTTCTGCATTGAAAGGTTATACAGGTAATGATTATAAACAAATTAACAAATACCTAAGGTTTGGAGTTTATAGTGATTCAAATCCAAATGGTATGCACGATAATTATAAAGAATATGTAACAAAACAAATATCAGATATTGATAAATTATTCGACAATCATGGTATTAGATTTCCGGAGCATCTAAAAGTTTATCGTGGTGGCTCAATTTCAAGACAAGAGATTGACGAACTGAATGCTGGTGGTGTCTATGAAATGAGTGCATATTCGTCTACTTCTGTTAAATCTGCTATTGCTCATAACTTTGCTAAAATTCAGCCACATGAATTTGGTACTTACTTGAGTAAAGATGGTGAAACATTACCAAATCTAGGTAATGATGGTTCAAATCAAGGTAATAAGATTTTCATGGAGATTGATCGCCTAGATAGATGTTTAGGTATTTTTATCTCTATGGCTTCACAACATAAAGCCGAACTTGAACTAATTTTGAATCGTGGTACAATGATTAAGTGTCGTAAAGACCATAAAGTTGTTCAAATCGGTAAAACAAGTCACGATGAAACATTAGGTAAGTGGTATGGTAAATTCTCTGTAGTTGATAAGGAATCTCTGTTAGAATCTTTGCCTATAGAATATAAGAAATTCTTACAGCGGATCAATGAAGTAACCGAACCACTTGATGATATTATGTTCAAATTAGGTTTGACTGAATTTGTACTAAGGGATATCGCAGAAGAGTTTGGAGTTGAGTTAGAAGTTCAACCAGAATAAAAATTCAATAAATTTTACAAAGGACGGTTTACACCACCGTCCTTTTTTGTTATTATGAATATGTATCTAGGAAATAGCAATTATGGGAGTTGCGCCTATCGACAATGTGATTAACAAGTGAGGTATATCATGAATGCAAAAACTTTAGCAAATGAATTAATTACTGGCTTACACGTCTATTACCAGTCACAACAGATCTTTTCAAATGAAGAAATCTCATTTTTTCTCTTTAATGGCCATAGAATGGCATCTGATGATTTGAGATATGACGAATTTGAGAGTATCTTCCCTAATTACTGGGAATATCGGAATCATTCACAAGAAATTTTGGAAATTTTATGCGACTAGCAGTTCATTCGGATTTACATCTGGAAATGCAGGATTTACCAGAACAATTTTTATTCGACGAAAGTTTCGATGTTTTAATATTGGCTGGTGATATAGTTGATGGTGACATTGACAACCAATATTATGGTTTTGGTAGCATACGCGATGTTTGTCCAAATAAACCTATTCTATTTGTACCTGGTAACCATGAATATTATGACAATCACATTGATTATGATTTCACCGAAATCTGCGACAAGTTCGATGTTCAAGTTTTGAATAATAGAAGTATTGATATTCAAGGTGTAAACTTTGTTGGTTCTACTCTATGGACAAACATGGAATCTGTAAATTCACATTATGACGATTTTCATGGTAATATCATTAGGCGAAGTATTGCAGATTTTAGTTTAATTCGAGATATGTCTTTGGATAAAATGAGGCAACTTGCAAAAGAAGCATATGAATTTTTGGAGCAAAACATAACAAAAGATTCTGTTGTTATTACTCATTTTAGTCCTTTGTTATGTCTAGGAAACCAAAGATTTCCAATCACAGATATAACTGCTTATTTTCAAAATGAATATCCGGAGTTGTTCTATCTTGAGCCTAAGGCTTGGATTTATGGCCATACTCATGGTAATGTAGCAAAACAAATCTATAACACACCAGTATATACGAACCAACATGGTTATAAACGTGAATGTGCCGGTGTATACAATCCTAATTTCATAGTTGAGATTTAACAATGGCTATTTTAATTGACTTAGAAACATTAGATAACAAACCTACTGCTTTGATACTCGATATAGCCGTGGTTAAATTTGAAGAAAAGGATAATGACAAATTTTCTGATTTGGTTGCTGATACAAACAGACATTTCTATCGTAAATTGGATGTATTATCACAAGACGGAGGAAGAACAGTTTCTGAATCTACTATTGATTGGTGGAGTAAACAAGAACCAGAAGCAAGGAAAATTTTAAAAAAATCTGATGAAGATGTATCATTACAAGTTGCTCTGATGGATTTGAAAAACTGGTTGGAAATGAAACGGTTCAGTTTAAAATATGATATTGCATATTGTCGTGGTCAGTCTTTTGATTTTCCTATTCTTGCAGATGCGGCTCATAGATTATTTGATACCTGGTCTTTAGGTTACTCTATGTTTCCTTGTGCTTTCTATAATCAACGTGATATTCGCACAGCTTTAACATATGCTATGCTTGACCCTAAAGTGCGTAAAATCCCTGTCGAAAGGGGTACATTTGATGGTTTTGTAAAACACAATGCTATTCATGACTGTTGTAAAGATGCAATTTTATTACAAACTGTATTAAGATATGCAAATGGTACTCAAGACTTACCCGATCTTGAAGATTGTGATTGGATTTAAAAACCTATAAATAGTTAGTGTTCATTAACTATTAAAGGCAATAATATGTCACTGTTACAATTACAAGAATTTATTGACATCAATGAAGATTTGGATTTGGTCCTAGAATCAGAACAAACTCAATTCACAGATGAGCAATTAGAAAAAGCTGAATATTTTGAGTTAAAATGGAACCCAGTTAGCGGTGGAACAAAACTGCATATTTACGATGAAGCTGGTGAGCCACTAGGTAGTGTTGAATATCCAGATGAAGATGTTGCAATTGAAATGGCTTTAGAGTTATTTGACTTTGAAGAAGATGACCTATATGATATGGAATCATATGCTTGGGCAAATGATGACATTCAAGGTACGCGTGAGTGGGAAGCTCTTCAAGATGATGGTACCTCTGGTGAATAAGTTATTTTTGATTTTTGTGATGGTTCTATTAGTTGGATGCGAACCGAGAAAATCAAATATTGAACCAGAATGGAATCGAGAAAATGTCGAAATTCAAACAACCCCGTTTGTTTTCGACAATAAACGTGATATGCATAAAGCTCTTTCTGTTAGGTTAGATAGAGATATTGACCCTAACTTAGAAGGTATGGCTATTATGAGTCCAGATGATACATTCTGCGAATTATTCATTGTGAGACCTAATAGGATTGATGATCAACATACGTTGACACTTGGTCATGAGTTTCTACATTGTATCTATGGTAGGTATCACAAAGAAAATCACTAACAATTTTCTTGTTTACAAACATGGGAACATAGGTTAAAATGTTCCCATTGTTATTTTTGGAGTTTGAATATGAAAATTGTTGTTCCATTTTTAATCTATGACGGTAATAAATTGGATGCAAAATCTGTTTATGGTGGTATTGAACGGTTTATTCAACTCATTTATCGTCATGCAAATGCAGAAGTTGTTCCTTTCTATTATACTACCAAAGAACGAGATGCTAGAGTAGTCACAAAACAACTTGCTGCTTTTATTCATAATGAACAACCAGATATAGTTATTGTTAATTTAGACAGTGCTACATTAACAGTAAATCTACAAAAAATTATAGATGTTCCAATTCTATACATTACCCATTCAGCATCAGGTGGAATTTTCAAGATTCCCCAAATGGAATTCATGCAGAAGTTTGTTGATAATGGTGGTACAATGGCCATGGTTAGTCAGTGGCAGTTTAAAGGAATGGATGAAATGTCCAAAAGAGTTCTAGGTAGACCTTTTACTCTTAATGGAGGTTTTATTAATTCTGCATTTTGTTCTGGATTAGAACAACCTACAAATAATATAGCACGAGATGTGATAACAATAGGTAGAATGGATGCTTGCAAAAAGCCATTCCTATTACACAAATGTGCTGGTAGCTCTAATCTGAATACACTGGTGATAACAGCTGTTGGCCAAGAATTATCTCCATCTAACCAAAAATATTATGAATCCAATCAACACTGGCAAGCTCCTAGACATGTGTTGTACAATCTACCTCACGTAGAAGTATTGAAACATTTGTCAGAATCTGGTGCTTATTTTTCTACCTGTGCAAGGGAAACTTGGGGTATAACAGCATTGGAAGCATTTTCGCACGGTGTTCCTGTGATTTTGTTAAATAATGCAGAAAACAAATATGAACATGCATCCCAAGCTATTGCTCCTAGTTCAGAATTTTACGCCACAATAGGCTCAATTAAAACAGAAGAATTTGTATTAGCTGTTGACAAACTCAGAAATATAGATAGACTTGCACTATCTCAAATGACAAAAGAGAAGCATAGTAAGGATTTATGGATTAAAAATCTACATAACCTTATTGATAAGACAATAGAGATTTATAAAGGCAACAAAAAGCCTGTAAATCTATTTACAATATGAACAGAGGTGATTTATGTCTGCAAAACTACTTTCTACATCTTTGTGGATGATAAATCCACTCGAATTACAACCTTTATCAGATTCATCCTATGATAACATTGCATTCGATTTTCTACACAATTGTGATGATGTTACAGCGGAAAATCTGATGCAGTTTTTATTAAAATCAACAACTTTACAGTTCGACGAAAAAGTTTTGTTGACAAAATGTCAGAACAGTTTAGGATTATACCTAGAAAACAAGAAAATTGTTAATGAATTTATGTTTGATCAATTAAATTAATGTAGCGAGGTGAAATATTATGGAACGGAAAATTAAAACATTATCTCTGAAAAAAGATCAATATGGCTATGTGAATGGTCGCGGTAAATCAAAATATTGGGGTGTCACAACAGCACCATCTGCTCACGGTAAAGATATTTGGATTGTATCTGTTCAAGATTATACCGGTACAACAAAAACAATTCGTTCTAAAGGTTTTGTTTTACAAGAATTGGATGCAGCTATCATTGCGGCTCACTTTTATGAAGTGATTAAAAGTGGTCGTCCTTTCAATAAGTTTACAGTTAAATCACATTGTGGCAAATATGTACTAACTGTTCATCCACATTTAAACTATGTTGTCAAAGATACAGTGGCAGTTCAGAGTACAATTTTTGATAATGTTGAATTGGATATGAAACCTCGCGAAGTGGAAATTCCGCAACCAGTTAAAGTATCTGATCAACCAGTTAGTTATGTTGCTTTGGTAAAAATGATCACGTCCGCTCAGTTATCAAACGAGCAAATTGATTCACTACAAGCATTACTGAATTTAAAAGTTAAGTAATATCGTTTGTCAAACAAAGGAGGTATATTTTGTACGTCCTTTTTACATAGAGGAAAATAAATGAATTTTAATAAACTTGCAGAACAGATTAATGAAGTTATCCGTTGGAATTTTGTTTCACAGAATGGGAGCCATGATTTTTCTAATGAGAAAAAAGTTAAACAGAATGACTACGTCGAAGAAGAAGCAATGGAGACTATTGCAGCAATCGCAACAAAAGACCTACAAGAAATCTTTGACGGAACAGGTGACATCCTAGTAACATATTCATATCTCTGTTTTCTGTGTAACCCAGAGCAAGAAATCACTGCTGAACTGTTAAATCGAATCAAATATGATTATGCAAATTATATTGATGATACTCAAAAAATCCATTGGTCACAATTGGTTAGTCAAGTAACAGACCTTGTGAATATGGCAAATTATTTGCTGGAAATGGACGATGAAACGATTTACCCCCGTGATGAAATTTTAGAAGAATTGGTAGGACTTCTGGAATTAATGAGATTAGCTTACCCGAATGTTGACCTATATGGTGCAATTGATGCTATTCTGGAATCTAATTGGAGTAAATTCCCGTTACTGACAGACCAGACTCCAGCTCAAATTGAACAAGAATGTCGCTGGATTGAGATTCATCGCAAGAAGAACAATGTTGCGGCTTCTATTGTTCAGTCTGGTGATAAAATGTATATTGTCTTCCGTGATGATCATGGCCAAGGCAAAATCATGAAACCTTCTACATTCGCAGAACCAAATTTTAAAGTTTAAACCCAACAGGGAGTTCTAAATTTTAGGACTCCCTTGCTAGACAAACTCATCTTTGTGTTTTAGAATATAAATCCCACCAAGTGTTTCAGGAGTACCTCAATGAGCCTAGCAAACGGCGCACTTTATACATATTACAGACAATATGGTAATAAAATTCTATTCAGATACAGAAAAAACGGTAAGTCGTATTCAAAACAAGTTGATTTCTACCAACCAAGTTTATTCACCAGATGCGATAATGATGAAGGTGATGCAAATTCGATTTATGGATTTCCTCTAACAAGAAAAACATTCAACGGTATCAGAGAAGCCAAAGATTTTGCTTCTATGTACAAAGACGTTGAAGGTTTTGAAATTCATGGTAATTCAAACTATGCAAATCAATTCATAATTGAGTTATATGAAGGCAAAATGCCCGACTTTACTCCAGATATGATTCGAGTTGGTTATCTTGACATCGAGGTAGATAGTCCAAATGAATTCCCCGAACCATCTGTAGCCAAATGGCCTATTAATGGTATCACCTTTTATGATACTTTCACTGATACCTATTATTGTTTCGGCGATAAACCTTATATCCACAACAAACAAAACGAATATGTTGGTGACCTTAAAGTTGAATATATGTTATGTACAGATGAAATTGATCTGTTAAATAATATGTTAAATCACTTTAAAACATTTAACTATGATGTAACAACTGGTTGGAACTCAGAAAAATTCGATATACCTTATATTATTCGTCGATGTTATTCACTTATCGGTGAAGATAAAACGAATAACAGTATCTCACCTTTCGGCATCATCAAAGAAAAATCGGGATATGATGATTTTGGTCAAGAATCTGTGACATTTGAAATTTTCGGTTCACCACACATTGATTATCTTGAACTGTACAAGAAACACAATTTCAAATCACGTGAATCATATAAACTTGATTACATTGCTCACGTCGAATTAGGTAAAGCAAAAGTCAGTTATGAAGAAGCTGGTACATTATCAAAGCTGTATCATACAGATCCACAAAAATTCTATGAATATAATATAACAGACGTTCGAATCATCAAGGACTTAGATGATAAGTTAGGATTCCTGTCAATTACCTACATCATAGCTTATTACTCGTTATCGAACTATGTAGACACACTCGGAACGGTAAAGATGTGGGAACAATTACTTGCTAAACACTTGTATAGTACAGGTAAAGTCCCTCCATTCCGTCGTGTAGCTAATACAAAAGATGAACCTTTCGAGGGTGCCTTTGTACACCCAACTCAAGTAGGATACTGTCAATGGGTTTTATCTATTGACTTGAATTCACTTTATCCTATGAACGAAATTCAATATAACATTGGTCCAGAGACTTATATTCCGGTAGACAAACTTCCGCCAGAATTGAAACTTCTGAAATCAAAATATACATTGGATGATTTGGTTCATAAGCGGGTAGATTTATCTGTTCTACAGAAATATAATGTTTGTATGACTGGATTTTTTGAATTCTATCGTAGAGATATTAAAAGTTGTGTTGCAGAAATCAAAGATGTTTTGTACTCAGATAGAAAAATGTATAAAAAGCGTATGTTGGCTGCAGAAAGTGTTGTTGAAAAACTCAAAGCAGAAAAAGCAGATCAATTCGAATTAAAGAAACAAGAATCCATAGCAGTATTGAATAATAATATTCAACAATCGTTGAAAATTGTTTTGAATGGGGGCTATGGTGCTGTGGCAAATTCTTCATTTTTATACTATTTGTTACAGAATGCTGCATCAATTACATTATCTGGTCAGTTAATTAATAAATGGACTCACGTTAGGGTTAATCATTTATTGAATGAGTTACTCGGTACGGACAAATCAATTAGTCGCACGGTAGCTGGAGACACAGATTCTCTTTATTTGTGTTTGGATGATGTTGTGAAATATATGAAGATTGACCATTTATCCGATGATGAAATTGCTAATAAACTGGATGAATTCCACAAAACAATTCTTGAACCTAAGATTAAAGAATGGTGTTTGGAATTAGCATCTTATATGAATGCAGTTGAAAATAAGATGGTATGGGAACGTGAAGTTATAGCATCTTCTGCAATCTATGTAGCAAAGAAAAAATATGCTATGATGGTAATTGATTCTGAAGGTGTTAGATATGAAAAACCAAAACTGAAAATGGTTGGTTTAGAAGCAATTAAAGCATCTGCATATCCAGAATGGGCTAGAGGTTATCTCAAGAAAGCATATGAAGTATGTTTGACTAAATCAGAAGTTGATTTACAGGAATATGTTTCATATGTTCAGAGTCAATTTGGTAAATTTGCCCCTAGTGAGATAGCTTCACCTCGTGGTGTTAATGGTTTAGAAAAATATTCTGATCCAGTCGCAATTTGTACTAAGGGTACTCCTAAACACGTTCGTGCTGCACTGGTTCATAACTGGTTGGTTGATAAAAAGGGTTTAACTAATATTGAGAAAATAACAAGTAGTAGTAAGATTAAGTATATTGAACTAAAGATGCCTAATCCTATTAATCAACCTGTTGTAGGCTTTACAACCCATTTACCACCAGAATTTGGATTGGATCAATATGTTGATAGGGATTCAGTTTTTAAATCCTGTTTCTTACAACCACTAAGGCTATTCCTATCTGCGATTAGTTGGTCAGATGAACCGATTATTTCACTAGACAGTTTCTTTGGCTAGACAAGAATGCTCCAATATGATAGAATAAATCTATTGGAGCAAACCTTTAGGAGTTTCAAATGTTACCAAAAATGATAGGTATTGTAGGTCTAGCAGGTAGTGGCAAAGACACTCTCTGTGATATCCTATTAACAGAACATCAAGAATTTTTAACATATAAGCGATATGCATTTGCAGATCCTTTAAAAACGTTCACATCAAATGTTTTTGATTTGGATATTAGTTATTGTTATGACCGAGAATTAAAAGAGCAAAATATTCAGATGACTTTCGCAAAAGTTGATCTGTTTCAAAGATTCAGAACAGAGTTTTTGGATTTGATGCAAAAATATGCTAAAGTGAAACAATTTGAATATATGCACGAGGTGTGGGAATTTTTGTTTGGTCCAAATGTAGAACAAGAATCTGTTATTCGCAGATTCTATTCTATGTTCATCTCCGTAATTCACAGATATATTGAACCACAAAGTTGGTATGAGCAATTCTGGTACAAATATATCATCCGTGATGAAGTCTATACATTCAATGTTTCTCCAAGAGTTTTGTTACAATTATTAGGAACAGAATTTTTCCGGAATTATGTCGACCAAGCTTTCTGGTCAACAATTGCACCTACTTCAAATATGATTTTCACAGATGTGAGATTCTATGAAGAATATGACCATGTTGTTGATAATGGTGGTGTAATTATCAGAGTAACAAACAAAAATCAAAAACAAATCTCGGAATCTGCTCATGCGTCAGAGGCTTTGGCTTCTATGTTTGAATCTGATTATGAAGTTGTTAATGACGGTTTAAACTTAAATGCCTTTAGAGCAGAAATAAAAACATTAGTAGGGAAATTACATGACCACAAACCTAGAAACGATTAAATTTTCAGTAGTTGATTCCGAGAATACAAATGGTCTTTATGAGTACGTGGCCAATATTCTGTGTAAAGATGAATCGTTGCCTACTACGGTAACACAGACTGACAGATATGTTTTATTGGAGTCAACTCCAGAGATTCTGAAAACTGTTATTGACCGTTTTATGGAAGATTATTGTACATTAGGTTTTGAAATTGAACAAGAGTTTGACTTATTTGATGTCATAGTTTATTGTTCCAATCCTGAACTCCAAGCATTCTATACTGGTATGCGCCTTAATATTCACGAAGCTGAAACTGCCGCATTGGTAGATTGTATCAATGATATTAATGCTACAGTCGAAAAACTTGCTTCACTATCTGGATATATGGATGTTCAAAATACATTAAATGGTACATACAAATTACGTCACGTAATTAATGCGATCGTTCATGCACTTGAACAAAAAGGGATTTTCCTAGATTTGGAAAACCTTGACGAATTATATGAAAATGTTCACTAAGAGGAAATAAAATGTCAAGTTTGATGAGTAAGATGTTAAAAGCTGGTGCTATTAAAGAATCGGCAGTTTTGTCTAAGTCTAATTTTTTCGGTGATTTAGGTTTTATTAAATTATCTGTTCCTATGATGAACGTATATTTCTCTGGTAGTTTTGATGGCGGTATCTCACCTGGTCTTCATATGTTAGCCGGTCCAAGTAAGCATTTCAAATCTAACATGGGATTAGTGGCAGTAAAAGCATTCTTAGAACAAGAACAAGATGGTGTTGTTCTATTCTATGATAGTGAATTTGGTTCTACAGAAAAATACTTTAAATCATTTGGTATTGATACTGATCGGATTCTTCACTTACCAATTATGAATATCGAAGAATTAAAATTTGATATTGTTCAGAAATTAGAAGCTGTAGAAAAAGGTGAAAAAGTATTCATCTTTATTGACTCAGTTGGTAACTTGGCTTCAAAGAAAGAAGTTGAAGATGCCATGAATGAGAAATCTGTTGCAGATATGACACGGGCGAAACAACTTAAAAGTTTATGGCGTATGGTTACACCTTATCTAACTACAAAGCGGATTACTTGTGTCTGCGTTAACCATTCCTATGACACGCAGGAGATGTTTTCAAAATCTGTAATGTCTGGTGGTACTGGAGGGATGTACAGTGCAAATTCTGTAGCCATTATAGGTAAACGTCAGATTAAAGAAGGTGCGGAATTAATGGGTTGGGAATTCGTACTTAATGCAGAAAAATCCCGTTATATCAAAGAAAAATCTTCAATTCCTATCCGTGTTTTATATGATGGTGGTATTGACAAATATTCAGGTTTACTAGAAATTGCAGAAGCTATTGGATATGTTGAAAAACCTAAGAATGGTTGGTTCACTAGACCGTTATTTGATAATGGTAAAAATTGGCGTCGTAAAGATACAAATACTGCAGAATTTTGGGATCCATTATTAGCAAATGAAGGGTTCAAAAAGAAAGTGGAACAGATGTTTTCTTTAGGTAACAAAGAAAAATTTGAAGACCCTGATTTTGATCCAGAAACAGGTGAAATTTTTGAAGATGATTCAGAAGAAGCAGGTTTATTTTCTGATAATTAATTTGCCTTGACAGAAGTTGCTAGCTATATTATGCTAGCAACTCTTTTTTATCATGGAGTGTTAGATGTTATCAATTGAATCATCAATTGTGAAATCCCTAATTTATAATGAAGAATATGCCAGATCTGTTGTACCACATTTAAAACCAGATTTTTTTGACGGACATCACAGAGAAATTTTTTTACTGTATAATGAGTTATTTGAGAAATACCACAAGCCACCTACAGTGGAAGCTCTTGTTGTTGGTTTAAAAGGTAAATCTGTCACAGAAGATGTTTTTGAATCAGCAATAACTGAATTAAGTGATGCTTATAAAGGTAAAGACGAATTACCAGATACCCAATGGTTGATTGATGAAACAGAAAAGTATTGCATTGACAAAGCTATGTTCAATGCAATTTACAAATCTATTTCTATCCTTGAAGGTGGCGAAAAAACATTAGACAAACATGCTATTCCAGATATTCTTGAAGATGCTCTGTCTATTAGTTTTAATACGACTATCGGTTCAGACTATTTTGATGATTTGGAAGCGCGATTAGAATACTATACCAATCCAGACAGCAAATTGCCGTTTCCTTTAAGTGCTTTGAATAATTTAACCAATGGTGGACTACCACCTAAAACATTGAATGTATTTCTTGCTGGAACAAACGTTGGTAAATCAGCTCTAATGTGTTTCTTAGCTGGTGAATGGCTAAAAGCAGGTAAAAATGTTCTGTATATTTCTATGGAGATGTCAGAAGAAGCTATTCAAGAACGGATAGATGCAAACCTTTTAGATATAAAAACAGACGACTTGAAAAAACCAGATTTAAATAAAGACTTGATTCGGTCAAAAATTCAAGCATTAAGAAAAAAGTCTACAGGTAGGTTAATAGCTAAGGAATATCCAACAGGTTCTGCCCATGCTGGCCATTTTAGACATTTGCTCAAAGAATTGAGTCAAAAGAAAAAATTTAAACCCGATGTAATATTCATAGACTATATCAATATATGTTCTAGTTCAAGATTTAAGTCGGGTTCTGGCGCAAATTCTTATACTATAGTCAAATCTATTGCAGAGGAATTACGTGGTCTTGCTGTGGAACATGAAGTACCTATTGTTACAGCTACTCAAACAACACGGGAAGGTTCTACCAGTCAAAGTCCTGATATGACATCGACTTCAGAGTCCTTTGGACTTCCGGCAACTGCCGACCTATTCGTAGCTATTATTACCAACGAGGAATTACTGGAAATGGGTAGACAGATGATGATTCTACTTAAAACCAGATATGGTAATAAACAAGGTGCAAAATCTCAGTTGGTAGCAATCGACTTTGATAAAATGAGATATTCGGACGTAGTTACATCAGATGTATCACAACAGATTCAACAAACTGTTGGCAAACGGACTCCAGATACTATAAAACCAAAAGTTACAGGGATTCCATCTGGTATTAACTGGGACGAATAAAAAGTTGTAGACAAACAGGAATTAGATGTTATACTGGTTCCTGTTAATTAAACCAAAACAGTGAAGGAAAAAATTAAATGTCAGTAGAACAAACATCAATCGTTATTCCAAGTAGTCCAGCAGATATTAAGGACCTTTACCTGGTAATCAAACAAATCAGCGATTCAAAAGAGCGTGTAGAAGCTGAGGTATCATATCAACGTGAAGCGATTAAAGCATTAGCGGAGAAATATGATATTGATGCAAAATATATCCGCAACCTGGTAGTTGATTATCACAAAGATCGGTTCGATCAGAAAGCTGATGAATTTGAACAATATGCTGATCTATACGAAAAAGTTATTGTTCAAGGTGCAAAATTAGCAAATCCATCATCAATTTCTGTTGATGATGAAGATGATATGTGTTAATATTTAAGAGTTAAACATTCGGGTCGGATAGTTTCATAGAACAATTGAGACATTGCGAACCGACCCGAACAAGATTAAAAGTCAAAATTTATCTGGTACTGCAGGTCCAAAAAGATTGGTGAAAATGTCGCCAAATGATAAATTGTTTAAGTTGTATCAACGAACAGACTTTTATATTTGTTTTGGTAATCCGCGAAAAACTGGTGATTGTGAAACTTGTGCGCACTCGGATTAGCAAAAGAAACTGCACTCCGACTTTTTATTCCGGCCGGGTAGAAAAATCGGGTAGTAGGGATTATCAAAACAAATATAAAATATGGTTTGTGAAATAGAGGTTCGAATCCTCGGTTCTAGTGTAAAACACTTGATGGGACCAAGCAAGGTTGCCAAACCATATTTTATAGATTTAGGTCGCAAATAACAGTGTCCCAGCAACAGGTGGTAATCTGTTCCTAGTTTAGTTTGTCTAGGTGGATTTGTCCAATAGCTCATAGGTTCTATTGGAACGTAGATATGGTCCAATAACAGTTGCAGGTGGAGCGTCTTACCTCCTTGGCGTGATCCATCCGTAGATGACTACGATAGTGTCATAAAAATTCAAGTCCCTTAAGCTAATGTGGTAATAGCATCCGGCTCATAACCGGAAGGACAGGGTTCGACTCCCTGGAGGGACACCAAATTCCGAAAAAGAGAACAAATGTTCTCTTTTTTGCTATCATATATAGGTTTACATAATGATGTATTTAATTTAAAATCTATTTGATTGGTTTGTTATTGGAGATAACATGAGTAGGAATAATAAAGTATTGAATGTGTTTGGTGGATTATCATACGAAAATCCGAGATATGCTTCCGAAGATAATCCTTGGGATATGTGGGATGGTATGCCACACTATGACCCAGCAAACGTGAGAACAAAAGAGGCATATGCTTCACTTGAAGTTGAATTTGAAGAAGGTGATGAAGAATCTGTACAGAAATTTGCAGAAATTATTGAACAAACTGTTACAGACAGATCAAAAACTCTTTGGTATCCAAAGTTAGTCCGTAGTGATTATACAATAGGTTATTCTGGTGAACACCATCGCGGTGAACCTATAAATCCTGACAATTATCCAAAATATCCATTTTATATTGTTTCTAAGTCAAGATGGGATGTCAGAATGACATCAGAATCGTTGATTGAACAGGGTATAAAACACTATATGGTGGTGGAAGAATCTCAGTTGGAAAAATATGCAGCTAAGGTGGATCCAAATTGGGTAACATTAATCACCATTCCGCAGAAATACTTTGACGAATATGACACTTTTGATGATTTAGGAAATACAAAATCAAAAGGTCCTGGTCCAGCAAGAAACTTTGCATGGGAACACTCTATGTCATTGGGATATAAGCGACATTGGGTTCTTGATGATAACCAGCGCAGATTTTTCAGATCACAACAGGATATGCGGTACTATAATATGAGTGCAGCAATGTGGCGTGCAATGGAAGACCATACAGACAGGTTTGAAAATGTCTACATTAGTGGACCACATTATAAGTTCTTTGTTGTACCAGATAAAAATCGCCCACCATTTTTACAAAATTGTCGGATTTATTCAACATTATTAATCAGAAATGACATTCCATACCGTTGGAGAGGTCGATATAATGAAGATACTGACTTGTCATTGCGAGTATTAAAAGATGGATTTTGCACAATTCAATATAATGCATTCTCTACTGGAAAATTGGTAACTCAAGCAGTAAAAGGTGGTAATACGGAAGCGTTCTATGGTAAAGAGGGCACATTACCTAAGTCACAAATGCTTGTTGATATGCATCCAGATGTAGCAGAATTGAAATGGATGCACGGTCGTTGGCACCATTATGTAGATTATTCACCATTTAGAAAAACACGCCTAATTTATGCCAAAGATTATCATGTTAATCCTGATTCAGAGTATGGTATGAAATTAGAAAAAATCTATATTGAAGAAACAGAACTTGACGAGGAAGTTGATAATGGCTAAAAAATCAATGTATTATGAACCTAATGCTCACTTAAAAGGTGAAGATACAGGACCAAAAAAACGGAAACTGATGATTCGTTTTAGGAATCAGGAAGATGTTAACCGATTTACGGAAAGGTCTGGTATAGCTATTACACCAGGTAAAAACAATAAAGTTAGTTTCCCTGTTGGAATAAAATTGGAAGATTTTTTTAATTAAAGTGTTGACAAATTGGAGCCAGTTGATATGATTGGCTCCAGTTAAACAAGAAATAAATTTAAAAAAACTTGTTGACAAGTATCATAAACAGTTTAGAATAAAACATATTAAACATATATTGGAGCCATAAAATGAAAAAATTTACGGATTTTATAGCAGAATCACAAAAAACAATTGAATGGCCATCAGATGTTAAAAAAATTCGTCCGTCCGATTCAGCAGTTAAAAAGGGACATATATATGGACTGTTTGATAGAAACACTAGAAAGTATATTGAAGGCAATTTAACACCAAAATCTGCTCGGGCTGCAAGAGATGCATTGTTAGCTTCTATACCAAACGCAGATATTATAGTTACGGGACCACATTATGGCGCTCGTCCTTGGGAAAATCAATAAAAAATTTTATGTAATTATAAGATCCCTAAAGAAAGAGGTTCTACAGCAATCAAAACCTCAATCTGCAAAATTGACTATGTAACCTCTGTCTTTAGGGATCTTTGTTAGAATATATCGAAAAGGATAGTTACAGCAAACAAAAACTGCTAATTTGGTCTAGCGACAAAACTATCCTGTTTTCGATGTGTTTTTAAATTTTAATTAAATGATAAATGGAGTGTGGATTATGTTGAAACAAGAAATTTTAGATGTTGTGGATCCGTTAGTGGTAAAGCGGTTAGCCGCAGCTGGTGAAGATGCAGAACATACTTTTGAGCGTCGATTCAAAGAACGGAAGAAATCTGCGATTGTTGCATTTATTCTGAGTTTGTTTGGATTGCATCGATTTTACTACGGTCAAATTGGTTTAGGTGTGTTGATGTTATTCACCTTAATGTTAGGTGGCATCGGTTTAATTTGGATCATTGTAGATTGGTTCACGATGCGCAAATGGATTCGCAATTACAATGATGATTTAGCGATGGATATCATGCGACAAGTTGCACCACAATAAAAAATGAATGCAGACTATTAATAGTTTGCATCTAAAAGGATTCTTACAGCAACAAAAACTACAATGCTAATGTCGTGGTCAGAGGTTCGAGTCCTCTCGGAGATGAAAGTCTCTGTAGCTCAGTTGGTAGAGCACGTAAACAGAATCCTGTTAGATGTGAATTAAAAAGTTTCAAAGAACCCATGCAGCATTTAAAAACAACCTGGATGTCGGTGGTTCGAGTCCACCCAGAGGCGAAAGCCAATGTAGCTCAGTTGGGAGAGCGCCTGGCCAATAAAGTGGTTCTGACAATAAAATAAATTTGGAATGGTCTCTTGCAGCAACAAAACTATTCCATACCAAGGACGTGATTCCGATTCAATTCCGGAGTTCCGAATTTTCGGAACTGGTGTAATGGTAGCATACGTAAAAACAGAGACCAGTCCAAATTTATTTTATATAAATACTTTTATTTGAAGGTATTAGTATGAAAAGTTTTAAAGATTTTTTAACCGAAGCTACAGTAAAAGATAATGGTAAATGTAATGTAAAAATTTCCGGTGGAAATGGTACACATACAGGTTTATCTTTCACAACAAAAAGTACCTTTACTGGTGTAACAATAGATGTAAAGGATTCATCTGGTAAATCTGTTATTTCATTAGATTTATTAAAATAATAAAAGTGTTTACATGAACAAAAGCCTAGGTTATTATATCTAGGCTTTTTAATTTTAACGGCCTAATCCTGGGCCCGAATGGAGTGAAATGTTATGTCAAAATTATTCAATGCAACTCAAACATCTATGTCATTGACAGAAAATGGTGCTGTTACTCATGGTTCAACACTTGATGCTTGTCTGGATCTGTTTTTCAAAATTGGTGCTTCTCGTGGAAAGAATATTTCTCATAATGTTATGAAAGCATACGGTGAAAATCCAAAACTGACAAGTCAGATTTTATTTCATGCACGTGATATCCGTGGTGGTTCAGGTGAACGACAGTTATTCCGTGATAACGTTATGACGGTTATCAACAAAGAAAATGCTTTCCGTGTTATGGCAAAGACTGTTGAAGTTGGTCGTTGGGATGATTTACATGTGTTCATCAATACACCGTATCAAGATTTAGCTGTTTCTATTACTGCAGATGCTTTAATGGAAGGTAACGCATTAGCAGCAAAGTGGACACCTCGCAAAGGTCCTATGTTTAATTTACTGCGCAAGAAAATGGGATTGGATCCTAAATCATTACGTAAAATGTTGGTGAATTTGTCAAATACTGTAGAGCAGAAAATGTCTGCTGGTAATTGGTCAGAAATTGACTATGCAAAATTACCATCAGTTGCATCTGCTCGATATATGACAGCTTTTCATCGAAATGACGCAGTTCGTTATGAAGCATACAAACAAGCATTATCAAAAGGTGAAACAAAAATCAATGCTGGCGCTGTTTATCCTTATGATATTGTAAAATCATTAAGATATGGTATGGTTAATAATGAATCTGTTGCAGAAGCACAATGGAAAGCACTTCCAAATTACATGGAAGGGAAACAGACTAGGATTTTACCTGTCATTGATGTTTCATCATCTATGAATTGTTCTGCTGGCGGTAGTTCAGTTTCATGTATGGATGTTGCGGTATCATTAGGTCTTTATGTAGCAGAACGAAATGAAGGTGTTTTTAAGGATCAGTTTATAACTTTCGATGAAAGTCCTAAGATGATGCAAATTAAAGGTACATTTGCTAACCGTATCAGAGGAATTTATGCAGCTCCTTGGGGTGGTTCTACAAATTTACAAGCAACATTCCAACTAATCTTGGATGCAGCAGTGAAACACAAATTAAGCCAGGAAGATTTACCGGAACAGTTGTTGATTTTCTCTGATATGGAATTTAATCGAATTAGTGGCTATAATGTTAACAAGAACTCAACCAACTTTGAATGGGCAAAAAAGGAATTTACCAAGAAAGGTTATACTTTACCGCAAGTTGTATTCTGGAACCTAAATGCTCGGAACGATAATTTCCCAGTACAAAAAGATGATACTGGTGCCCTATTGGTTTCTGGTTTTAGTCCATCTCTGTTGAAATCTGTAGTATGTGGAACAGAATATAACCCATATGAAATGATGTTAAAAGTTGTAGATGTTGACAGATATACAATTTAATGAAATAGTTGTTGACAGAGTAGAATTAACAGTTTAATATATACATATACCGACAAGAAGTGACCAGTTAAATTTTGTGTAGAATCTAAATGGTTTGTCGGTATATAAATAAATTTTCGGTTATCCGTTTGACGGTGTAGTGAGAAGTAACTTACCTCTGACCGATAAATTTATTCTAAGTATATTTTGATGCGGGTGGGAGGTAAGGTATCTTGCTGGTCTCATAAGCCAGAAGAATGTGATTCGATTTCACAACCCGCATCAAAATATATTTCCGTTGTTGGGATAGTGGTTGTCCACTGCGTTTGGGGCGCAGATCACGAAGGTTCGAATCCTTCACAACGGACCAGAATTGATGCACCATTCGTCTATCGGTTAGGACTCAAGGTTTTCAACCTTGCAAGAGCGGTTCGATTCCGCTATGGTGTACCAAACACCCATTGATGCTCAGTAATTGGCGTGACATACTGTAAGTCCAATGAATCGTTAGTATCGATGGACGGAACTGTAGCTCAATAGGTAGAGCATTCTCTTGATAAGGGAAAGGTCACTGGTTCGACTCCAGTCGGTTCCACCAAGTTTAAGGGTGTGCGGCAACGACGGTGGTGTTGCAACGGACTGTAAATCCGTTCCCACAGGGTAAACATTGTAGGTTCGAATCCTACCGCACCCACCAAAGAAGATTGGCCGAGAGGTTTAAGGCACCGGTCTTGAAAACCGGCACTCCTTCGGGGGTCGTGAGTTCGAATCTCACATCTTCTGCCAGATTTTAATGGGTAGTTAGCTCAGTTGGTTAGAGCAGCAGACTAAAAACTTATATTTTATAAATAATAGTATTTACCAAAAGTGACTACTGTTATGAAATGTAAGTTTTGTATGAAAGAATGTAAAAATAACAATTCTTTAAGTGCTCATCAAAGATTTTGTAAGCTCAATCCTGAAAGACAATTTACACCATTTCAAGATATTGAGAAGCAAAAAGAGATAGCAAAACTTAGAAAAGAAAATGGTGTTGTGAATCAATGGTCTAATGATAGTTATGTACTGTCTGATGAAACCAGAAAGAAACTATCGGAAGGCACCAAAAAACGTAATGCTAATGAATCTGAGGAAACAAAGGCGAAACGTAAAGCGACTATTGCCAAAAGGGTTGAAAGTGGAGAATGGCATGTTTCACTTACTAAAAACCTGCATTACAACTATAATGGAGTAGACCTTCATGGTAAATGGGAACTTGAATACGCTAAATGGTTAGATAAAAATCAAATTAAATGGCAAAGATGTAAGGATTCTTTTCCATACGAGTTTGAAGGTAAGATTAGAAGATATACTCCAGACTTTTACTTAGTAGATTCTGATGAGTATATAGAAATAAAGGGATATAAGACAGAGAAAGATGCCGCCAAATGGTCACAGTTTCCTTCTTATAGAACTTTAAAAGTCTTGTTTGAGAGCGATTTGAAAGAACTCGGTGTCTTTTAAGCCACTGAGTTCAAGTCTCAGACTGCCCTCCAGATTTATAGGAATGTAGTTCAGTTGGTTAGAACGCCACCCTGTCACGGTGGAGGCCGCGAGTTCGAATCTCGTCATTCCTGCCAATTTATGAATAATTTGGGCTGTTAGTGATAATTGGTAAAACGTCTCCCTTGCACGGAGAAGTCATCGGTTCGAATCCGGTACGGTCCACCAGTTTAATAAGAGGGACAAGTCATGAAGAGTGTAGGTATTTGGGATATTCACGGTGTATGGGATGAAAAGCTTTTAGGAGTCGGTACGGGTGAAGGTATTTCCAATACCGAATCTCCTATTAAAATTGGTGGTGTCACTAAATCAGAAGGGTACATGGGATGAGCAGTACGATGACAATTATTAAACCTGTCCATGTTGGTGGCGGCAGTTTCAATGTCGAACAAGACTGTGGTCTTGAAGATGAAACTTGGGTTTGTACTAACGGATTCACAGGTGTTTAATTAGCTCATTATGCAGTATAACTAAGCTGAGCTAGGGTTCGGAAGTGCGAGTGTACATTAGCTGCCAATGTAGCTTCTAGCAAAGTTCGCTTAGTCAAGATTGAGATTTTGTACTGCAAAAAATTCGGGGATGTGTTGGAATTGGTAGTCATCACGGATTTAGACTCCGTGGCCTGTAATGGGCGTGAGAGTTCGAGTCTCTCCATCCCCACCAAAATACCGAGAATTATATGACAGTACTAGAAAGAAAAAAAAAAAGAAAACATGAAAAAGTTAGCAGATGCCTATATAAAGGCTCGGAAATCTGGTAAAATTGTTCATATAACATCGAAATCTGGAAAGTTGGCAGAGTGGACGAATGCAGGTGGTTGCTAACCACTAGGGTGTAACAGCTCCATAGGTTCGAATCCTACACTTTCCTCCAATTTTGTACTTGGTAAGCATTGGGTGCACGGTTAGCTATCGTTATACAGGTTCGATTCCTGTTTGGGCTCTGGATGAGTAAGTGGTTCGATTCCACGCTAAGTACAAATTTAATTACCACGGCAGTTTAAATATAAACGCCGAACATGTAATATGCGTCTATGGTGTTAATGGTAACACGCCGTCCTTCCAAGTCGGAATTATCGGTTCGAATCCGATTAGATGCTCCAAAAATAATTGTTTACTTTGTTACAAGTTTAGTTTAATATACAGTTTCAAAGACCTATTGCGGCAACAAAAAACATACTAAACGGTAGATGGAGTTAATCCATCATTGTAAAACAGAGGTTGATAGCTCTGCAAATTTAGATTACATAAAATGTTCTCGGACTCCAGTGTAATTGACTTAAAGATGGTATAGGTCTGTTAAATGCGCCAGTATCTCAACGGTCTTCTAAACCGTCGTTAATCGAGTAATTGGAGTATGGGGGTTCGAGTCCCTCCTGGTGCGCCATAGGGTGATAGTATAATGGTTATTATGCCGGCCTCCAAAGCCGTGTGATCTGGGTTCGAATCCTAGTCACCCTGCCATTTTATAAAACAAGCACTGTAGATATGGTATTTAAATATGAGCCTACCGTCGAAATGTGATTTATTGTCTGGTGATATTATCGTTAAAACAATGCGTGTTAACATCGGCTGGGTAATGCGTGAAGATTTTATTGTTAGAACTATTATCGACTCGTTGATGTCATTAAAGGAACATGAACAGTACGATTTAGAAAAAGACAATGTTACTGGCTTTGTGTTGTACGGGTATTATGTACCAATACAAGTAGTGTATAATTTATCTAAGAAGAAAATTTCTGACAAAGAAACTGTTGAGTTCTTAGTCAAACTTCCAACATAAATATTATTTGCGTTGATAACACCTTTCAACGCTCCAGTTTAAGCATTTTAAAGTGAAGGAATTTATATCATGACAGAATTTGAAATCGCTTCAAAATTATTTACAAATCATATCGAAAGTTGTCAACTTCAAAATATTCCAGAATCAGAATATCTTATTGACACAAACACTTTGAATCACCTAGTTCAAAGAGTCAAAGAAAAACAAAAATCAAATTTGGTATATGATTTCATGAAAGAACCACTAGTGATGGCATGTGGTTGTATGGGTGCAGATAAAGGTTGTATGTTTTGCCACTGTAAAGAGCGTATGATGATCTACAAATTCAGATTTCATATTAATGTAGTATTGAAGACTATTGAAAATGTCTGATAATCAATATCCAAATGAACACGATAAGTTCATAGCTAGAACAGGTCTTATGATACAGTTTGGTAATACAAATCTTGTTAAAACTTTTCCTGGTTCTATAGATGAATGTATCGACCATTATGAGTTACGTGAATTCATAGAAAACACGATTCTTGTTATTGCAACAGAAAAGATGTGGCACAGAATTTCTGTAAATATGTTGCATGAAAGTGTAGACAAGTGAATTTTTAGTGTTTATAATCTCACTATCAAATCGTGATAGTGAGAGATTTTATTATGAAAAGAACAGATATCCACCTACCTTCAAATCTTATTTTAGATGATTATTCATTTATAGCTGTATATGTTTTTGATGCATATAACTCTTTGTTTTTAGCTGTTCAAAGAAAAATTTTTATAGCTCATAGAGAACAAACAAAGGGTAATTTTGCCACTCATTCAAAAAATTCTGGTTGTGACATTTGTGGTGCACATTGTGTACACCATGCAGTGTTTTATCACCATCCATCAAATGAATATCTAAAAATTGGTTTAGATTGTGCAGCAAAGATGGAATCTGGATTGGAAGACACATTTAAAAGAGCAAGAACTGAACAAGAAGCAGTTAAAAAAGCTAAAGCTGGCAAAATGAAGGCATGGGGACTACTCCAAGAACATAAAATTAAAGATGTTGTTTCCTCTGTTTTCGATGAACATTTTAAACATAAAACAGATGTTGTAACACAAGATGTCATTAAAGAGTTCACTTTTGCAGTAAATGTTTCAAATGAGTTAGTTTCTAAATTGGTAAAATATGGTTCAATTTCCAATAAACAGTTCGGCTTATTCGAAAAATTATGTAATGAACTTAAAAACAACAAAGAAAAGATTGAAGAAAAATACAATATGGAATCAATGATTCCAGAACTAGCATCGGGTAGAATGGATGTTGTTGGTAAAATTATCAGTTTAAAATATGACGAATTTTATGAAAACTGGAAGATGACAGTTAAAACTGAACAAGGTTGGATAATTATGTGCAACCGTCCAACTGCATTCGAAGATTGTAATAAGGGTGATACTGTATCTTTTTCTGCAAATATAGTTAAAAGTGACAAGAAACATTTTATCGGTTTTGGTAAAAGACCAACAAAAACAAAAATTTTAGAAAAAGTTGTAGACAAGTGAAATTGTCGTGTTATAATAGGTAACATAGAAACCAAACGTGAAGAAGGAAATACATCATGCAACAATCAGCCAAAGACAGAGTTACAAATTTCTACCGCAATATGTTAGCTTGTAAAGATACTCCGGTGTATCGGATTGAGCTAGAAATCCAAGCTGTAAAACAGTCAACTTTTTACCCACAAGAATTTGTTCAAGAATGTGTAGATATTCTTGAATCAGGTTTACAACAACGGGTCCAATAAGGACCCAACTTACTTCCATTTAGGAGCTTATCATGACAATCAAATATATTCATAAACGGGTTCACCCACAATTAAAAGCATACAACTTCAAAGAATTCACTGTTGCATATACAACAATTGGTGATAAAGTCTATGCAGGTTATGCTTTCTGTTCATTGAAAGACAACTATAACAAAAAAGTTGGTCGTGAATATGCACTGGCACGATTAGAACAACTCATTCAAGGTGTTCCTGTTGATAATTTCACAACTAAGGTTCCTGTTGAAATGTTCGGCAATGATAATGCAGCTCTAACAAAAATGTTAGTTATGATCGGAGCAGCAAAACAATGAAATATGTGACAATCAAACTGCGTAATGGAATGATTGTCAAGGCCCGTAGCTACGGCTACGGGTGGGTTACAGTGAATGGTGACTTTATACATAGGTCAAAAGCATCTGTTATAGAGTGCAATGACCCTAATTGAGGAACTAATTAATGAATCCACCAATTGTTACAATTCTTCACGGTAGCCATCTTTACGGTCTCAACACACCTAATTCTGATATGGATTACAAATCAATTTTTATTCCTACATTAGAAGAAGTATTGATGGGAACCGCTAAGGATACATATTCAACCGGTACTGGTGATAATCGTAGTAAAAATACAAGTGCAGATACAGATCATATGCATTTTTCACTAATGACATTTGTAAAAATGTTGATTAAGGGTGAAATGGTTGCTATGGATATGATTCACGCTCCACTTACAGAGCAATATACAACTTTATATCCTGGTGCAGAAGCATTCATAGATTTATATGATAACCGTTCACTATTCTATTGTAAGGATATGCGTGCATATATCGGGTATGTAAGGAAACAGGCTGCGAAGTATGGTATTAAAGGTACAAGAATCCACGCTCTCCGAGAAGTGTTGGAGTCGCTGCGCAACCTATCCCATATGTCACCTAAACATAAAATTCATTTAATCAAAGACAAATTACCAGAAAATGAATATGTTTTCAAATACGAAACAGGTTATGAAGTATTGGGTAAATTACATCAATGGACAATAACCATTGAAGAGTTAATCAACCGTATCAGTTCTGCTTTAAATGATTATGGTCATAGAGCATTACAAGCCGAAATCAATGAAGGTGTGGATTTTAAAGCATTGAGTCATGCATTCAGAGCTGGTTATCAATTATTGGATATGTTTGAAAATCATAAAATGACATTACCTCTTTCAAAGGAAGTTCGGGATATTATTTTACCGATTAAAACAGGTGAACGTGATTTCAAAACTTGGATTCAACCTGCTTTGGAAGAATTGATTGACAATGTTAACAAAGCAGCTTTAAAATCATCACTACCAGATTCTGTCGATAAAGACAAAATCTATCAACTTGTGTATGGTATTCAGAAACGTCATTATATAATTGGATAATAATATGAGCATTTACGAAAGAATTAAAACTGAGCAAATTGAAGCTCGTAAAACAAAAGATACAGTAACGGTAAATCTACTAACAACACTATTGGGTGATTTACAACAAAATAAAACTACAGACGACCAAGGTGTCATTAGAATGTTGAAAAAGTACAAAGGTACTATTGAACAAACTATTGACATCTATCAACAGAATGGACGTTCTGTTGCACAATTAACTACAGAGTTGAATAAAATCAATTCATATATGCCTGCAGAATTGGACAATATGCGTCTTGAACATATGATTATTGGTTATAAAATCAGTAATCCAGATGCTAAGATTGGTCAGTTTATGTCATATATTGCAGATTGGTCCATTCAGAATAATTTAATTGTTGGCCGTAAAGTTGCATCTCAAATTTGGAATACTGTAGAATGAAAATAGGTATTACTGCATCAGCATTCGATTTACTACATGTTGGTCACGTAGAAATGCTTCGCGAAGCAAAAGAGCAATGTGATTATCTAATTGCTGCTTTACACGTGAATCCAGCAGTAGAAAGGCAGACAAAAAATAAACCTATCCAATCTGTAGTTGAAAGGTATATTCAACTAGCTGCTGTTAAATTTGTGGATGAGGTAATTCCTTATGAAACAGAAGAAGATTTACTCGATATTATTAAATTAAAATCTGTAAATATTCGAATTTTGGGAGAAGAGTACAAAAATACGAATTTCTCCGGAAATGACCTGGATATGGAATTCTATTTCAACAAACGGCGACATAGATTTTCCAGTTCAGAACTCCGTAAACGATTAAAGGAGCAATAACAATGATTGATAAAGAAATATTGGATAATATTGTAGAACAAATGAAAGAAAATGAGTCTGGTATCTTATTGGATACATCGGATTTGTTACTGACTACACATTTTAGGAGCGAAGGTTCTGATGTGTTAAATCTACCAGGTATCATCATCAGTAAAATGGTAGATGGTGAACCAACATTTTTTACTGTTATTGCATTCAAATATGAAGCAGCTATTGATGAAATGATAACTGCACTCCAATCGTTAAAGCAGAGTAATCCAAATGAATCAGAGTAAACCTTATTTCATAGTAGATATAGACCTTACTGTTGTTGATTCTGTTACAGGACCTAATGGTTGGTTAGCTTGGTTGAATGCTATGACAAATAGAACTGATACAGCTGATGATCTGAACTGGGATTATAATATTGGTAAATTTTATAAAGAAGATTTAGCCAAATTAAAAATTGATCCTATGGATTGGTGGCGGTATCCTGGTATATATGACTGGATGCAACCACTACCAGGTGCAGTAGAAGTTATACAGAAAATGTATAACAGGGGTTATGAAATTGTATTTGTTAGTCATTGTAAGGGACAACACTCAAAATCAAAGCACAACTTCCTGCGTAGATTTATCACAGCACCTTATTCATTTATTGCAACCAAAGAAAAGTGTAAAGTGAATTCTGGTACAGGAAATGATGTGTTCATAGATGATAGGAACGAATATTTGAATATGTCTAAAGCATCTGTCAAATTCAAATTTAAGACAAAGTGGACGCAATTTGAAGAATTGGATATCAGTAGAGTTCTGTATGCAGATACTTGGTATTGTGTAGCTGTTCAAATGGGACTTTAAAGTCCCATTTTTATGGTTCAAGATCTCTACTAGTGTATGCAGCAGTTAATGTTATATCTTTTGTAACGGTTGTAGCTTTTCCAATTTCTTTCAAATAAATTCTAATCGAGCACATAGCTAAACCCCTTGATGTAGATATTGAGAATGCTCTGGTAGAGTTTATTTGACCATAAGATGTACTAGAACCGCTTGTACCACCAATACCATTCCAAGATAATAATTCAAATCTAATTTCAGTATTACTTGAATTAGCAACAAGACCAGACCAATTGCCCAAAGTTAATTCAGAATCTGCAGTTCTGCGCCTAATTGTACCATCAGCAAAGAATAGAATTTCTGCCAAAGAGTACCCAGGAAATTCACCATCTTGTCTTGAATCTGATACATCTGTGGCAGAAGCAAGACTACCATCCCAAACAGATACAGTTCCTTTAGCTGCAAAAACTGATGATAAGTCACTATTACCAGTAAAGATATTTGTAGCAGAAGTTGCAGAACCTTGACTTAGTGGTGCATAAACATTAGCCAAATCATTACCGTTCGCGTGAAAGATATTGGTGGAACTCACTTTAGTTCCACTCGAATAAAATTCAAATACGTTATCTAAATCTGCACCAGATGATGTGAATAATCCAGAACTCATACTTTATTTTCCAATTCTTGTAATCTTTCAACTAGATCATTTATAATTCTCTGTTGCATAGCAACAGCAGCGTATAGGTCTGGAACTAATTGACTATAGTCCATTGCACCAACTTGTCCATCTTGGTCATATGAAACGACTTCTGGACTAATTTTAGCAACATCTTCTGCAATCAACCAACGGTTCTTTTTATTTTGTTGATTTCTACCGTGTGATTTATATTGACCGACTGAGACACCCTTTGAACCTATTTCAACAACTCTACGCAATGATTCGTCCAGTTGGTCTACAAATTCAACATTTTTATACCTTAAAGATGATAATGCATAGAGTCTGGTAGCATAAAAATAACCATCATAGTTTAATCTGGTAGTATTTGTTGGGTTAGTAGTTCCAGAATAAAATCTACCGGCAGCTTTTGCAGTACCTGTAATTGCAATGGCATCAGTAAATGTTTTAATTCCGGATGCAGATTGATCACCAGACGTATTCAATGTTGGTAATGTTATACTTGAAGATCCTGTAAATGTAATACCATTAATTGTTACAGAATTTTGTAACTGAGAAGCTGTAGCTGCATTACCAGAAATAGAACCAGAAATAGTTGATGTAAATGTTTTAGTTCCAGCTATTGATTGGTTACCACTTGTTAAAACTGCAGAAGTTGGTAATTGCGACTCTGGAAGTCTGCCAGATGAATCTAAACTTGCTGCACCACTCGCGGTTCCTAAATTAACTAAAGATGCTGTACCTAGTCCTAAATCCGTATAATTTAAAGATACATTGCCACCACCTTTACCATTTACAGTTTGGACATTCGGATTAGAAACCACTCTGTTCCAAGACGTACCATTACTAACAACCCAATCCCCTACACGGTATAAGACACTGTTATAAGTACCTTGGGTTGTTACTTCATAATAAGCACCTGTATTTGAACCAGCGGCTGGTAAAGCGGGTGTATTAGAAGCAGCATTCCATGAACCAACTCTCCGGACATTAGAACCGAATGTATCTGGTAATTGTGATGTTGGAATTTTTGCATTACTATCTAAAGATGCAACACCATTTGCCACAGCAACATTTCTGTTTGCTGCATTACCTAATGCATCCAATCTATCTTTAACAGAACCTGATGAATATGAAATTGCCTCTGCACTATGTGCACCTGCAGAATTTCTTCCAATTAACAGGGAGTGGCTTAATTTTTGGCCTGATTGGATAGATTCAGACTCCGTAACATCTAACCATGCACCAGCACCGATACCACCAGTTGATGCTGGAGTGGAACCTGTGCCTACAGTTTTAGGGAACGTGCCTTGCCAAACATAAAATCTCAGATTAGATACTTGAACCAATGCTTCACCTGGTCCGTTTAATGTTGCACCAGACTCAAAACTACGAACGACATTATAACCAGCCGCCACAACTTTACTTGCAGAAGCAGCTATTGAAGTATCATCAATAACATTTTTTAATTCTCTGAAATTATTATCCGCTTCAAGATAAGTGATTGCACGACCAATATCTTCACGAATTGTTACATTATTTTTATTACTAAACATCGGAATATTTCCTAATTCTGTACATTATTCATTATTTATTAGTTCAGGGCGCAAATATCACGCTCGTAAATTGTATTACCAAAATAACCATCTACAATATAACCAGGGTCTATGTATTCACCAGCAATGATCCTATCTACTATGGTGAATGCAATATTATACGGTTCTGTATCTGGTAGAGTATAATCTTCAAAAATATCACCTGGAATAACATCTAAGAAGTGTTGTGTCCTATATTCAAAACAACTTAATTTATATTTCATATCATCAATATATGACAATCTAGTGTATAAATTATTGTCTGTTGCATTCACTGTGACCAATTTAGGTAAAACATTTATATCAAAAGTGTGCTCTCTGATTAATAATCTGATAATTTCAAGAATATTCACTTCACCAATCAACTTCATACCTGCAGGATGAATTAAATTAGTTATCAAGTCTCTGTATTGTTGGATATCTCTACTTGATTTAATAACGTAAGAAAAGTCTTGATAATATTCAGAATCCTGTAGTTTATCTTTATCAGAAAGAAAACCGTCCGAACCCACATAATATCCATCTACTGCTTTTGTTGAACCTGGTAATATTTCAATCACTGCACCAGAACCACCATTTGAACCTAAATATTCTTGTGGTTCTAATATACCAAAAGGTACATCTAAAAATTTGATTTCTGTAAAACCACCAGAATTGGTTAAACCATTTCCTATTACATAACCAGAATAAATCGGATAAACAATTTGAATAGTATCACCCAATAAAATATCTGGATGTTTGATTAGTTCACCGTTATATTCAAAACCAATCAATGGAATAGAATTTTTTAATACAGTAATGTCAGATGGTTGTAAAATTGTTGTGTATCTACCAGAAACTTCTCCATCTCTTTGAGAAATAGAATTAATGGTAAAAGTAGGTGAACCGTTATATTCAAGTCTGTTGTCAATATCATACGACATACCAGCAGAAATGATATTATAACTTGAACCTATAGGTAAAATCCATTCTTGAATTTCACCAGATATAATAGGATAGTTGTAATCAAATGTCCCTACCAAATCCGTTAAGAATAATTCTACAAAGATAAAACCATTAACATAACGCTTTGATACTTTAGAAACAGATGCTGTAGCACGAGTGATATTACCAGGACTTATTTCGACTACTTGTTCAATATTTCTATACAGAAGCTGTTCAGCATTACCTCTATCAGAAATAAGCATCAACTGTTCTGTACCAAACCATTTACCGTTTGATGGTTTAAGCATATCTTCACGAGGATAATAAATTTCAATGTCCTCGCCGTACAGAATTTTAAACACAAACTTAAATGATTGTTCTGTACCAATTTTTTGAAAAAACTGCCTTGAATATCTAATCAGTAGACTTTTATCTGCAATTACAGACTCTGGTACAGAAGCAATATATTCACGTTTTAATAATTCAACATATTCATCTACTGTTTCTTGAAAATCCAAATATGATAAATGATTGTTTATAACAGATGCTGGATTCCCTTCTTGTTCTAACCATTCATAGTATCCTTTGAGAAAATCTACAAAAAGAGGATAGTCCTCTTGAATATAAGAGGACAACTGACCAGAAATGTTATGCTGAATTATTGTAGACATTTATTAACTCCCTTGGCGCATAACATATACAGATGAACTATTGATATTCACAACACTGTTTCTCACAGTGTATACGTTATCTGTATTACATTTTACTGTAGCTTTAAATACTGTTCCAGATACAAATAATGTATTAAATGAAACATAACCAGTTTCATAGTTAATTGAACCTATTGTATTCACTCTTTGGATGTTATTAACAATAACACTTGATATGATATTTCCATTACCATCATCATAGATTTTTTGGTCTGATCCAAAAGCATCCAAATTAATATTTTCAATTAAGAATGTTTTAGGTACAACTTTATTGTTGAACTCTAATGTGTACAATGTATCCTGAGCAACTTGAATAGAATGCTCAAGAAACATACTTGGTATAATTTCTACTGATTGGATAGCAGGTATTTTAGCCTTGATCTTACCAACTAATAAACTGTTGTTGAACCATTTATCAAATGTTTTAATCTCATCTTTGTAGTCATCAACAACCGCTAAAATATCTGCAGATAACTGTGTGAACGTCTTGTTTGTCCTTGATGGTAGATATATGATACCAATACTTAAATCGACTCCGATATACTGGACGTCAACCAATTCAGTCTGTAACATACTGTATTGTTTCATTCTGTTTTGAATAACAGATTTGATACTATCTACAACTGTGAAACCTTCTTGTGGAACAGCGGAAAGGAATACTCTACCATAATAAGGTGGAACATTATCTTCACCACCCCAAGCTATTGCAGATTTCAAAAATGGAAAATCTCGTAACATCAAGCTAGCAAAATCTTGAGCTCTAACTGCTCTTTCTTGAGCTTCATAAATTTTAGGAGCAAGAAATTTAATCATGTCATTACTTGCTTTCTCTGCACCACCAAAAGCAGGAGTTTTCACTGACACTTGAATATTTGCATAACCACTAATAGATGAAGCTGCAAATAATGTGTTTAAACCATTTGCGTGGTCCTGTTCAACTACAACATATTCAACTTCTATAACAGATAATTCAAGTGGTTCAAAACCTAGAATATCTTTACCAAATTCAATTTCATAATTACCGCGAGTGTTTTCATGTAAGAAATAAACTGAACTCGTTTCATTTAATTCTGTGATATTTCTATTCAGATTTAATTCAATTCTTGAAACACTTGATTGGCTAGGTTTGTAAAAAACTCTTAGAGTTGACGTATCAACATCTTTATTACTAATGACAACTTTACCTAATTGTCTATTATAAAGAAATTGTTCACGTGATAAGTTACCCTGTTTTAATTCAACATTTTTTGCTACATATCTACCTTCACTGTTCAAAGACAGAATAACATCATCAGTATTAATAAAGGAATATGCGATACCTGCAACAGTATTGATAAATGTTGAGCCTTTAGGAGCAACAATAGATGCTAATGACGGCGTATTTGAAGGAATAACGGTTAAATCACAAATAATTGTCGATGCAGTTCTTGATTTAGGAGTATATGACAATTTTTGTGCATGACTCACAATATTTGAACGAATGATTGCAGAATCTAAAAATGACTCAGTAGCAACAATATTTGCCATATATGCAATATAGTGAGTGTTTCTTACAAGGTTGTCTATGATCGTGTTGATCGCAGAACCTTCGTAATTGATGTCCTCGAACCCCGGTCTTGACTGATAAAATTCAATCAGACTTGCCTTCAGGTCGTCTGGATCATAGCTTGTTAAATTGATATTTGTAGTCATAGTAGGAATCCGATTTATCTCAACTATGACTATTTATTACCTTATCACAGACAAATCTATAGTTAGTACTTGTTCAGAAGGATTATTCAAAACAGTATAATATAGAGTAACTGACAAGTCATTATCACCAACTTGTTTTACTGCTACATCAATTAATGAAACTCTTGGTTCAAAGTTTTGAATCACATTGGTGATATTATCTTTCAACTGTTGTTGTGTTAAAGATGTTATGTTCTCGAATAAAGAAAAATCAATATTTGAACCAACTTCAACATTAAATCCTCTATCATAGAAATTTGTCCTAATCAAATTCCTCAAGGATTGTTGCACAGCAGAATTACCAGATTTTGTGGCAATATCACCGGTTAATGGATGTGGTTTAAATGAAAAGTCTATATCTTTCATTCTACAGTCCTTGTTCTGATTATAATATTCCAATCTTCATGTTTGGTCATTTCGTCCATGAATAAGTCAAACGCTTTTGCACTATTTAATATTGCCCAAGTACCATTAACAACACCAAGACCTAAACCAACACCAATACAACCTTCAAAATTTGATGCAGTGTTTCCAATATGCACCATAATAAATGTTCTATTTTGGACTTTTGTCACTTCCCATCCAATAGTATATTTACCTTTAGATGTACGATTAACAACACCAGATTGTCTTTTTGACATAACATATTGACCAGGTGGAATACATGAAACCATTTGTTCATTATCTTTCCATGGTAACTCAATGGTATCTAAAACAAGTCCAGATGGAAATCGCATTTTACCTATTGTTGCAATATCGGTATAAGCTCTTTCTAATATAATTGTATTCATCTTAAAATCCTCGGAATCTTCCTGTCTATATTTTGGTCTATTTATTGATGTCAGTAGTTTCCTACTGATTCGTATTAACTTTAGAATATACTCCGCCACCTTTACCTCCCGTACCAGGGAAAAATCTACCCGCTGGACCAACTCTGGCTGGTGAAGTAGGTGACCCTGGACTTGAACTGATATGATTGTGTTTATTTAACCAAGGTACCAGTTCAGATTCTATCCAATTTGCAAGTTGATTTCCTAATACAGAAGGTTCAACATTACCATCTTCCCCTAATTGAATCTTTGGTGCCCGAATTACAGTATCTCCGGCAATATCATGTGTTGATTTACCTTCAATTTTTACATCATTGTCGCCTAATACAAATACATTACAATTACCATCTATTGCAACATAATTTGAACCAGTAATGATATCATAGTTATCTGAAACAACTCTGTTGACAGATGTACCATCCATGTGTATTTCACTCATGGTTCCAGATTTGTGAAATATTTTTAATCGTTCTGCACCATCAGTGTCATCCAATTCAATAATATGACCAGATTTTGTCTGTATTACTTTATTCATCGGATAAACGGTTGCATAAGGAGTTTCTGGCTCTGACCACGATGAACCAGATGCAGTTGGAACATCTGTTTTAACTGTCTGTTTTAAACTGTCAATATGTTCAGATTGTTCTCCTCTAGCAAGAACATTCACATCATTAATAGTACCATCTTCTGATATTCCAGAGATTGAACCAATAATTAAACCCTGTTGTCTAAATTCGTCAATATAAAAACCAAACACAAATGAATCTACAGAGAAACCTGTTGGACTTGTACCAACACCATTCAATGATTCTGTATTGGAATTAACAATAGGAAACCATTTTAATACTTCTGTTGGCAATATGCCTTTGTTAGGACTATTGTATACAAATACCCTAACTCTAACACGACCTAACTTGTCTGGATCATTTACATCTTCAACTTTACCAAAGAACAATGTCCCATTTAAGTGATTAATCATCCTAATGTCTCCTCGAATCCATCTTTTAATAATAACAATCTTTGGTTATATATTTTGGACGTCAATAGATGTTTAATCTCTGCAATTAGGAATTTACCTGAAATGGGGTCAAAATGTTCTTGAGTGAAATCTTTACTTGAATATGAAGGAATATTTGCTATGCATATATCACCAACCTTTAATGATGAATTACCATATATACCAGCAGAGATGGTTATTGTGCCTATTGCAAATCTATCAATGAAGTTTTTTGCTCCATCTACTTCAGCTTGTCTCGGTAGAACATTAGCAGAAACATTAATGACATAATTATAATTTGGTTTCATATTCAAGTGAAACGGATATTTACTCAAATTAGGTTTATGAGTTTCCGATCTTGAATCCGTATATGTCTCTACAAATTTATGTTTCAATGAAATATGATTAGATGTAACACCATGCAAACCAGACATGATGTCATCTATATGCTTATTGTTATCTTGTAATTCAAAATCCTGAAAGACTGTAAATGACTCCTCTTGAGCATTCTTTACATTATCATATGCAGGTTGACTCTGATATGTAAATTCAACAACTGGTTCCTGTTTGTACAAATTAGCTAAAGGGACAAAATTGAACTGTTGATTGTTTTCAAAGAATGTATAACTGTAATCACCAGATGAAGATACAGACATTTTTGCACAATCAGATATCGCGTCAAAAATTCTATCTCCAGTGAATACAATATTCTCTAGGTATTTTGTTGGTTCAATTACAATAGGTTTTTCAGATTTCACTTTCTTGAATAGTTCTTTGATTATATTGTCAATCGTGTCATTATGACCAGAATAAGCTCTTTCTGATAGTGATTTATAAACCTCTTCCGACATGAAATGTAGAGTAAATCCAGAAGCATGGTCGTTTATTGGACCAGGACCAGTAATATCATATACCCTACCAGAATATTTTATTGGATTACTGTCCATACCCATTGTAAACCATTCCAATTCAACTAATTCACCATGACCTAAACCATAGATATTCACAATGTTATTTGTATCTACAAAACTAACTGATCCGGACATAGTTTTGTCGATAATGGATTCATATACTGTTATGTCACTAAATGAGTTTGCTAGGTCCAATTCTGTTGGTTTATCTCCCTGTGTTGTTACAACACAACGTACAAGTTGATATTGACCACTACGACTGTATTTTGACATATTAAACCCTCATCAGTTCTTTATGTCTTGAAACAACGAGACCAACATATTCAGGTAATAACAATTTGATATTTCTCTTAGAGTCATTCTCCTGAGTTTCATATTCATAATTTGTTATTGGTAAAGTATCGTATGTAGGGTTTAAATTCGGATCAACAATAGAACCACTTGAAATAGAAATGTAATGATGTATCCCATTAGGATTTTCATATTTCTCCATGATATAACTTTCCAATGCGTTCTGAGACATAGGCCAATCAATGAAAGGGTTTACTATATTATTCATTTGCAAAATCAACCAATGTAATTCTGCATCATCATAGAACCTATCTGCAATCATTTCTGGTGTTTCACCGTCTCTGACAGAATAATCCAAATAATATCTGACATCACCCTTATAAAACCCCATTACATCCACTCTCCTAGTCAAATTCACTTGAAGGTCGTTGTTATAATTCACTAAAGGAAAATTACTAAAATATGCCATAATTAAAATCCCTGTTGAATACGTTCTTTTGTCAACACTTCAAGTTCTGTAAATGCCAGTGTGATGGTAGTCATAAAAGGACTACCATCTTCATGTGATGCAAAATGTCCATCACCACCTTGGCTAATATTCAATTCTGTAAGTGCGCAAGTTGAAATATTGAACAACCAATCATTTTTCTGTCCATTTTTCTTTAGGAAAGAAATATCGAACGTTGATGGATATGACCAATATAGATTAGCTCTACCCAGTTTTTTCTCTGGTGCACGATGAAACTTTAATGTGTTGATAATCTGCTTAATCATCTCTTGTTCTTGTTTTGATTTAGCAATCATCTTAAATGTAAAGTTGAATGTCCTATTTGATACACCTTCAAATAACACTTCTACATAAGGGTTTTCTACCATTCGGTTAGCCCAAGTATAAGCACCTTTGATTTCACCTGGTAATAATGTATCTGCAACTTTTACACCAGTCATCTTTAGGATTTCGGGTAAAGTTTCTTTTATTGTCATCCAGTTATTTTTCCAGGCTTGAAAATCACCTATATCACCGGAACCTTGCCAAGCATCCATAACAGCACCGACTGTACCTAGATTTGTAGCCGACCAGTTTGATTGATATGAAGCCTCTACTGATGCTGGCATATGTAAAGCTATTGCAGTATCAATTCTAACAGTATTGCCAGTAAATGATCTAGCAAGAGAATTGGACCCCTGTTGTTGCATAACTGCTGTATCACCTTCAATTTGGCGATATTTTTGTCCGCTAAATTTTGAACCGGACATTGCATTGATATTAATCAACATAATGTTCTGAGTACCCTCTGTTTCAATGTCCATAGGATATTTCAGAAATTTGTAACCTCTTTTATTTGAATCTAGCTTCTCAGCTAATGTCTGTGCTCTTGATTTCACTTAGAAGCTCCTACAAACTGTGGTAATTCTTTTTCTGTTACAACTTTAAAATGCCAACCTTTTTTTCTGCAATATTCTTCTGCAGCTTTCCATTTCGCTTGGTTAACTAGGTATGTCATAGTTTCATTGATTATGGTTTGTTTTTTTCTACCTTTTGATACTTTAGGTGGTAAAGTCTGAGCATAAGGTTTTACTTCTATTAATGAAACGACCTTTGTATCATTAGGACCCTTTGCAACAACAAGAAAATCCATAAAATACCTGTGCATCTTATTATCAACAGGAGAAAAATATGGTATAATGACAGATTCACTAGACCAAGCAAGGACATTTTCAGATTCGTCAAATTTTTTCATCAGTCTCATCTCCCACGAACTTCTATAAACTATATCAGTGGGATCACCAATATATTTCTTTGGATTCTGTGGTTTGTATTTTCCTTGTTTAAATGCTCTAGCCATTCAATTTTTAACCGATTTAAATTTATTTTCTATTTAGTGAAAAAATTGGTTGACAAGTTTTCCAACCATGGTATACTGGCGCCAAAGCCGTTTACCCCAGTGAAATTGAAAGTGAGATTATGTACTATGGATTTTTAATATATTTAGGACACTAAATGATGCATAAAGAACAAATTTTTATGAACATGGCTCTTAATTTAGCCGAATCTTCAAAATGTATTTCGTTAAAAGTTGGTTGCTTATTAGTTAACGAAAGAAATAGAATAGTGTCCACCGGTGTTAATGGTTCTATTCCTGGTCATGAAAATTGTTGTGATAAATTTTCAGAAAGATCTGCAGAACATACAGAATGGAGTCAACGTTATGAAATCCATGCAGAACTAAATTCTATAATTGAACTAGCTAGAAATCAGGTCCAATTTTCAAAATTAGATGTTTATGTTACTCATAGTCCATGTTCAAACTGTCTAAAGCATATAATGGCTTTAAGGTCTGAATATCACCAAATTAATCGGATTATATATAATGAAGTACATAGACACACCACAAATGAATTGTTGACAGAGCAGAAATTCTTCTGTAATCTGTTTGGGACAGAATTGGTGTCCATAGAGGAATTACAATGAAATATGTAAATAAAAATTTAACACTTCCGGAATTGTTCAACGTAATCTCAAAGATGGAAGGTACATTAGATGATAAAGCTAAATTTCTAAAACAGTTTGGTCGCCGAGATGTTCTTTGGTTTGTAGATTTTATGTATAATACCAACAAGGAAGGTCTGACTGTACCAGAGTTTACACCTAGTCGGAAACCAGTAGGATTGAATTATATGACTATTGGTACAGCTTTAACTCAAATCCAATCAGCATTACAACACAGAAATAACCCCAAGATTTATGAACGGAATCTAAAGTTGGTGCTTGAAAGTATCTCTGCAGATGAAGCAGAATTATTGGTTCAAGTATTTAAAGGTGGTAAAGTAGAGGGGGTATCGAAAGCCGTTTTTAAACGTGCATTTCCAGGATATTTTCCCGACGTGGAACGGAATACTGTTGAATTGGTTTAAGAGGTTATTCAGATGAAACATGAACATGGTAGAGGTAAGATAACAGATAATGCGATTGCTGCTTTGGTAACCTCTCCCATGTTCAAAGCCAAGCAATTCAAATCTAAAAAAGGTAAAGGTTCATATACCAGAAAAAATATGAACAAAGTTGTAGACATGTGATTTCCTAGTGTTATAATTGGTTACAGTTAGACAACGTGAAGGAATTTTATATTATGAACGTAACATCCGCAGTTTACACATATTTAGCCGAAGGTCTTCAAATCTTAGCCTCTAAAGGCTACAATCTAACCAGACCACAAATTAAAATGAATCGTCGGTTAACTCGGTCATTAGGTCGTGCAGTTATTAAGACAGATGCACGTACCGGCATTAAAACATATACCGTAGAAATTAACGCAAAAGCATTCATTACAGATTCTCCAGAACTTCGTGAAACAGTTTTACACGAAATTGCTCACATCGCTCAATATCAACTAGATGGTAAACTTGACCACGGTTCAACATGGTCAAAATATATGCGGTTAATGGGTCAGAAAGCTGAACAGTATGCTTCAAAAGATAAAATTGAAGCAATCGGTTATGTTAAACCTGTACGCAAAACACGGACACTGGTACAATGTAATTCATGTGGAGCAAAACATAAAGCAACTCCTAAGCAAATTGCATTCCTTTCACAGTGCAAGTGCAGATGTGGTGGTAGTCTAACAAATCTAGGTATCAAGGTAGGTATATAATGAATGTATTTTTCACAAATATAAATCCTATTGTTGCAGCTGGTGAACATTGTTTGGTTCACCAGCGCAAAATGATTGTAGAATATGCTCAGTTATTATCTACTGCACATTTTGAGTTGGATGGCAATATTGTTGGTTACAAACCGACACACAAAAATCATCCAAGTGCGATTTGGGTTCGTGAATCAACATATCATTATCAATGGGTATGGATGTGTGCTACTGAACTTTGTCGGTTATATCATGAAAACACTGGTAAATGTCACAAAACTTCATCTGTATTAATGGAACTCAAAGAACCACCAAAAAATATTCCTGTTGCTATATTCAAGCAACCACCAGTGGCCGCACCGGACCAGTTTAAAGCTATTGAAGTTACAGATGGTTCTGTAGTAGCATATCAGAAATACTTATCTTGGAAATTCCTTGAATGGAAAACAAGATTAAAGCCTATGAAAGTTGAATTTCAGAAAAATGTTCCAAGTTGGTTGACAGAATATAGAGTGTTCTGTTAATCTGTTCCTATCAACAACGTGAGGTGATATATTATGAAAAAATCAGAAGTTAAACCTAAAAAATCAAATTTCCCTGCTTTACAACTGCGCATGATTAAAGACGTTCTATTACGAATTCAGAAAAATGGTGTAAAAGAACTCCATAGCGATTATTGTGGTTTATGTTTTAATCTGAGTGAACTTGTTAAAAAACCATGGTTTGACTCTATTAATGTAAAGAAAACTGGTGTAAATAAAAGATTATCCTGTTATGATTTTGTTAATGTTTATTCAAAAGGTTGGAAACATCACACTGGCTCATATACATATCCTGTTCCATATACGACAGGTGATGAATGGACAGACAAAGGACTGGTATTTAGAATGGATTTGGTGAATTATTTAATTCAACAAATTGACAAAGAATTAACAATGCGGAACACTCGTAAATGATTTACACTGGCATAGGGAGTAGAAATACTCCCGAACATATTCTGGAACAGATGTCACTATTTGCTTTTAACATGACTCTGAATGGTCATATTCTAAGGTCTGGTGGAGCAAGTGGTGCAGATGCTGCATTTCAATATGGGATGCAAGAATGTTGTAAGACCTGGAATAAGGATCCATTCAAGTTAAGTGAGATATATGTACCATGGCGGGGATTTTCATCTGAGTCATTTCTGAATAAGGAATTGAATATTGTTCCATCAAATATGAGTGCTGCATGTGGAATTGCAGCTACAATTCACCCAGCATGGTATAGATTAAAACCAGGTGCAAAAGCTCTGCACGGTAGAAATGTCTGTCAAGTGCTTGGCGATGATTTCAACACTCCATCATCCTTTGTTCTCTTTTATGCAGAAGAAGTCAAAGGTAAAGTTCAAGGTGGTACAGCAACAGCTGTGAATTTAGCTAGGAAGATGAATATCCCTTGTTTCAATATGCTCTATCCAGACTGGAAAGAAAAATTGGAAGTTTTTGTTGACTTATAAATTTGATATGTTATTCTGTACATATCAACAACGTGAAGGAATCTTATATCATGAAAGCAACAGTATTTTACAAGTCAGAATTTTTAGGTGATATCAAATCAATCGAGGTTACTGTGGTAGAACATGGTACTCGTCAATATGCTCAATATACACATGCACCATTCGTTAAATTTAAAAAGAAAGGTGGTAGAAATCTGTTTGGAATCCAACAGACTTACAAACCGTTCCTATGTATTGTAGCTGGTTGGAATTTGGATATTAAGCCAGATGATGCTTACGAAACAGTTTCTACCACAGATAAAATGACAATCCGAAAATCAAAATATTCATCTTTTGATGACAGATATGTTTCTGACTTTGAACAGCTTCTGTTAGAAAAAGGTATCCAACCAATTGCTTTATACAAATAAGAGGAAATTGATATGCAAATTAGTGAAAATAGTTGGCACTTTAAATTAAATAATCTATATGACCGTAATGTTATTGGATATTTAAAACAAGGCTGTAATGTAACATTATGTGAATATTTCTGGGCTACAGTGTGGAGTTTAATCTGTTTAATCGGTAGTTGCGTTAAATGGGTTGGTATATCAATTGTGTGTCTAGTTGTATTCTGGCTTCTTGTTGGTAATCCTTTATCTACTTTGATCCAACTACACAGTGGATGGATCGTGTCTGGTGTAGATGAATTACAATTAGGTTTGATTATACTCTATCTCGATTTGGTGATTGTTACACTTATTGGTATTTTGTTAGCAAAGGATGGACATATGAAGGTCTTTCCTAAATGGTTGCCTATACCTAAACTATGGAACTGGATAACAGACAAAGCATCAAGTCAACCAAAACAAGTAAAATCTGAACCAAATCTTGTGTTAGAATTTCTCAAAGCAAAGAAGCAGAAAATTTGTCCACTAATTAAATTAAAATCTGAATAAATTTGTAGACAAGACTGGAACCGATTGTTATAATTGGTTCCAGTTAGACAACGTGAAGGAATTTATATCATGAACAAATTAGTATCAGAGACAATTTATAATCAACTTGGTGGCTCAAAATTCTTAATGATGACAGGTGCAAAAAACCTGACTTCACAAGGAAATAATCTGTCTTTCAGACTTCCAAAAGCTCTGAAAAATAAAATCAATATGGTTAAAATTGAATTGACTAATGATGATACTTATTCGGTTTCATTCTACAAATTCCAACCAACAAAATTCGTATTTGAGACTATCAACAAGTTAGATGGTATTCAAGTATCAGGGTTAAAGCAAGTTTTTGAAAATCACACTGGCTATCTGCTAAGTGTTTAACCGAGGAGAACTGTATGTTCGAAGTAATTAATGTAGGTGGTACAAAGACTGTAACTTCAAAACAGTCGGTAAATCATGTTTATGTTGTGGACTGTTCTGGTTCCATGAGCTATGACTTACCAAAAATTCGTCAACATTTGAAAAATATTGTTTCTGTTGTAACTCAACCAGCAGATACATTCAGTGTTATTTGGTTTAGTGGTAGAAATCAATGTGGTGTTGTATTTGAAAACATGCCAGTGTCTGATGCAAGTTCATTAGCTATGATGCATAAAGCTATTGACCGCTTCCTGGTTCCAGTTTGTCTAACATCATTTGTTGATCCTATTGACCTAGCTATGACATTAAGTCTAAAACCTGGTAATTTAGGAAATTTTGTGATGCTGACTGATGGTTATGATAACCAAAATCAGAAACAAAAAATCCTTGATCGAACTGCAGAACTTAAAACCGTATTTGACAGTGTCACATTTATCGAATATGGTTATTATGCAGATCGTGATATGTTGGCTAAAATGGCAGAATCTGTTAACGGTATGCATTTATTTGCAGAAGGTTATACAAACTATGAAGATGTTATGGAATCTGCAATCTCTGGTACAGCACGGTCAACAAATATTGAAGTGTCGGTTAACAAGAAAGCAAAACACGTTGTCTTTGTTTACAACGGAAATATCCGTATTGTTAATGTTGACAATGGTGTTGCTAAAGTTCCAGAAGATGTAGACCAGGTTCACTCAATCGTGCCGAGTGATGTACTGAGTAAACATTTAAGTGAAGAACACTTGTATCTGATTCTGTTCTATGCAGCAAAAACAAATAATGTCAAGTTGGTATGGGATTGTTTACAAGTCCTAGGTGATGTGGCTCTGGTAGAAACATACCAAAATGCTTTCACCAAACAGGAATTATCAGAATTTTTATCTGTTGTGGAAGCATGTGTTCTGAATCCAAGTCGCCGCTATGCAGATGGTAAGTCTGAAAATGCAGTTCCTAAGAAAGACGTTCCAACTATTCCTGATTTGTTGAACATTCTATCAGAATCTAGTGCTCAGCTTGTTTTGGATAGTCCTTTCTGGAAATATAACCGAACAACAAAAGCCAGTGAAGCTCAAGATCCATTACCACGGTTCATTAAATCTCCAATGAGTAGAGCTTCTATGCGTGGTTTAGTGTTTAACTCTTCTCGGCCTAATATCAGTATTGGTATTACACAGAATGGTACAGTAGAGCTACCGGAGAATGATTTTGGACTAACATCTGTTCCATCTCATATCTTCCGTAACTATACAATCATTCGTGATGGTATTAAGAATGTGAAACAACTTCCCGTTGTTGTCCCAACAGATGTATTTGACAATCTGTCAGACAAGTTTGCCAATACAGTTATTGAACAGACACCGGAACAAACTTATGTTGTGTTTGAGTTATCACAAATTCCTGTTGTGAATCGGAAACGAGTTGAAGGTTTCGATGTTGAATACCTGAAATCAACAATCGTTAATCTTGAATTACAGAAAGCTCGATTAAAAGTAATTAATGCTTTAATCAAAGAACATGGTGGTTCAGAGGTTAAAATTGCTGGTCTAATTGAACAATATGGTCAAGAAGCAGCAAACTGGTTATCTTCAATTGGTGTTCGTGATTATGGATTCGGTTCTGTTAATACGAAAACTGTAGAAGCAACAGATGCTTACATCTCTGTTGAAGTTGACTACAAACTAAAAGGTTTATCAAGTTTCCCGACTATTGAAGCTGTTCGCAAGAAACTGGCAGAAAAGAAAAAACTGAACCTTGGTGATACTGTCATTAAAGATTTCTTGGAACATTACGGCAATATGTCCAAGGAAGATTTAGAAACAAACAAAACAGCTTTAACTAAAGTCAAACGGATGTTGGAATCTGAATTGTCTGATATGGTGTACACGATTATCCTGGGCCGTATCTGGTTCACAGATGATCCAGACCAAGATGAATATGTGACAGATATTGACATTTACGGACAAGCAGTACCCCTAACACTGTTCAAACAACGTAAAGAAATTAAAATCTAAAATAACAAGGGACCTTAACGGTCCCTTCACTTTAGGAGTAAGATATGTTTGGCGCAATTGATATAGGAATTTTAATAGAGTTACAAAGACAACAAGGTATAGGGTTCCAAGAATCTCTACCTTTTTACATTCCAGAATTTGAAGTCCCTGAATCATATTTTACAGATATCCCAACAGGACTTAAATGGATAGATGAAAAAGGTAATTCTGGTGGTATAATATCTTATGTAGACCACCCAGGATTCACTGCATTGAGGGATATGTTAGAACACAAAGGGTTAATTAAGACAGAAAGGGGATGGTCCAACGGGGATTATGTTTTATCTGAATTTAAGTTAAATGGTAAGTTATTTACTGTTAATGAGCAATTCCCATGTGCCGCTGCTATGAAGTATAGGATAAAATCTGTTGACAAAATCCACGACGATTATTAATATACTACCTATATAGTATGAAAAAGGTGAATGTGATGGAAGAATTTTACGCTTATTATGATGATATCCAATTCGTAGTTGAAGTTGTCAATTACACTCCATATAGATATAACCGCCGTGGTCACATCGACAATTGGTCACCAGACGACCAAGAAGAAATAGAAATCAAAATTTTTGACGATGAAGACAAAGACGTAACAGACTCTGTTTCTGAATATATAAAAGAAGTATTCACAAAATTAGCACTGGAGAAGATGAGATGCAAACGACAATTAATGTGATTTTTGTTATAGCCTATATATTTCCGGTTTTGTTTATGTGGTGTTATATCATTTACGGAACTTATCAAGACAAGAAAAATGAACATGAAATCCGAAAACGTGATGTTTTGTTTTATCTCTTGGGTTCAATTATTCCTGTTGTAAATGCATATGCATTAGTTGAAATTGTTAAAGAGGAACTACAATGACAGAATTAGTTAGACCTCCTTTTCATTACATAGGAAATAAATTTAAAAGAATTGAACAAATTCTAAAACATATACCGGAACATAAAACATTTTATGATATGTTCGGTGGAAGTGGTGTTGTTGGGTTAAATGTTTTAAAAACTAATAAATGCGAATCTGTAGTTTATAATGAAATTAATGAATATGTGTTTGCTTTAATGTATCATATAGTACACAATAATTCAGATTTTATAAAAAAAGTTTTATTAGAAGAAGAAAAATTTGTTAATAATGATTCTAAACCAGATAAACTTAAATACTTGGAATTGAGGTCCAGATTTAACTTAATGATGAGGAATCCTAATGTAAAAGAATATGGCATTGGACGAATTGCTATCCTTTATGTTTTGATCAGTAAATCTTTTTCGAACGACCTAAGATTCAACAAACATGGGGAGTTCAACATGCCCTATGGAGAAAGGAATTTTTTAGATATAACAAGGGTAGAGTCATTAAAAGATATTAAGTTTGGTGAATTTTTATTATACAAAAACCACTATAAAAACATAATTAATGATGTAGACGAAGATGATTTTGTATTCTTTGACCCTCCATATTTGAACACTACAGCGACATATAACAGTATTTGGAACGAATCTTCAGAATATCAATTATTAACAATAATAGACTCTTTAAATGAAAGAGGTATTAAATTTATGTTAACTAATACTATACATAATAGAGGAAAAACAAATAACATACTACTAGATTGGTTAAATAATAGAAAATATGAACAAATAGAGATAACCGGAACTTATAGTAACTCTTCTAGGTATAAAAGTTTACACAAAACAACTGAACTTATTATTAAAAATTTTTAAAGGAAGAGAATTCAAATGACAGAATTAAAAAAATTACCAGAATCTGGACATTGGACAGATAATCATATTTTATTTGATGTAGAGACTCAAGAATTTGTCGCTTTCGATGAAGCAGGTTTGGAACATGGCCGTTATAAAACAAGAGCTATTGCAATTTATGCACTAGAAAAACACGAAGAAACATTACATCTACCTCAAGCAGAAAGAGACAGATTGGAAATTTTCCGTGACTTGTGTTGACAGAAATTCATATATAAATTAGGATTCCTGACAAATTAAAAACAAATGGGTTTTATTAATGACTACAGAATTAAGTAAATTTAAAAAATTATCAGAGGTTGAACATATCCTCGCAAGACCTGGTATCTATATCGGTAACGTATCAAATACAAATACAAAAACTTGGCTTTTGTCTGATGATAACATGACAGAATCTGAAGTCACATATAATCCAGGTCTATTAAAACTATTTGATGAAATTATTTCAAATTCTGTAGATGAACACATCAGAAAGGGTTCAGTTAAAAACATCTGGGTTGATATTTTCCCTATGACCGGTGAAATTCAGATCCGTGACGATGGTGGTATTCCTGTAGCAAAACATCCTGAATATGGTACATATATTCCAGAAATGATTTTTGGTGAACTCCGTACAGGTTCAAATTTTAATGACGAAGAACGGATTACAGCTGGTCTGAATGGCCTTGGTGCAAAATTGACCAGTATTTATTCAACAGAGTTTAAAGTTGATACTTGCGATGGTAAAAACAGATTTGTTCAAACATTTAGGAATAACACACAGGACCGAGGTAAATCTGTTATACAACCTTCCAAAGATAATGGTACAACAATCACTTTTACACCAGATTATAAGCGATTAGATTGTGAATTGGACTCTGATAATATTGCAAAGATTGAACGTCGTGTTTATGATGTAGCTGGTTGTAACCCAGGTATCAATGTTCACCTATATGGAAAACGGATCAATATTAAGTCATTTAAGGACTATGTAGAACTATTTACATCTGAATATGTTATTGAAGAAACAGACGATTACTCAGTAGCATTAACTGCTGTTGAAGATGGTCAGTTTAGACATGTGTCTTTTGTTAACGGCATTGATACCTATAATGGTGGTACACACGTTGATTATGTTTCAAATCAGATTATTTACAAACTCCGTGAATTAATTAAAAAGAAGCATAAAATAGAAGTAAAACCAAACGTGATTCGACAACAGATGATGGTGATTATGAAATGTAGGATTAATGCTCCTAACTTCAATTCACAAACCAAAGAATTTATGTGTTCCGAAGTCAGAGATTTCGGTACATCATACACACCTTCTGATAAATTCATCAAAAGGTTATTTGATTCACCAGTTGTAGAAAAAGTATTGGACTGGGTAGCCGCAGAAAAACGAAAAGATGAATTGGCAGAACTGCGCAAATTGAACAAACAAACTCAGAATAATAACTTTCTGAAACGAATCACCAAATTTGATGATGCTACAAGTAAAGATAGGTCATTGTGTTCACTGATTTTAACAGAGGGTGATAGTGCTGCCACAACAATTCTATCTGCACGTGATCCTCAGACAATGGGCGTATTTCCTCTGAGAGGCAAGTTCATTAACGTCCGTGATATTGAAGTGAAGAAATTGGCCAACAATGAAGAATTCCAAAACATCATGGCAATTATGGGATTGAAAGTTGGTACAAAAGTTAATTCTGTAGATGAACTTCGGTTCGGTAAAATTCTAGTTGCTACAGATGCAGACCCTGATGGTCAACACATATTCGGTCTTATCATTAATATGATTAATGAGTTTTGGCCAGAATTAATCACAATGGGTGTTATTTGTAAATTGAACCCGCCGTTAATTATAGCCCAACAAGGTAAAAATACTGTAGAATTTTTCGGAACATCTGAATATACTGTATGGAGTGAAACTGCTGGGAAACATAGTCACAAATATTTTAAAGGTCTTGGTAGTTATGCAACCAAAGATTTTAAAAGGTTCCTTGTAGATTCAAAATATTCTGTTAAAATAACTGCTACGGATAAAGCAGACTTTGAAGCATTAGATATAGCATTCGATAAATCCAAAGCAGATGCTCGCAAAGACTGGTTATTAAATTAAATTAGGAGAATTGATATGGGAATTGCTCACGATATTGCAAAACAGATTGAAGAATCAAAAAAATCTGATTATTCAAAAGCTGTACAGGAAGTGTTATCTCAGATATGTGATGATTTTATCACTTCAAAAACAACACAGATTTCCGCTGATTTGAGTCGCATTAGTCCTAAATTAAGGACTCTAGTTGTATCAGAATTACAAAAAGAAGGCTTCTTGGTCCATGCTTTTTACAGAAATCCCAATAGTCCCGTAGTCATTATTAAACTACCAGACTTAAATGCACCAGGAGCTGAGTAATGCAGAATTATGCTTTACGAGATTTCATCAACAACGATTTGAAAGTGTTTTCAAATCTGGATAACGTCCGATCAATCCCATCCTTAGTGGATGGGTTCAAAGATTCTCAGAGAAAAGTTATCTATGGTATGTTGCAACATGGTACCAGTGAAATCAAAGTATCACAGGCTGGTTCATATGTAGCTCAAATAACTCATTATGCTCATGGTGAAGCATCGCTAGGTAGCACTATTGTTGGTCTGGCTCAGAATTTCCCAGGTTCTAATAATGTTAATCTATTGGAACCTATTGGTCAGTTCGGTTCCATTTTAAATTCTGCTTCTGCATCTACTCGTTACATATTCACCAAGCATAGCAAATTTATGCGCAAGATTCTTAAAATTGATGATGATTTGATTTTAGAATCAAGAATGGAAGAAGGTATCAATCTTGAACCAATCTCATATTTTCCTATTATTCCACTTTGGTTGGTGAATGGCGCTGTTGGTATTGGTACAGGACATAGTGTAACAATTCTTCCACGTGACTACAAAACTGTTGTTAAATTAATCAATAGTATTATTAGTGGAACTACTCCACATCAGAAAACCATCGACCAAGCTATGTTACCAAGTTTTAATGGTTGGAAAGGTACAGTCGCCAAAGGAGAATCCGACAGTCAATGGATTTTAACTGGTAAACTGGAAAAAGTTAATACCACAACAATCCGTGTTACCGAACTTCCTGTCACATACGGAGTTAACAAGTACAAAGATATCCTAATTGGTTTAATGGATAAAGGTATTGTCAAAGATTTTGATAACAACTCTAATGAAGAATCATTTGATTTTGTTATTACTGTACCTCGTGAAGTTGGCCGTAAATCTGAATCTGAGTTAATTAACGTTTTCAAACTGCAAACAAAAGTTGGTGAGAATGTCACGTTATGGAATTCAAAAGGTCTCTTACAAAGATATGATTCTGTCTATGAAGCCCTACAAGAATTTATTTCGTTTCGGTTAACTAAGTATCAAGTTCGCAAAGATAAACTCTTAGAATTGTATGGTATTGATATTAGATGGCTACAGAACAAAGCTGAGTTTATTAATCAGTGGAATAACAAACTCAAGAATCCACATTTAATGTCAGAAGATGAAATTACAAAGGCACTGGATGGTATTGTTGATGTCAGTTATATTGACAGGTTAATGGCATTGCCAATCAGGTCACTAACAAAACAAAAGATGGATGAGTTATTAGAACAAATTCAAAAATTAGAAAAACAAGTGGAGACCTTAATCTCCACCAGTATTGAACAACTATACAGTACAGATTTACTTGACATCTGATTCTCTTCGGGATTTTAAATAATCCCGAAGGTCATCCTTCGTTATGTAATCTTTACCAATTGTTGATTGAACACGCAAGATTTCTTTTTCGAGTTCGTGAGTGTGATCTCTAGTCTGAGTAATTTTACCTTCGATGGTATCAACATGACTACGGATATAATCTAACTCTTTGGAAACAAAATCTTTCAATTCTCTGTTCTTGGAGTCCACTGCACTATATACATCACCTATCCGAGTATCAAAATGACTTCTGAACTCTTTTAAATCATCTTTCAGTGAGGTAAACGTGAGCATATTATTATTTTTAATTTCAAAGATGATTTTTTCATTATCTGTTGCAACTTTGCCACTATACCATTTTAAAAACCAAATGGTCGAACCAACCAAAGCAGTACAGATAGCGAATAGTCCCACTAATAGTTCGATAAATGTTATGTCCATCGTGTTGAATCCTAGTCCAAATATGTTAAAATCTTCTACATTTATTTATAGAGGTTGTGAGTTATGATTCAACCAAAATTACACGTTGATTTGACGTGGATGAACAGAATTTCTTACAGTTTGGATAGGTTTAGTAAAAATAGTGATTCTGTTTATAATTGTCGTTGTCCTATCTGTGGAGATTCAACAAGAGATCCAAAGAAAAAGCGGTTCTATTTATTGGTCCGTAAAGGTAAATTGTCTGTCTATTGTCACAAATGTGGATATTCAAAATCATTTTATGGATTTATGAAAGACAAGTTTCCTAGTTTGTTTGATGAATACAAACGTGAGACGTTATTTGATTCATTTACCAGGTCTACTCCAGATAAACCAAAATCTGTAGTTAATAGGTTAGATAGTCCTACAGAAAATAAATCACTGGAGACGATTCCAGGGATTCCTATAGATGTTTTCCAGTCTATATGTACACCTATTATTTCGTTAGATAAAAAACATCCTGCAAGAATGATGTTGGTCAATAGAGGTATGTCTGTAAGGGAAATGAATCGTCTGTATTATACAGATGATTTTAAATCTGTAGCAGAGAAATTAAATTCTACGACCACAACAAAATTAAAAGAATCTGAGCCTAGAATTTTAATACCATTCACAACTCCGCAAGGTAGAGTTGAAATGTTACAAGGTAGGTCATTAGACCCAGAATCAAAACTCAGATACATTTCTATTAAAGCAAATGATGATGTTGAAAAAGTTTATGGACGTTATGAATTAGATGAAACAGAAATTGTAACTTGTGTGGAAGGACCTTTGGATTCATTATTTGTTGATAATGCAATTGCTACTTGTGATGCAAATTTAACAAGAGTCGAAGCGGACAGATATTGCTGGGATTGTCAACCTAGGCAGAAAGATATAATTAGGTACATGGACAATGCAATAGAAGCTGGTAAATCTGTTGTTATTTGGCCATTTATTCCTAATAAAAAACTTGACATAAACGATATGATTCTAGGTGGTATGAACAGGAATCAACTTATGTCACTTATAAACAGATGTACATACTCTGGTCTAATGGCCAAGGCTAAATTCACACAATGGAAGAAGCTATGATTTTAAACGACGACAATGTAAAACTAGAAGTGTTAAGATTACACAATGAGCAATTTTCTGTAAGAGCTATTTCAGAAAAAACTGGAATTAGCAAATCATCAATTCACGATTTTCTCAGAAAGAAAACATATCAATCTTGGTGGAATACGTTTAAAAAACCTATTGCATCGGGTACAATACACGACCATTATGATAAAGTAAAAACATTTACAGAATCTGTTTTTATTATCACATCTGCACAGAATAATACTTATGTTCATTCTAAAGTCTTAGAAACTCTAAAACAAATTCAAATTCATAGAAATGCCAGACTTATTGTAGGGACATTCTCCTATAATACAAATGGGTTTCAGAATCTACAGAAGGGCGATGGTGAATGGTTTGATCCTAAGATAACTGACTATATTGTAGATGAACCAGTTAAATTGGCAGATGATCTGATTTATTGTGGTGAAATGAATATTTTACCAACCGCTGTAAATCCATTAAGTGGCCTACAGTCATATACAAAACAGGCATCCGGTATCTTTCCACACGTCAAAGTACAATTAGAAAGTTTACCTGGTGCAAATGGTAATCCAGTACGGATGTTATATACCACGGGTACAGTAACTCAACGGAATTATATTTTAAAGAAAGCAGGTCAGAAAGCATCATTCCATCATGTTTTTGGTGCTTTAATTGTTGAAATAGATTCAAGTGGTGATTGGTTCTGTAGACAACTTATTGCAGATACAAATACTGGAGAAATTCAGGACTTGGATACATTATATTCACCTTTTGGTTGGAAAAATCAACAGATTGTCGAAGCTATGAACTGGGGTGATATACATGCAGAAAAGATTGATGAAGTTGTTGCATATACTGCATTCGGAAAAAACGGTATTTTAGATACACTAAAACCCAAATATCAATTAATTCATGATGTAATGGATTTTTCTGCAAGGAATCATCATTCGATTCAAGATCCTTATTCAAGATTTCAGAAGTATATCTCTGGTAATGACACTGTAAAAGATGATATTCTGAAAGTGTGTGAGGTCATGAAACAAATGCAGAGACATTTCAGTAAATTGATAGTGGTTGAATCTAATCACGATTTAGCATTAAAGCGATGGCTAAAAACTGCAGACTATAAAACAGACCCAGCAAATGCTATCATATTCCTTGAATTACAGTTGACACAATATAGAGCAATTGAAGCTGGTTATTCAAATTTTTCTATATTTGAACATGCTGTAAAAACTCTCTGCAAAGAATTGGTCAATGTTAAATTTTTATTGACCGATGAAAGTTTTAAAGTTTGTGGTCCTGATGGTGTTGAATGTGGTTCACATGGACATCTAGGAAATAATGGTGCAAAAGGTTCAATAAAAGCATATACATATCTTGGTAATAGATACAATATTGGACATAGTCATTCTGCAAACATTGTAGATGGTGTGTATCAAGCTGGTACATTCTCTAAAATGGATATGGGATATAATAAGGGTGGTTCAAGTTGGTCACACTCTGCAATTTGTACATATCCAAATGGTAAACGGTGTATCATAACAATCAAAAACGGTAAGTGGAGATTGTAAAAACCATTCAAAATTTCCTCTACTAAATTGGATTAACGGAATCATTTTAGTAGAGGAATTTCCATGTCATTAACAAAATTTGAAACAATCTGTCCCGATTGTGGTAAACATTATATTCTTGTCGTAAAACAAAAAGATATTAAATTTGTAACTTGTTGTCCTTTCTGTGGTTCAGAAACTGCTGTTGCAGAACCAGAGGAAGAAGTATGACTTGTATTGCAGGATTAGACTGGAGTATGTCATGCCCTGCAATATGCATCTGGGACAAAAAGAAACCATTTACATTTGCTAATTGTGTTTTCTATTTTTACATAGATAATAAAAAATTTGATAAATCCTATGGTAATATTCATGGATTCAAAGCTCAGTTGTATCAGACAGAACAAGAAAGATTTGACAACATTTCAGAATGGGCAATGACAATTCTAACCAAACATGGTGTAAAACAAGCATGTTTAGAAGGCTATTCGATGGGGTCCTCGGCTGGCCGCATTTTCAACATTGCAGAAAACATCGGCTTGTTGAAATACAAGATGTGGAAAGCAAAAATTGAGTTTATCACACCTGCTCCCACTGCTGTTAAAAAGACATTTACCGGTAAAGGAAATGCCAGAAAAGAATTAATGTATCAGAGTTTACAAGAAAGGGAAAATATGTTAGATTTGGAACAGTTAATCGGTACCAAAGCTGGAGCAAGTCCTATATCTGATATTGTAGACTCTTTTGCTATGGTCGATTATTTCATTAAAACTACCTAAGGATATATTATGACAATTACTGCTCAAGTGATTGCTGATTCAATTTCTGAATCGGGTCAACGTATCACAACTTTTGAGATTGAAACTCCAAGATTAATCTGGTCAGAATTTATGACCCATCGGTTATTTTCTCGTAATGCATCTTCATCTCGTGCAATTCCATTTAAAACTACTCTGAAACAAATTATGGAAGAAGCTGCAAGACCATTTCACTGGGGCAAAAATCAACCCGGTATGCAAGCATTTGAAGAATTAGATGCTTTAATTGAAGGTTATACTCCGGATGAATGGTGGGACTTAGCAGCTAAATCTGCAGCAAAGTTTGCAGAAGCTATGAGCGATGCAGGTTATCATAAGCAGGTATACAATCGTATTATGGAACCTTTTCTGCATATTAAAGCAGTAGTCACTGCAACTGAATTTGATAACTTCTTTAAATTGCGTGTTCATGAAATGGCAGATCCAACAATTCATATGTTGGCTGTTACAATGCTAGAAGCATTTAAAGCCAGTGAACCCCGTCTGTTACTTCCAGGTGAATGGCATGTACCATATTACCAAGATGGTTATTGGACACCTGCTAGTGATGGTAAGGACGTCCATGGACACACATTATCAGAAGCTCTGATGATTAGCAGTTCATGTTGTGCTCAAGTTTCATATCGCAAACTTGATGATACATTAGAAAAAGCAGCTGCAGTTTTTGACAAGTTGAATGTTAATCAAGATAATGATGAACCTTGCCATGCGAGCCCACTTGAACATCAAGCAACTCCTATGGTATTACCAGAATGGACATTAGAGTTATATCGCAAACAAGGTGAAACATTTGAATGGGAGTCTGGTGTAACACACATGGACCGGAAAAATAATTTCTGGTCAGGTAATTTCCGACATTGGGTTCAACATCGACAATTAGTTCCTAATCATACTTGTTGGGAATTTAAAGAATAACGAGAGGGGCTAAATTTAGCCCCTCTTTTTAATATGCATACCTATTCTGCATTGCTTTATTATATAACCTAGTGTTAGGGTTATTTGAAGTTCTATTTTCAAATATTGTTTGGTTACTGTTAACATTGGTTGTATTAGGTGCAACTATGTTATTTACACTAGATAACTCTTTAGCCCTTCTTTCAGAATCCATCTGATTAGAAACACGTTCAATATTAGCTAGAGCACCAGAAGTGACAGGAATACCCGTAGTCATTTCTAATCGTCTACCTTGAGCAAGAACGGCTGCACCAGATGCATTAGCTTCCCTCATTTTTTGAGCTTCTGCAGCTTCCTCTTCATCTGTCTTAAATAATCTACCAATACCAGGTATTTCAGAAAGTGATTGTCTCCAACTGCTTAACTTATCTTCAATAGCTTGGTAGATAGACTTAAATGTATCTGTGATTTTGTTAAATACTTCTGTCACTTTATTGATTGCAATATCATAACCTGCAACTATTGCATTCCCCATACCATCCAATAAATTCATTACAGTTTCTGGAATAGATGAAAAGAAATTTACAATTTTGTCATATGCATTGGATACCCAGTCAACAACAGCAGTCTGTATATCTTCAACAAATTTGAACATAGCAACTGCCATTTCCTCTTTGGAAGGAGTCGTTATTCCTGTAATCCAACTAAATGCACCTGTGAATAAACTAATAAACCCAGAAATTGCACTCATGACACCCATTTTAATTCTATCAAGGATGCTCAGTTCGGAGTCTGCTCTACCTAACCAATCTGCAGCACTAAAAAACCCATCAAAGAAGTCATAGATACCTTTTAAAACTGCAAGTGGTAATAGGACTTTTGAGCCAATTTTAAGTGCCATTGCACCAAACCCTTTTATGAATCCTATAATCATAGTTAAAGGTTTGAATATTGACAGAAGTCCTGTACCCTTTAAAGACAATAATCCAAGACCTCTAAGTAATGCACCTAGAAAACCACCTTTCTTACCTTGTGTTACACCTTTAGGTTCAACTGGAGTAGGACCAGTTGGTAATCCGCCAGTAGGTTCTTTCATTCTGGTTAAACGTGAATTCCTTTCACGGCGCTTCTCCATACGCTCTTCGTGAGCAATTTGTTCAGATGCAGTTTCTATGATGCTGTTATTCACATTTTCGAGTTGTTCTTCAACTCTCTGTAATTTGTTTTCCACTTCATCATTATCAGAATCAACTTTAACAATCTTTGATTCATCTTCTGGACTTTGGTTTGTACCAACACGCTCAAGAAGGATATCCTTAATTTCGTAGAGGACTTGAGTCATTTTAGAATAAGGTTTTGCCCTCTGTTTTTCACCCATAGGACCTTTTTCTTTTTCTGCTTCCTGTCTTTGTTCTTCTGTCCAAGATAACTGTTCTCTGGCCACATTTTCTTGTTCTGAAAGGACTTTAAGTCTTTCAGATTCAATTTGTCTAGCTTTCTGTCTTGCTTCTTGTCTGGACTTTGACATATCCCTAAAGATTTTAACACCGTATCCTACCAAAGGATTGGCAGTCATCAGAGCCGCAACAAGTGAATCTGCTGATGGAATAGAATTTTTAATAGAGTCTATTGCGCCCTCATATACCTGGTTATTCTGACGTGTCTGGTCTAACATGGATTCAACTTGGTCAATAACGTGAGTGTATGTTCCAACTGCTTGGTTGGTTTTTGATCCAGCGCTGATGTGACCTGCAACCATATCACGACGAATCTGTTTCAATTCTTCCAGTGCACGTTTCTGCATTCCCTTTGAACCAGAATTCTGTACATGAATAGCCTCAATTAAAATGGCCTGTAATTCGGCCAATGCAGCTTGTGGATCAGATTCTCCGCGCAGTTTTATGTTTCTACGTCCGGCTCTGATATTGGCAATTACATCTTCAAGTATGGCCATTAAATTGTCACCTTTGTTCGATAAATTTACTATTTATGTGTTTACAGATGAATTTATGTGTTTACAGATGGATTTTGTCTGTTATAATACAAACTAACAACGTGAATGAGGAATCTTACATTATGAAAAAATATACCGCTCAGTTCAAATTCCCTTGTAACTTCAATACTAACACACCACAAGCAGAAGAGTGGAGAAAAGCTACTCCAGAAACATATCCAGATTATTATGGTATTAGCCAAATAGTTGTTACAGATTCTGGTGACATCTATGTCAAAAAACCAAAACATACTACCGGGGTTATTAATATGAGAAGTGCTGGTGGTAAATGGGAAAAACTTAGTTCTGTTGTATTAGGTCGAGGTGCATATAAACGATCTGTAGAACAATTTTTATCTGATATTGGTGCGGTAGAAGCTAAATTTGCAGGAGGACCTAGAGTATGAAACCAAAATTTAAAGTTGGTGATTTGTGTATCATCATTAGTGCATCTGGTAAAAATTATGAAAATATTGGAAAAGTTGTGACCATAACAAAAGTTCTTGGTGTTTTACCGATAAACCAGATATTTTATTTTGATGGACCTGAATGGTTTATTCCGACAGAGAACTGTCCTCAATATTTAATCAGGGGCGATAACATTAAAACATCGTGCGGAGATTATTGTTCTGATGATGTCGGATGTGCTGAAACATATCTGATGAAAATTAATCCTGATTCAGATATGGAATCTGAATCAGATGTTCAAGAATCTGCTTTGCCATCCAAAGCATAATCGAATGCAAATTTGAAAATAGCAGCGATTGGAGCATAGATTGCTCCAATCAAACCTGCATGATGCATTCCTATCTGATCATGTGGAATAGATGTCACCCAATCAAATGACCAGTGCATAATATATGCAGACCAAAACATGACAACCACTGCTAACCAGCGCCATGATTTTAATTTTTTTATGTCTTCTGCCATCTGTTAACCTTTTTCAGTAGATCATCTACAACTTTACTCTTATCTACATTAAGGTTGTAATGATTAGCTATCAATGCTGCAAATCTAGGTAACCTATCAGGAATATCATCATAATATTTGAGTTGTTCTGCATAACAATCTACTTCAATCCAATATCTGAATTTATCTGACATTTGTGATAAAATGTTATACACCACAGGTGATAGGATCATTCCTACGAACATTAGACCACCTGGTAATAGGAGAATAGATAGGATGAACATTATAATCGTGCAGACCCACCAGTGTTGCACGTGTCTTAGTTCATGATAGAATAAACCTTTATCGTGTGTATAACGAGGGTCAATAGTGATTAATCCCATTTTTGCTGTACCTGCAGCTTTCGTTAGGTGTTTTTCTCTGTACAAAAATGGTGTATACTGTTTAAATCCTAATTTCATATTGTTCCTTAAGTATTTGGTACAGTTTAATTGAAACTTCCTTGTTTCTCAATTTAGCGGTAAATACCCTTTGCGCCAATATCCATATCAGCAAATGTATCAGCGCAGTGGATTACTATTTTATTGGTCATCAAATTAATCATCAATCACCTCACTTGTAACGATAGGGCTTTAGCTCAAGCCCATCGTCACTGGTTAGCATTTTGTCTATCATAGATACCTCGTTTGTGACAACTAAACCTAAAAGCAAACAATCGCCCAAAGTACAGTCTGAATAGTATGCTCTGCTGATTACTATCACGCGCTACTCCTGTGTATACGCGCTGATTTTAGCCAGCGCGGTGTTTGTAATTGTTTCAATCCTTATTAGATCTTAGTCAGTAAGCCATGTCCTCTTCCATCCAGCGCCTGTCAGCACTCTGGCTGTGTAGTTTGCGCCATCTGAATTAGGCATTAATGCTAAAGATCCATTAGTGTAATGAGTTGCGGACGGTGCACTTGATGAAAAAACAAGGCTCGTGCCGGCATTAACTTGCTTATCCCCATCATAAACCAGCTGTGCAATAGACTCTGGAAAGCCGCCACCAACATTTACTCGCCCGTTAGATGTAGTGAGTGGATAATTAAAGCCCAAGTTGCTCCAAACTTTTGCGCTCAAGTGATCACGCAAAAGTGCCATATATTCTGGCAACGTACCTGTCCAAGTGTTATCTGACACATCAACCGTACCTGCTCCTCGTAAATAAATCATCGGTGCCGCAACACAACGCATGTTTTTTAACCGAGCGTGTCGCATCACAAATCCGGTTCCGTTCTGCACTCCTGTCGTTATATTTGGGTTGTTAAGTATTACGCAATTAGCTGATGCCGCAGTTCTAAGCGACCCGTCTATAACTGCACCCGATAAATCAGCAAAGCCTGCACCGTTTGCAGCGGTTTGGATGTGTCGCAAAATCTCTGTCTGTGTTGCTGATAAGTTTATAACAGATCCGGCAGCATTGAAGTCTGCATCCTGCATATCAAAGTTTCTAACTGTCGCGCCCATAAAGTTTGCTTTTATGTTAATTCCTGATGCTCTGCAATCTGCAACCCCGTGAGATCCGCCAGATTGTGAGTGGACGCCTTGTGCTGCCAAGTCGGTGTGATTTCCAGAAAACACAGTACCCTGCACAAAAAGTCCACTTAGCCCAGCTACAGCCCTTTGCAAAGCTGTTCCGATTCTGGCGTATGGTGCCCAGTGTATTGCGCCAAATTGGAAAGGACAGTTTGTAATTGCCCCACCAAAAACTCTTGTGTTTTTTGATTGCTGCACCCTTAATGGATACCCAGTGTTATCTATATCTGGATTAATTATCGAGGCGTTGTCACAATCTCTATACAGCAGTATACCTCCACCGTCTGTTATCTGTGGGTTTTTTGCTTTAAATTTACAAGATGTTGAAAACACCTGCAATATGGGCATTCTTGTTATTACATCCCCGCTTAAAGCAAATACACCGTCCCCTGTCTCTTCATAATCATCAAGATCAAATTTTGTGTAATGAACGGAGTATATCGCTCGTTCATCATTCGCAGCCCTGTAAATGTGGTTCCCATTACCACAACAACGTTTTGATTTAACACTTTTTATCCTTCCGCTCTGAGGGTAGCCAGTGTGTAGGAATCTATTTGATATGTTGTTATGTTTACATTCTACAAATTCGATTTCTAAACCATTATTTCCAGAATCAGAAACTAAAATATCATCGCCACCGGCCACCCCGCCACCTGAGTATTTTCCGTCAAAATCAACGCCATGAAATTTGACTTTGTATTGCCCAGTTGAGATTGTAATCATTGTGCTATTTACTGTTGGCTTTGTAACAGTGAAATTACCTCTTAATAGCAGTTCGCTGGTCACTGCTAGATTGTTTAATAGTAAAACTGAATTATCTGGCGCTGTGATTTTATTGGCTCCGGAACTCAGCAATCTTGCCAAGTAAACGGTTATTTCAATCGAGCCATCTAGATCGACTCCTAAAGCTTCTAAATTGTAAGATCCATTTTTAGGAATCAAATTTAATCTCAAACCCGATGCAGTTTGAGCATGATAATTCAATGCGCTTTCTGCCATGACTAGATAATTATAACCAGCGACCGAAATTTGTTCTCCTTCGCCAACTGTATATTTTTTGCCTGAGTATCCCACTGTCAAGGCGTCTGAAAAAAATTCTTTAGCATCTTTAAATCCTGATAAAGAGATTTTTTTACCAACCATACCAGCCTCAACCCCACCAACCAGAACAGTGCTATCAGGGTCGGCTAGGGCGCTGCGTAATGCTTCATTCCCGCGTTGAGTATAAGTAGGTTCAGATGGTACAGTGCCTGCTGGTACAGTAAACGGTAAACTACCGCTATAGCTCCACCATTGATTATTTGCATCCACACCAATTTCATTAGGGGATTTGAATGTAAATCCATTTGCAAAATAACCAGCTTTTCTAATAATATCCGATACTTGAGTTTCATTATTACCAAGTCTATCAGATATTTTGTTGACTCTAATTTTTGACATTTATTCTGTCCTATTAAAACTCTAATAACATTATTTATTCATTTTCCAAGCTGCAGTCTTACCAGCTCCAACAAATCTTTCCGTTGGCAGATATAACGCTACTTCCCAAGCCTGTGCAGGTACTTCAACAAATACAGATTTTACATGATCCAATCTATAGGCATGAACTGCATGTGCAAAATATTTTGATTCTGCCATATTTTTCAGTAATGACCATTCCATATCCAACTTTGTACTTTTTCTATATCTTTTTTCTGTACGAAGTTTTAACAAAGCTCTAAATGCAACCATTCTTAATGCTGGTGGAAGATAATGCATATTCAGGCCAACTACAATTTCTGCACCATCTTTTGCTTTATATGCAGTAAATGGGAAAATGAGTGGATAACGGTCCCATAATGGTAATGTATCTCTATGTTTTGCTAGATATTCAAAGAAATACATCTTTCCGATAGTCATCTGTGATTTCCACATTTTTCTATCACGGAACATTGTACCGGTACCGACTCTATTGAATGACCTACCTACATATTTTCTGAACCAATCCAGTGATTTTGTAGTGTTGCGCTTTTCTTCATTGGGATTGTTGCGCTTCCAAGCCTTTTCAATGGTCTGCAAAATTTCTAATTCTGTACCAGTCTGGTTCACATAAGCATCATCTTTGGCCATTTGTATTTTACACTCAATGAATAAATAGTTATTTATAATAGGATTCTAACATGGCCAATTTCAAAGAATTTGCTGCACATTTGACAAAACATGGTCTTGCTAGGACCAACAGATTCCAGGTTCTGATTCCTTTACCAGAACAATTACAACGTGACCTTGCTACAGAGGAAAAAGATCAATCACGGTTACAAAGAATCATTGGTGAAGTAGTTAAGGTCATTAAAATTTTCACTGGTCCTAGTTCTGCAGAATATACCAGAGGTCTTGATCTGATGTGTAGTCAGACTGAATTACCCGGTAAAATTCTGAATATCAGTGAAACAAAACACAACGGTGATACTTGGAAAGTAGGTCAATCTGTCACCTACGGCAACCAGCAATTTGTCTTTAAAGTGTCTACAGACATGATAGAAAAGGACATCATTGACAAATGGATGAATTTGATTTTGGATCCAGAAACACATGAAGTTGGTTATCTCAAAGATTATGCAGTGGATATTACTGTATTCCAATTGGACACAAATGATAAAATCGTCCATGGTATTACATTAAAAGATGCATATCCAGTGATGACAAACCCATTGACATTATCCAACTTGGAATCAAATAATACTCATGAATTAATGACTCAATTTGCATATAGAAAATGGATTAACTTATCTGTTGAAGAACAAAATCCAGAAGATGTTAATAGTTTATTACAGACACCACTTGGACCATTTCTTGCACCTATTCTATCTAATCCTGCGGTACAGAGAGGTTTAGAGTATGTTAAACAAAATACCGGATTGGATTTGGAAGGTGAAGCGGTAAACATTTATAACCAAGTGAATCAGGTATTAGTTAATACCACTGGTGATTCTATTGGTAAAACAACGTCTATTCTGAATAAAACACTTGTGGACCTTGACTTAAATTCTAATATAAATCCAATTAACAAGTTAAAACTTGGCGACTATATAACAGGTGCATTGGATAAACTAGGTGGATAAACATGGTATTACCAAAGATTAAACATACTTTACACGAACATTATTTACATGGATTAAAGAAAAAGGTTCAGTTCAGAGCGTTTACTAACCAAGAACAAAAAGCTCTATTAATGGCCAAAGAGAATAAAGGCAAAGAAAATGAACGTGAATCTATTTTACTAGCCATTAAGCAGATTATTACAAATTGTACCAATGGTAAAGTTAACCCTTCGGATTTGTCGACGTTCGACATTGAAGATTTGTTTCTTCGGATTCGTTCAAAGTCTGTTAGTGAAATATCCACAGTGAAATACAGATACGACTATGAAGAGGATGGTAAGAAGTTATCCAAGTTCATAGATGTAACTATTAATTTGGATGAAGTGAAGTTGGTGATAGACCCAGAACACACCAATAAAATCGACCTAACTTCAGAATTAGGTATCGTGATGAAATATCCTACTTTTGATATGATCGGAGTAAATGAAGATGAATTACCAATTCATTGTATTGATTATATCTACGATAAGGATGAAATTTATAATAGTTCAGATGTTTCATTTGCAGAATTGGCAGAATTTTATAACGACATTGATACAAAAGGGTTATTGAAAATCCAACAATTCTTTAAAACAATGCCCAGACTGAAACACTCTGTTGATGTCGATCTAGGTGATGGTGTAATAGAAACTGTTCACTTTGAGGGTCTGGAAGATTTTTTTACCTAAGTATGGCCCATGAATCCATGGTGTCATACTATTCTGGTAATTTTAATCTAATGTTTTATAAAGATATAGGTTTTGTGAACAATCTAAGATTGGAAGACCTTGAACAAATGCATCCTTTTGAACGTGACATCTATATTATAATGATGAATGAAAAATTAGAACAGGCTAGAAACAATAAATAGTATTATTTCTATAATAGGACAGAATAAATGTCAAAGATTAGAGTAGATAACATCGGAAATATTGATGACAATGTCAATTTTGAAGTCGATAAGGTTGTTAATATTGCAGGTAAATTTGCAGATGGATTTGTATTCAGAAGTGAAGGTCAAATAGGTATTACACCAGATGGTCAATGGTGGAGCTATAACGGCAGTTTACCGTTTACTGTGACAGCAGGCACTGTACCATCTGAGCCGACATATACTAATCGCGGTGATGCTGCATTACGCAGCGCGCTAGCCGACCCTGATAGTGATGTGCCTATAGCAGGAGTACCTGCAAGAAACTTAGTGTACGGCCTGACTTATGTGACGCCTAAAATGTTTGGAGCAAAGGGAGATGCAAGCGAGGTTACAGGTTTAGGTACAGACGATTCAGATGCAGTCATAGCGGCCATCAGATTTTGTGAGGAAAACAACGTCAAGTTGGTACTGGATACAAAGTATCTTTGCACAAAAGAAATCTGCGTAAGGAAAAAAATCGATATAGAGGGTAACGGGGCGGGTAACGGCTATGGCGATGTAGCTCTAACTCAATACAGTATGAAATCAGGGTTGGTTTTTAACGGCACTGGCCCAAAACGAGTGCGCACTAGAGTCAAGTTTAGAGCTACTGAAGCAGACCCATCAGATGATCCAATCAGTGTTGGTCTAAATATACAGGCAGAATATGTAAGCCTGAAAGACTTCTGCGTCTATCTGTGGTTCGACCGAACGGACAACTCTCCTACAAACCTTGGTGCAAATTGGGACGTTGGCCTGTTTAATGGATGCCGCGTCCACATGAGCATGGACAAGGTTCACGTTTTAGGTTACTGGAGAGAGGCTTGCGCTTGGGTTGATGTTACAAGAGCAAGCAATCTACCTGAGTTCGACGACCCTGACGGCAACCCTTACCTTGTTGGAACAGTTAATAATGGTTGTGATGGGCTAACGATTAATAAATGCTATTTGCGCGGTAGTAAGTGGGCATTACGCATACAAGGTGCCAGACCAAAGTCTGGTGAATTAACATACTCAGACCCTTATTTGGGCATTGGGCCTAGCGATGGTAGAGGAAGATTTGGTGCATCAGATGTTACAGTTATAGCATCATCTTTATATGGTGCAGAGCATCATAGCAATCGCCGTACATTTGATATTACAGGTAACACTGCGGATGAAAACCAAGCTGGTGTTATGTGGATTGACGGGTTATCGAGTAACTTGTCTAACAAAATACAAGGTATGCGGTTCTTTTCTACAAGGTTTGCGTCATTCGAAGCGTTTAGAGTTAAACTTGGTAACGTCAACCGTCCTCAATTTCACGGTTGTCATATTGAACCGAGACCGGGTGGCGGTAGGATGGACGCCCTTGGTAATTTAATTGACACTGGGGATTACACAACGCCGATAAGCTATGGGCAAGTTGCAGTGGATAGTTCTGCGTCCATGGGGCCGGATAACGTTGTATTTGTAGGTATGCAAGGCACGATTAACAAAACTTGGCTACCACAAACCCTAATGGACGAGCTTTGTGGAGCTAACAACAGCGGGTTGAAAACTCGCGGCAACATAGACATCTTAAATGGGAACTCCATTGTATGTGAGACAAGTGGTGGCTCACTAGACCTGAGAGGCGGTAGCGCGGGGGAAGTCAGGTTGCGGGTTGGGGCTATTACAAAATTAATAGCCGGTAATACCGAAACCACTACTAATCAGTTAATTAGACCTAACACCAACAACAGTTTAAATCTAGGTACAACAACATCGCATTTTAAAGATATTTTCGGCTACTCACTCCAAAATAGATTTGGCGAATTAGATCTGCGTAGCGCAGAAGGTACAGGCGTTCGGTTGAGGACTGGCGCCAATACTCGGTTCCGCTACGACCAGACGCTAGATAAAACATTTATGTTTGGTGTAGCAGTCAGGCCAAACGCTGACAACGTAACGTCATTAGGTGAGGCGCTAAACCGATGGACAGAGGTATTCGCAGCCAACAGCACAATCAACACTTCTGACGCGAGACTGAAAACAAACGAGCGATTACTATCGGATGCTGAAATAAAAGCATGGAGTAAGGTTTCGCCCAAAATTTTCCAATGGATTGCATCAGTAGAGATTAAAGGTGAAGATGACGCTCGGTTGAACGCAGGATGGTTAGCGCAGGATGTAGAGTCCGCCTTTAGATCCGAGGGTTTAGACCCTTCAAGATACGCGCTATGGTGTAAAGACTTTAAAAAAGAAGTTGTAACAAAAACAAGAGAAGTTATTAAGCCCAAGATGGTTACAGTAGATTCTGTTGTTGATGTAGTAACTATAGTTGACGGCAAAGCTGTGCTGAGTAAAGTGAAGCAGCAAACACTCGTTCAAGAGGTGATTGAGTATCCGTTATTTGACGAAAGCGGCAATCCACTGGTTGAGCGTTCAGGAGAGCAAGACTCGGAGGGTAATGACTTGTATATTCAATCCGTTCACAGAGAACCTCAATTCGAGACTGTGGTAGAGGAATATCAAGAAGAAGTTGAGACTGATGATTACGTCTTAGGTTTGCGGCCATCACAATGTCTAGTATTTGAATCGGCGTACTTAAGAAGCATTGCTAAAATGCAATAAAGCCCTATCGTTGCAAGCGAGGTGATTGATGATTAATTTGATGACCAATAAAATAGTAATCCACTGCGCTGATACATTTGCTGATATGGATATTGGCGCAAAGGAGATTGACCGTTGGCACAGGCAGCGCGGCTGGTCAGAGATTGGCTATCATGAGTAGGAAATAATACATGAAATTAGGATTTAAACAATTTACACCGTACATATACAGAGAAAAATCTTTATCTCCTTGGGCGGGTACAGCAAAAATGGCTCTAATCACTATTGACCCGAAATATAAAAGCGATATTGGTATTTTCTATCACGAACTAAGACACGTTCAACATTGGTGGATAATCACTCTATTCTTATCCATTCTAGCCGGTCTGTTTCTACCATTACAACCAGCATTGATAACAATGATCCTTAGTACGACTGTCTATAGTATCCTATATCAACTATCAAAGTCATTTAGATACTGGTCGGAATTAGACTGTTATGCGGTTCAATTAAAGCATTACAATGATGTTTCAACCAAGCTACCAAAACTGGCCGAGATCATATCAACCAAATACAATCTAAACGTTGATAAGGAAAAGGCGATGGATGATTTGTTCAAGAGAATTAACAAATGACACAGCAATTGCAAAAACTAAAAACATGGAGATGGTTGGCTGTATTGGTGATGATATGGTCAGCCTATATTATGCACTGGTCATTTGAATGGGTTACTTCAATCCCGCATGACCAGATTGGAATGCATCACGCGGGATTGATTGGTGCTGTCTACGCACCGGTTGCTGCCATATTCAAATTTGCGTTTGATTTTGCGTTGGATGGTAGGGTTAACTCTTCATCCGATTGATTCTCGTAGAAGTCTGAGTCTGGGCTAATTTTCATTAACTTCGACTCGTTACAAGCCATCACAATACCGACTTTACCAGCACCATCAACTAACCCGTCACCTTTAACGATATAATAAGGCTCATCTACTCTAGGTATGAACCACTCTTCGGGTTTTGAGAATACATAAT